AGGACTAGACACTCTCCCGCACTATCCGCTACAATCAATCCAACAGCCCACCGAGCAAAGGACCCCCGCCATGTACTTCAACTTCTCCGCCGCCCGCATCACCTGCGACTGCGCCCAGTTCCCCGGCCGGGCCGAGCAGGAGCCCTGCGCCGAGTCCGTGATGTCTCACGGCGACAGCGCGCACAACGCCATGTACTTTGCCCGGAACGAGGCCGAGTACCTGGGCTGGACGTTCCGCCCGTCCAACTCCCACCCGTCCTGGCCGAACCTGGCCTACGCCCCGGGCCACGTCATCGAGACCGAGACAGGCGAGCTTGTCCGGCCGGTCTCCCTGATCAAGTCCTACGTCTGAACGCTTGACAGACTAGCGTACCGCCCTGTACGCTTCTCAGTAGTACCCCCGCCCGGCGCACCCGGGCGGGGGGCCGCCAATCTCCCCGAGCAAAGGACAACGCCAGTGAGCCACACGGACCTACAAGCAACGATCACCCTGACCGTTGCACTGAGCGCCAGCGATTACCGGACCGAGCACGGCGGAGAGTTGTCCGCCGATGAGATCACCGATCGCGTCAAGCGTGATGCGGCTGATGCCTTATCGAGCTACTTGAAAGACATCGGGGTCTGCCACACGGTGACTCCTACCGACACCGTAGGGCCGTGATCCTGATGCCTGCAGCCGCTTACGTTTCGTTCTCCACCCTCTCCGAGGAGTGGACCATCCGTGCCTACTCGAACGGCACCCCCATTCCGCTCACCGCCGAGGGCCTGCACGGCTCCGCGTTCTCCCCGCTGCGCAACGGCGGGGACCCGACCCCGGCGCTGCGGGAGGCGCAGCGCATCTTGACCGCGTCCGGGTACTCCGTGCAGGGCTCCTGGGCCGAGGGACCGGTCCCCGGGGCGGGCGAGTACCGCGCCACGCTGAACCCGTATCAGCACGTGGTGACCACCCGGGGTGCCGTCATCTCCCCCAGCAACCTGGTCTACGCCCGAGCGCGCGGCAACCAGCTCCCCACGGACGGCGACGCCGCCGCGATTGCGTCCTGGTACGCCTCCCCCCAGGGCAACGGGCAGGTGTTCCAGCAGCTCGCCCAGGGCTCCGATGTCTCCCCGACTGCGCTGCAGCTTGCGATCACCCGCGAGGCCCTTGCCCCGAACCCGAACAGCTACGCCGCCAAAGATATGGCGCTGCTGGAGACGTGGCTGGACAACGCCCAGCGGCACCCGTCCGAGCAGGAACTACGAACCGCCCTGACCCCCGCCCCCCGACAGGCCCGCGCGGCACAGCGCCTTGCGCGCGGCCGGACAGGAATCTGACATGCCGCACGCTCCGTGGATCTCCGAAGGGCAGACGATCTCCACGAAGGAGGTCCACCGGACCCGCACGATTGACGGCAACACCCGGACCCGCATCAAGGCGTATGACTTCCTGGGGATTGACCGGACCCGGGCCCTGCATGAGGCGTTCCCCGAGCTAGGAAGCTGGGACCGCTTCCGCGAGGCGATCACCGTGACCAACGGCAGCAACAACCCCGGCTCCCAGTACGTCAGCGAGCTTTCCCGGGCCCTGTACGGCTCGTCAACGGCTCTCCGGCACAACCGCATCACTCCCGTCCCGGCGGCCACCACGCGCGTGCAGACGGCCTCTCAGGGGCGCAAGCGGTGACTCCGCTACAGCAGGCCCAGGAACGCAGAGACGCAGCCCTGCGAGAGCTGGAGGCCGCCGACGCTGCGTACTACACCGCCAAGCGCGCCAGGGATACGGCAGAAGCCATCTGGACCGAGGAGTGCGCCAAGGTCCGCAAGATGCGCCGGGAACTCTCTGCCACAGAACTGTTGACAGACTAACGCCCGAGCGCCTACACTCAAGGAACACACCCGCCCACCGAGCAAAGGACCGCCCCCATGATCCACGTCCGCGCAACCCGCGCCATTCCTCCGGACCGCGATGTCTTCCAGTGCCACCTTCCCACCGGAACGTGCACCGAGGAGGGACCGCACGCCGGGAACAAGGCCCTAGGCACGATTGAGTCCGGCCGGGCGATGACGGACCTGACCAACAACTGGACGGAGTTCCAGTTTGTCCCGGACGATCTCACCGAGCTGGTCTTTCCCGTGCGGCGCAGCTACTCCGCTGCCCGCGAGGACGCCCGGCTGTACGCGCAGGGGAGGGACCGGTGAAGATAGCCATCTACTACCACGAGACAGTGCAGTACACCCGAGTGATTGACGTCCCGGACGGCACTCCTGTCCGAGAGATCAGAGACATGGTCTCCGAGACCAAACTGCCTCACACGCAAGAGTTCAAGACAGGGCACACGTGGTCCCTGCCTCTTTGGCGGGAGGTTCCATGACAACGCTGCTCCGCGCGATTGTGTGCACCGTGCTCTACTTCTCCGCGCTGGTGTTCCTGCTGTCCCGTCCCACCGATGTGTGGGACTGGCCCGTCGTGTTGGCGTTCGTTGTTGCGGTGCCAGCTTGCTGGATCGGGATGGAGGCCTGGTACCAGTTGTACAGGAGTTACACCCGGGGGGGAGTTGTGAGCACCAAGGAACGCCCCCGCTACGAGGACCGCCCTAGCATCTGGTGGGCAATAGCCTGCTGGGCGGATGCGCTCCTGATCGTGCTGGTGGCGCTGCCCTGGTACGGACTCACGCACTCCGGCACCATGGTTGATCAGTTGGCGGTGTGGGGGATGGTGCTGGTGTCCATGTCCGTTGCCATAGCAGGCAACCTGTTTTTGCAGCGGACAATCCGGTGAGTCCGCAGGCGCTTGGGGATCTGCTGTTCTGGGTCCCGGTCATCGCTACCGTGATCGGTCTGATCCGGTTCGGGGTAAAGCTGTGGACTCAGCCATGAGGCACGCCGAGGCGCGCCGCCTTGCCAGCTTCTACACCGACCCCCGCACCCCGCACGGCCAGACCCTGACCACCTTTGTGCAGGGCTTCCGCGTCCCCCGCGCCGTCCTGGCCGATGCGCTGGAGATCGAGCTGGCGGAGGCGCAGCAGACCGGCAACGCCGCTGCAGAGCAGGAGTTGGAGACGCTGATCGAGTACTGCTGGGCCTGACTTGACACACTGCCGCACTATGCCCTAGACTCTAGCTAACGGCAAGAGCCGCCACCCTCCGAGCAAAGGAACCACATGTCCGACACCCTCATCACCCGCATGGCCGCCCTGCTCCGCCACGCCGAGAAGGCCGCGACCCCCGAGGAGTCCGCCGCCTACCAGGAGAAGGCCCAGGCGCTGGCCACCCGCCACGCCATCGACCTGGAGCTGGCCCGCAACCACAAGGACAGCCAGGAGCGCAAGCCCCAGCTCACTAACACGTCCCTGCGGATCGGGGAACGTGGCAAGCGCGGGCTGCAGACCTACATCGCGCTGTTCGGGGCCATCGCCCACGCCAACAACGTCAAGTACGGCTTCTCCTCCGACTCGACCACCGTCTACCCCTACGGCTTCGACACCGACATCGAGGTGACCATCGCCCTGTTCGAGTGGCTGCTGCCGCAGATGATCAAGGAGTCCGACGCCTACATCCGCCAGGGCGACTACAAGAACGAGATCGTCTACCGGGAGGTCCGGGTCAAGACCGGGTATGACAACTGGTTCACCGGCCGCCCGGAGTACGAGACCGAGTACCGTAAGGCCCCGGTCCACGGGCGCACCGCCCGGATCTCGTTCCAGGAGGCGTTCGCCAACACCATCCGCGCCCGTCTCAGCCACGCCCGCAAAGAGGCTGAGGCCGCCGCTAAGGCGCAGGAGCAGACCACCCTCAACACCACCCCTGACAGCCCCGAAGACGCGGCTACGGCTGTCTCAGACAGCGTTGCGCTGGTCCTGGTGCAGCGGGAGGTTGCGGTGCGGGACTACTTCACCGAAGCCAGCAAGGGCTGGCGCAAGCGCAGCACCATAGGTTCCAGCAGCTACAGTTCCCACGCCAACGGTGCAGGCTCAAAGGCCGGAGCCCGCGCCAGCCTTGCCCCGGCACGGGCGATCGGCGGGCACCGGACGCAGGTCAGCGCCTGATGATGTACGACGCCGAGTACCTCCTGCGCGACATGTTCGCGCGGGAGGCCCCGGTCCAGATTGCCGGGAGCACGATCACCCTGCCGGTTGAACGCAAGTTTGCCGACATCCCGTCCATCCAGCGGTATGTCTCCCGCGTCCTCCCCGTGCGCACACCTACGGTGCGCGCACGGAGGGGCACCGCCAAGGCCCACTACTGGGGAATGCGGAACGAGATCGCCATCCCCGAGCACGGGACCCGCTGGGCCATGCGGGAGATCGTGATCCTGCATGAGTGTGCCCACGCCCTTGCACCGCCCCGCGCCAAGCACGGCCCCGCGTTCCAGAACGTCTACACCGATCTGCTGACCGAGCACATCGGGCCAGAGGCAGGATGGCTGTACCGGGTGCTCCGCTCCCAGTGACTAGACACACTGCACACCAGTGCGGTACACTCAACACAACAACAACCCACCGAGCAAAGGAACACAACACATGAGCACCTTCCCCCTCCGCACCGCGATTGACGAGATCGGTGAGCACCTGACCGGTCCCGACTTTCAGACGTTCATGGACCTGATGGAGTCCAACGGGCTGCACCCGTGCAGCCACGAGGATGCTTGGGAGACCGAGATCCGGCAGGCCGAGGGCACGCTGGTCTACTCCTGCGGCGAGTGTGCGGCGACCTGGACCGAGGAGATTTCATAAGCTAGCGGTACGGGCGTCAAACGGAGTTCCACGCATTGCATCGCTCCGCAAGGCCGGTTGTGCGGCAGGAATCAAGGCCCTTCGCGGGGCCTCCCGCCGCCGGGGGAAGTTAACCCTTTGCTTCCTTGAGCACCGCGAATCCTGCGCCCGTACCGCATCCCCCCACTTCCACCAGAAAGGCACTCCATGTCCAAGACTGCAGACAAACTCGACCTGGACGACGTGATCGAGAGCGCCTTCGGGAAGATCCAGGACCGGATGGCTCGTCACAACGTCTCCTTTCAAGAGACTGTGGAAGCCATCGGGCATTACATGGGTTCGGACATGGCCGATCAATTCGAGGTCTGGTGGTCTGAAGGTGAGTAGCACCCCGCCGGACTCAGGGCCGGACAGCTCAGCAACGCGCAAAGCTACACGTCGGGGGCGCACTCTCTCCGAGGATCTTGCAGAGCTTGAACGCACGGACCCTGTGGTCCGCCAGGCGGCTGTACGCCTCGCTGAGACAACGAAACGTCTCACCGAGAACATCCACCAGGTCCACGTCTACTCGACCTTCCTGCGCTGCACCAAGAGCTGCGGCGGGCCTGCCCCGCACATGGACGAGTACCGCGCGGTGGACACCCGACCTACGCCGCAGGCAACGGCTGCGCACAAGGCGCTCGACGCCGCCCCGGAATAATCTACGCAACAGCTATTGCGTAGATCAGACTCTACCTGTAGAGTAGGTACTACCGGATCAGCCACTAGGGCGGTCCACCCCGAGCAGGGAGCATCACATGTCAGTCACCGAGATCGACCGCCCCGCAGTCTCCACCGCGTCCGCCATCCCCGGCCGCCAGAATCCGCTGGACTTGCTGTCAGCTCCGATCAAGCCCAGCGACGACGCCACCGACGTGATGGCGCAGGCCGGGCTCCTGGGGTGGAACGTCCGCCTCCGTCCGCTGGAGACCGCGCTGGAGACCATCTCCGCTACCGGCGTCGAGAAGCACGAGAGCCGCCTGCACGTCCCCGGTGCCTACGCCACCGTGCGGGACAACCCCAAGACCGGTCGGGAAGAGGTCATCGGTGTGGTGGGCAGCAAGTATCGCCCCCAGCAGGTCGAGCAGCTCGCGGACATCCTGACCGGCTTGGTCGAGGCCTCGGGTGGGCAGATCACCCACGCCGCCGACTACTACGGGACCGGGGCAACCGTGTTCTTCGGCGTCGAGCTGCCGACGTCCATGATGGTGGGAGGCCGGGACCTGGTTGACCACGTCGTGACCTGCTTCACCTCCAACGACGGCTCACTGTCCACCACCTTTGCGATCTCCTCACTGAGGGCCATGTGCGCCAACATGCGCCAGCAGGTGCTCAGCGCCTCTGCCAGCTCCTTCACGGTCCGGCACACGGCCAGTGCCAACGCCCGGCTGGCGCAGGCTCAGGACCTCCTCGGCCTGGCCTGGAAGAAGGCCAAGGCCTACGGCGACCTGGGGGAGCTGCTGATCTCCAAGACCCTGACCGATGAGGTGTTCTTCCAGATCACCGCGCAGATCTTCGAGGACAAGCTGACCCCGACCACCGAGCGCGCCAAGACCATGCAGGCGAACCGGAACTACGCCCTGAAGCAGATTCTGCACGGGCCGACCAACGCCAACATCGACGGCACCGCCTGGGCCGGTCTGCAGACCGTGTCCGAGTACCTGGAGTACAACAACAAGAGCGCCAACACCAACGCGCTGCGCACGATCAAGACCACCGGTGCGCTGCAGAACAAGATCGTCCTGGCGGAGAAGATGTTCTCCCAGGTCTGACAACGGAGCCGGGGCCCTCACAAGGGGCCCCGGCTTCCCTGTTGACACACTACAGAGCCGCCCTGTACACTCAGTACACCCTCCGAGCAAAGGAACACAACCGATGACCCTCGCCACCAAACTCTGGATCACCAGCCCACTGACTCACGCGCAGCGCGAGGAACTCTGGCAGCGCGGGCGGGAGCTGATCTACCAGTTCTCTTCCCGCCCGGGACCGGCCGAATACACCGACAAGGCGTGCGCCTACACCGATGTCGCCCCGGGCACCCGCGACCGTGACCATATCATCGGGCAGGGCTTCTGCTCCATGTACGACTTCGCCTATCATCCGCTGGGACTCCAGGCGCATCCGGCGCAGGAGGACCCGCACGATCCGAAGTGGTGCGAGGACCCTTGCACAGATCCTCACAAGTTTGAGCGCATTGGCTGGTACGTCCAGATCGACCTGGACACCAGCTACGGCTTCCAGGTGGAGACACCTGCAGGCACCCTGACCTGTTCCCACCTGCACGCGCTGATCCTGTACAGCTTGGGTTCCTGGCTGCACACACAGAATGTCTCGTGGGCCTGGTACAACGAGTACACCGGGGAGATCAGCAGCGGCCTGGACACGCTCTACACGTTGGTCTCCTTCGGCAAGGACGCAACGGACTGGTTCCACAACATCGTGCAACCCGTCTTCGACGCCGAGGCCGCTGTCTCCGGTGCTGAGATCGAGTGGCACTGAGAGTTGACACACTAGCTAAGTAGCAGCTACACTCAACCTACACACCAACCGCCCGAGCAAAGGACCCACCATGAAGCTCCCCCGCAACATCATCCCTCCAGCCCCCAAGGGCCCGCGTACCCAGCGCCAGTCTGGCGCGGGCCGCCACGCCCAGGGCACCGCCCGCCAGCGCACGCGCGGGCAGGCACGCCGGGCCGCACTGCAGGAGAGTGCGGCATGACGCTTCCCCAGGATCAGTTCGTGGCGCTCGCCCGGACCGTGAACGAGTCCTATTCCGAACTGGAGGCGCAGGCCGACAAGCTGCTGGAGCAGTACTCCACCGACTACAGCAAGGCAGGGTTGGTGGAGCGTTGGGGCGATGTCGCTGACTCTGGTGATCTCATGTTCTGGCGACCGGACGCGGGACAGGACGGCCTGTACTTCACCGGCTTCGACCGTGGCGGTGATGGCCTGTATGTCACGGTGCCGTTCGAGTACATCCTGGACCCCCAAGGTTGGATCGCCCGGGCCAAGGACGCCCGAGAGCATGAACGTCTCCGGAAGGCAAAGGACGAACTCCTGAGCCTCAAGACCGCCCAGCAGACCGAGATCGCCCGGCTGAAGGCCCGGCTGGTTGAGCTGGAAGGGGAGCAAGCATGAGCGTGAAGATGCGAGATGCTCTCAACGATCTGGAGGACGCCCGGACCATCCTGGCATCACTGGAACGGCAGCACCGCTTGGCAACCCAGACTTTCGTTGCCGGTCTGCTGGTGCTGTTCGTGATGACAACGGTCCTCATCCTGACCGGTCAGGGGTTGTTCGCCTGGCTGCTGTTCCCAGCCATCGCCCTGTTCACCTTCTCCGCGTTCGGGTTCTTCCACACCATGCGCACCGTCCAGGACGGCCAGTACTCCTGGGACCGGTCCCAGTTGGGGCGGCTGGACATCGCCCGCTCCGAGGTCCGCAGGAGAGAGCGGACCTACCAAGATCTCCTGCTGAGTGAGCAGGCATGAAAGCCCGCGAAGCGGTAGGCGTCTGGATCGCCGGACTGGTGGGATCCATCATCATCGGGTCCGCTATTGGCTGGCTGATCTGGGACGGTGCCCGCAAGGACAAGCAGGAGATGGAGGGCGGCTGGTCCCGCGTTGTCACCGATGAGTCACTGCCGTACTGGGGCTACGCCATCCCCACCGTCCTGATCCTGCAAGCTCTCTGGACGCTCGCAATGGTCGCCTACTACCTGATCAACTCAGGGAGCCAGAAGTGATCTGGGCAGCAGTGTTCGCAGGTGTAGTTGTTCTCGGACTACTTGCTCTCACACTGTTCTGCAACCCCTACCCGTCCCAGCGCAAGCTGGATGAACTCCGAAGGAAGCACGGGCTATGAGAAAGACCTGCCGCGAAACCACCATCCACCTGTCCTTCTCCGATGACCGCCCACCAGTGGAGATCAGGGTGCTGATCCGCCGGAACAAGATCGAGTGGTTCACCAAGATGACCGGCGATGTCATCGCCGCATCAACCACGCCGGGGGACTACTACGGGATCCCGCGATGACGCCGGAGCAGGCGTTTGAGTTGGCGTGGCAGCACCGCCTGGACATGCAGACCACCCAGGGCATGGGCTACTCCACCGAGACTCACGCCTACTGCACCTGCGGTGTGCACCTGGACTTCGAGCGAAACTACCTACCCCACCTCCGAGCAATGTTTGGATTGGACCCCAATGCCTGACTTCACCCTGACCGAGGAACACCTGACGCTGTTGCGGAACAGCTACGTCGAGCAAGGGCTGTCCGGCTATGAGACCGGAGCTGCCTGGCTCAACCCGAAGCGTCCCTACGGCAACTCAGCCGTAGAGGAGGACATCGTGGAACTGCTGGGATGGCCGTATCCGGAAGGCTGGGACAAGGATGAGGACGAGTTGCCCTCCCGCATGCGGAAAGCTGCCATGAAGATTCACCAGCAGACCCCGACCGCTCTGCAGATCGTTCTGTGTACCGGCAGTTTCAGGCCTGGTGTCTACCGGCGCACCGATACTTACGGAGCCCGTAGCTGGAAGCTGTTGACAGACTAGCGCAGCACCGCTTACACTTTCCTTACACCCCCGAGCAAAGGACACACCATGGCAAACCGCACCGTCGCCCACGCCAACGAGAGCTACGCCAACGGCTCTGGCTACTTCACCGTGCTGATCACGGAGAACGAGCCGGGCTACTACCCGCTGGCCTCAACCAGCGCCACCGTCGAGGAGGCCCGCCGCTACGCGGATGACCTCAACCGGTCCATGGGGTTCTCCCCCGAGACCGTCCAGCAGGTGCTGGTCTCCTCCATGGCCGCACACATGGCGGGAGAGCGGGTATGAGCGAGCAGCAGACCTACGAGCCTGGCACCATCGTGACCTGGGAAGGTCCGTTGGGCCGCCGTGTTGCTATCCGCCGTAATGACGGTTGGCACACCGACACCGGCCTTCCGGAAGCCTCTGACGAGTGGATCTCGGAGCGTCAGGTGGAGATCCTGGACCCGCTTCAGCTTCCCTGGAAGCGCAAGTACGAGGAGTCTGTCTCTAGCCTGGAGGTCAAGGAAGCCCGGTGGGCACGTACTCGCGCCAGCATCGAAGATGAGCGGGACGACCGTGACGCCAAGTACCAGCAACTCCTCCCGAAAGTTCGGGAGCTGGAGAACAAGCTTCATCTCGCTGAGCTGGCCGCCAAGGACATCGAGCGGCTCAAGGACGCCGAGATCGCCAAGCTCAAGGCACTCCTCAAGGAGGATCCTGCTCCTACCGCAGCCAGCGTGTTCGACAAGCTGGACAGCATTCGGGACACCTTGGTGAAGACGGACGAGTTCCTGAGCCGTCTCCTGGAGAAGGAGGACAGGTGAACGTCCTGCGCCCATGGCTCTGGTCTGCATGGAACTTGACCGCAGTCTGCCTGCGCGGTCTGGCCATCGCTGCCTTCTGCGTGCTGGCGTTCGCGGCAGGGTTCGCCCTGGCCGCCATCGGTGTGGAGGTGGGCAGTGGCCGGAATGTGCGATGAACACGCTGCGCAGTGGACGGCCTGGCTCGATCACCGCATGCCTGCTGCACCGATTCAGCTCTGCACTCCTGGCGTCTCTTCTGTCCGGGACGTGTTGTGGGTACGCAAGAGCCGCGTCGATGACCACATCAACCTGATCCGCAGCCAGCAGTCCCTGATCAAGAACATCTGCGAGAGGACTTGCCATGTATGAGGCCCGCGCCCGTGCCGCAGCGATCCTCTCAGCGCTGTCTGTAGGGGCCCTGGCTGCCTCTCTGCTCACCTTGCAGCAGGTGGACAACCCTCCGGTACTGCTGCAGGTATTGCTGGGAGCCTGCATCGGTCTGAGCAGCTTCATGACCGTGATGTTCGCCGCTGCCTGGCGGATCAACCACAAGGAAGGGAACTGAAATGAACCTTAAGACTTGGCGGGCTGAACGTCAGAACGAAAAGCTGCGGAGGCGTATCCGAGCAACCGATCCGTTCGTGGACCATGAATTGATGCGTCTGGCGTTCCTACCTTTGTCAGAAACGACGATCACTCTGGACGATCTCTCGATCTGCTTCGGATGTGGGCAACTGTTTCTGACCTCCATGGAGGGTAAGCACCTTGCGCATCATGATTGGGTGCACCAAACGAATCCTCTTGCAATCGCAAGACCTGTGAGACTGGAAGTTTGAGATGCCCACCGCCAATCAGATCGTGCGCCGTCACAAGGTTCTCGCGCATCTGCAAGCAAACCCCGGTGCCACGGCCCGGCAGGTGTCCGAGGCCCTCGGTATCCACTACACCACGGCCAACGATGACCTGCACGTACTACTAACAGCAGGGAAGGTGTCCTGCAGCCAGCAGGGCAGGGACGCACGGACCTGGAGGGCAACGTGAGCGACATCGAGATCCATTACGTGGGAATGGAAACCAAGGACGCTGAGGGCAAGGTCACCGGCTACTTGCAGATCCCGGTGTTCGTGCAGAGTGAGGTGCAGACCAACGCGGAAGGCGTCAGCTTCCAGTTAGGTTCCTTCAACCCGGAGGTGGTGGTCTTCTTCACCACTGACACGCTGCAGTCTGAGATGCGGAAGAAGTACCCGGTCTTCGATGCACTCCTCGGAAAGGCGAAGCAGTGATCAACAGTAGGCCTGCTTTCAAAGAAGACTGCCCACGAGGCACCGTGGCGACCATCGGTCATCCAGCCAACGACATCCTCATCGTCAAGGGAGCAGACGGCTGGTGGAGGTACGTCGATTCGGGAGAGCGAATCCCCTATGACGATTACCACAAGGCGATGTGGGACACGGTCAGCATCCCCGAGGTGACCCCGTGACCGCCCCGCAGCGATGGGTACCTAACTTCGATGAAATGAAGGTGAACGAGAAGGGGTTCCTTGCTGCAGATCTGGGAGGGGTGTATTGGTCAGATGCACATATGCCTTCGTTGTTGCACAGGTGCAGGGCTCAATCGGTGTACATCAACAAAGGTGATTTCATCGAGCGGTGCGCTTGTGGAGCCATCCGGTATGACGGTCGGGGGTGGTGGAGACACAAGAACTCCAGCAGAGCATGGCGAGTGCGCTACCCACCTTCACGTCCAGCTACCCGCGACATCTACGGGTCAAAGCTGTGACCGCCCAGCGCAAGCCTCCCGAGGTTGTGGCGGCCGAGCAGGCGGTTGCCCGTGCAACCGCAGCACTGGACAATGCTATTGCGCACAAGAACCGGGTGACTCGGAATTGGTATCAGCGGATGAACTCGCACAGCATCCTGCCGGGCGATGAGTTTTCGACGTTCACAGGGGAAGGCCCGCTGTGACCAACAAGGAAGGCATCAAGATGATCAACACTGTCAAGCCCCCGAAGGCTCCGAGTAATGCTCCGTCGTTCATTGTCCGGGGTTACACGGTTCCTGGCGCTGATGGCGTGCCGGTCCGTATCCGCCACATCATCGGCATCGGTGGCGACAAGAAATTCCGGGTCTAGTGACCGCCCCGCAGCCCACGCCGGACCGATGCGCGGATTGCGAGTTGCAATCCGAACTGGATGCGGCTGTCGTTGGCATGAAGTTGGCGCAGGAGAAGGGGATCGACCTCGCGCGGCAACTGGAAGCGGCGAACGAACGGCTGGTCCTCGATCCGTCTTCCCCTGAGTTGGTCGAGCGGGTCACTGATGTCCTGTGGATGCACGTCATCTTCCGGGACAGGAACACCGGGCGCGAGGTGGCCCGCGCCATCCTCGCGGACCTGTCCACATCCCAGAGTGAGGAGCAGTCATGAGTCATCAACGTTGCAAGGACGCAGGCGAACATGTCTGTCAGGTGCCGAGCGGTCGGGTCTGTGTTGATTGCGATCAACCCGCCGGTACGTCGTGGGGTCCGTACTGGTGCCCGCCGTGTGATGAGAAGCGGCTGGACAAGTGCACCGCCGGTCTTGACGCCGCACTCGCGGGACTGTCCGAGGTGACCCCGTGACCGCCCCGCAGCCCACGCCGGACAGCCTGTTCTCGGCGCGCCTGCCTACTGGGTTTACGACGGTCGCAACCGTGAAAGTGCGGGCGACCGGAACCGCGATTGATCAGGGGATCTTGATGCGCACCACGGACGGGGGCATCGTGATTCGTTCGGACTGGTACCGACCGAAGGGCTCACCGATCGTGGGCTACGACTCGACCGATTTTGAGTGGACATTGAATGAGGCCGGTTCTTCTGAGGACTGGACAATGTGGGGTTCCCGGTGACCGCCCGGGATGAGCTGGCCATGGACGTGCTCATCGCATCGGCTGCCACCATGGCACTCGTGACCACCGGCATCTTCCTTGCCCCTGAGTGGCCAGTGTGGTTGCGCATCGTCCTGCCCTTGTTGCTCAGCGCGCTGGCGTGGCTGGTCGTGCTGGCCAACGCTGCGGACCGCCGTTATTGACACACTGCACACCGAGCCGCTACAGTTAACCGACACCCACCGAGCAGAGGAAACACATGAGCGCCGAACCACACCTTGACCTGGAGTACGTCTACCTCACGGTGACCGTCAACATCCCCGGGAAGATCTACAAGCGCACGCACGCGCTGCGGACCGCCGCTGATGAGCCGGTCCCTCACGGGGTAGCTGTCGCCAAGATTCTTGGTGACTTGGCAGAGGAGTTGGCGGAGTGACCAAAGCCGAGCAGATCCGCAGCACCGTCCTGGAGGCAATCAACAACGGAGCATCCGAGGCCGAGGCAGCCGCCGCAGCCGGGGTTGAGGAGGAGCGGGTACAGAAGATCCTGGACGCGTTGGAGTGGGAGCGCCCCGAGCCGCCCGAGGAGAAGGCACCCCGCAAGGTGGTGATGCCGCGCAGCGTGCACCGCTCGGTGAAGTACACCGACAAGCGCGCAGCTCCCGCCAAGCCACGCAAGTCCCGGGCCAAGCCCTCGACCACCAAGGTCTCCAGCACCTTGCACGGCACCACGACCGGCTACAACGCCCACCACACCGGCCCCAACAAGACGCCGATCTGCGAGCCCTGCCGGGCCGCTCTGAAAGAGCGGTCCGCGCAGCGGACGCACGCAAAGCGAGAACGCTTCCTCACCAAGGACGCGGTTATCGAGCATCTTGCCGCGACCGGCAAATGGGCGGACGTCGAGCACTGCCAAGTTTGCAGCTACTGGCATGCCGTGCCGAAGCGCCGGTCCCCTACTCCCGAAGAGGTGCTACAACGCAAGCGGGAATCCCATCACCGCAAGCGCCAGGAGAAGCTAGACAGACTAGCGACTTTCCGTGTAGACTCAAGGGAACCCTCTGAGCAAAGGATGCCCATGAGCACAACACGAGCAGAGATCCAGGAAGTTCTCACCGCAAACCTGTGGGAGATCCTGCAGGAAGACGCCACCAACGTGGTGGCCCGCTGGCGGGGACGGAAGATCGCCATGCGCTTCGACCAGAACGACCGGATCTGCGGTCTGGTGACCGAGCGTCCGGCCCCGTTCAACGGTGCCGACATCCAGACCCCGATCCTGACGCACCGCAAGGAAGCGGCGCTCAAGTTCATCCGGGGCGAGGCATGAGCGAGCACGGGATCATGGCGCTGTGGGCCGTGATCGTTGTCGCCATCATCGGCGTCTGTGTTTGGATGGGAATCAATGCTTCTCAGTCTCCACTGCTGATCTGCCCTCCGGGGTACACCCTGACTGTCTACGACACCTATGACGGTGTCCGGCAGTGGTGCATCCCGGCCGCGAAGCAATGAGAACGTTTACCTCCCAAGAGGTTCTCGATCTCACCGGGATCACCTATCGTCAGCTTGATCACTGGGTGACCACCGGGTTCGTGCGTATCGATGCTGCGCGGCCAGGTACCGGGAACAGCCGGACGTTCAGCTACTCGGAGACCCTCCGTCTCATGGTGCTGGCGTCCTTGATCCATGCCGGTGTCACCGTCCGGACGGCGTCTGCGCAGTTCGCCAGGTACGGGATGCACAACGGCATGACCGAATTGGTCTACCAGAATGGGCCGGTGTCCATCACGCTGGACATGCGCGCCTTGATCAGCAAGTTGGAATCATGATCATTCTCTTTGTGCTCGTGCTTCTGGCCGTTCCAGGCGTCTCAGTCGCTGTCTACTACGCAACACTCAACTACCTCCGGCCGCACGAGACAGTGCTCTGGATCCTGCTGACAGTGATCCTGATGTGTGGCGTGTTTTGGTTGCTCTATTGGTTGTCGCCAGACAGCTTCCCTCACAACATTCAGCTCATGATGCTCCCGGTTACCGGCACTATGCTGTTTGTGCTTCTGCTTTACGGTCTGGCTGCAGGTCTTGTTGCTCTGACAGACTGAGTCATGCCTTATGACAAGTTCCGCCCGATCCGCAACGTGCAGCGCAAGGGCCGCCAGATAGTCCGTGAGCTGACGACCCCGCTCAAGCGGAAGACGGACGGCCCGGACAAGCCTGCCGCCCCCGGCGGGTTCTACCGGCAGTCCCTCTACCGAGCTGAGGGCCGCCTGTACGCACGGATGCGAAGCCAGTACTGGCTGCGGTCCCTACCCGAGGCGCAGACCTACTGCAGGGGAGTTCTGGCCGGGGCTACGGACTACTCCCGAGCGTCCTGGCCGTGTGATGTCCGGGCCACGCTGGACGGTCTGCCGCGCTATCACTCCGGGGTGCTGATGGTGCCGGTGCCGGTGCAGCAGATGGTGCTCCTGCATGAGCTGGCGCATCACCTGGTGGGTGTCGAGGCCAAGCACGACCAGAAGTTCATGGCAGCTTACGTTTACCTGCTGGACCGGGAGATGCCAGGAACCTCCGAGAAACTACTTGCGGAGCTGTCTACCGCAGTCTAGGGTACTGTCTATGACAGAGCCAAGAGCGGGACCGCTCATACAGAGCAGCGGGCATTGCTTCCCCGAGAAGCGGCGGGTGCTCGTGGAACATCTGGTCTACCCAAACGGAACCGAGAAGTGGATCTGTTTGAACTGCGGATCTTGCAAGGTAAGCAAGATCGTGGAGGGCACAGAGTTCCCCGTGCTGATGAAGCCAGCGAACTGCCACTACTGCGGTGGTCACATCGATGAGACCGACAAGCACCTGCGGCCTACCAGGGATCACATCATCCCTCGGGCCAAGGGTGGCCCGGATGCAGCGTGGAACATCCTCAAGAATGTCCATGCCCGCTGCAACACCAAGAAGAAGGACGACTGGCCTACCTGCCCGTGCGTCAAGTGCACCACCGCGATCGAGATCTTCCGGCGGCAGCTTGCCGCATGAGGGCGGGGACGCGCCCCCAGTAATACCTGAGGTAGAGCAGCGCCGGTCTGGCTGCTAGAGAGTCTGGCCTGTCTCAGGTGGCCCTCCCAAACTTCCGAGCAAGGACGAACATGATCACAAAAGCAACAGAGCAAGCGCTGATTGAGTTGCACCGAGGTCATGGGTGTGAAACCTGGACTCTCTTGGTGGAAGACAGCATCAAGGCTGCCATCAACAGGACCACCTATCGAGAGTGGGTGCAGCGTTACGGTCTCATCCAATTCATTCCTGGCGGCCATGAGTTCCCTCTGGATGAGGATGGCAAGACACTTGCCAAGATGGACGCGGGAGATCGGTGTACCTACCTTCAACCATGTGCCCGCTGTGATGATTCATGGTGCATCTATTGCGAACCTAACCGAGCAGAGACAGAGGTGTGTCCCGGATGACTGGGCTACCCGAGCAGGAGGAGTCTCTCGCGTTCGCGCGGAAGATCCAGCACGACCTTTACGAGGGCGACCTGCACTACAACATGCCGCAGGAGGCATGGGAGAAACTCGTGCTCGACCTACTGTCCCTGGTCAACGATGCCCGCAAGGACACCGGGGAACCGGTACCGGCCCGCCCAGGCACCGTTCGCGCCCTGCTGTATGACCTGCAGGAGATCGTGATGAAGGATGCTCAGCTCTATGACGGGGAGGTGCTCGTGTGCGCAAATACCGGCATCGGTGAGCGGCCGGTGATCGAGGTGGAGCAGGCGAACTTCGCCGTTGCGCTGATCGTGGATGGCGAGTTCTGGGATCCGGAGATCCACTCCAACCTGAACATCGACCTTGGCTCACCGGAAATCCAGGATCACTTCACCTCCGAGCAGATCGAGTACCTGGCGGACCTGCACGCGCTGAACCAGGACGCCGAGACCGGTCGTTCAAATGGGGTTGACACCGGTTGACCGGAGTGCAATAGTCATCTCAGCAAGGCAGTGGTGCGAAGACCTCCGGCTACTTCTTCTGGTGAAACTACGCCGGGACGTCGATTTTTCTCACTGCCTCAACAACTGAACAAGTAAGCCAGCGGTGCGAAGAGGATCAGATACTTCCTGCCAGGGGCCTCGCCCCGTTGATTGGTGGACACAAGGAAAGTCCGCAAGATAGTACCGTCTGAACTTCATCATTTCTCGCTGGCTCCTAACTAAATAGCACGGTAGCGGTGCGCAGGAAACGGTTACTTCAGGCAGAAACCAGAGCCTTGCTCTGGCTGGGCTTCGACGCTCAGGAACCGTGTCCGATCTTTCTCGCTGCCTCACCTTTCAGTCTTCGAGAGTGGTGCGCAGGTACTGGTTACTTCCTTGTAAGAGATAGGTTCTCGGTTCGATTCCGAGTCGCACTTCGGTGCGGTAGCTCAACGGCAGAGCAGTCAATAACCAGAACCGTCTTTTTCTCACTCTCTTCTACTCGACTGGTGATGGTGGTGCGAAGGGTGTCAGGTACTTCCGCTTGTTACGCGGATCCTCCGGCTTAGACCGGGTAGGGGTCTTCCTGAAATCGATCATTTCTCACCATCACTCTACGAGCAGAAAGGCTACTCTGGTGGCTCGCTTCAACTCCGCCCCTCACCTCGGCGTCCGGTCTCCGATCGCAACGATCGAGGCCCCCGCCCGCACCGCACTCGGTGCCCGTGGCGTCTCCCGTGATCAGCGCTCAGAGCTGTTCCTCCTGGCCGTCTCCAACATGAGCGAGCCCAAGGGCGCGTTCCACGAGGACGGCCGGGCCCGGGATGAGCGCTTCACGCACCTCGTGCGGGAACTGTCTCCGGACACCGACTGGATCACCGGCTTCATCGGCTACCTGCGCGGCGAGGCCAACATCCGCTCGGCGTCCATCGTGGCTGCGGCTGACGCCGTGCACGAGCGTCTGTCCCGAGGCATTCAGGGCAACCGGCAGATCATCTCCGCTGCCCTGCAGCGGGCGGATGAGCCGGGCGAGATGCTGGCGTACTGGTTCGCCACCTACGGCCGGAACGTCCCCAAGCCGGTCAAGCGTGGCATCGCTGATGCGTTGGACCGGATGTGGAACGAGCGTTCCTACCTCAAGTGGGACACCGACTCCAAGGCCTTCCGGTTCGCGGACGTCCTGCAGATCTGTCACCCCAAGTCCGAGAAGCAGTGGCAGAACGCACTGTTCAAGTTCTCCCTGGACAACCGGTACGGGACGAACGAGACTCCCGAGATCCTCGGCATGGTGCGTGCCCGCAAGGCGCTCATGGAGATGCCGGTGGCAGCGCGCAGCGAAGTCACCGCCGGTCAGCTCCAGGAGGCAGGCATGACCTGGGAGTCGTTCGCGGGCTGGAAGCAGTCCGCGATGGACGGTCCGTCCTGGGACAAGATCATCCCGTCCATGGGGATCTTTGCCCTGGTCCGGAACCTCCGGAACTTCGACCAGTCCAAGATCAGCCGGACCTCGGTCCGGTTGATCGAGGACAAGCTGACGGATCCGGACGAGATCGCCAAGTCCCGGATGTTCCCGATGAGCTTCCTCAACGCCTACCGGGCAGTGGATGAGTCCGACACCGTGACGGCGTGGGGTCCGATCCTGGAGACCGCGCTGGACCTGTCGCTGAGCAATGTGCCCGTGCTCGGCGGTCGGACGCTGATCCTGACGGATTTGTCCGGCTCAATGTATGACCACACCCTCACCGAGATGTCGAATCTGCGGTGGGCGGACGCGGCCTGCATCTTCGGGGCGGCGCTGGCTCGGCGCTCGGAGCAGGTGGACCTGTACGGCTTTGGCTGGGAGACCAAGCCGTTCCAGGTTCGGGGTTCGTTGCTCAAGCTGGCCAAGGGCATGGCTGATGTTCAGGTGGACGGTTCCCGGGCGGGCTATATCGGTCAGATGTTCCCGGGTCTGGGCGGCACCAACACCATCCAGGCGATTCAGAACACCTACACCGGGCAGGACCGGATCGTGCTGCTGACTGATGAGCAGTACGCCCCGGCCTGGGCTACCAACCAGGGTCTGCCTACCTGGGCAGCGGTGGACGATGCTCTGGCGGCCACCAAGGCTCCGGTGTACGTCTGGAACTTCGCGGGTTACCGCGCAGCCCAGGGACGCTCGGGGAACCGTAAGCGGCACACGTTCGGCGGCCTGAGCGATGTATCGTTCCGTTTGATTGAGTCCATCGAACGTGGGCTTTCTCAGAACTGGCCCTGGGAACGAAAGGATCTTCAGGTTCACTGATGCCTGGACTACCGCCTTTGCCGCCTTGCTCAGTAGAGTCATGTGATCTACTGAGCAAGGCGAAAGGGTATTGTCGAATCCATTACGTGCACTGGCAGAAATATGGCGATCCGCTCAAAGGTCGATTCCGTGGCCAGCGTCCACAGCAAAAGATATGTTCAATCAAAGATTGCCCTAAACGAGCAGTAAGTCGAACTTGGTGTTCAACACATTGGTTACGTTGGCGCAAGCACGGAGACCCAGAAGCTGGCGCTCGTGCATGGGTTTCAGTACCAGAGGGTACCATCTGTAAGCATGAAACATGTGATCGAATCATAGGCGCTGGCAGGCGCGGGTGGTGCACAATGCACTACCAACGTTGGCGTCGAGGTGGAGAAGCAAACCTTGACAACGGAAGATCTACAGCACAGAAAGAAGTAATTACTAGCCAGGGATACCGAATGATCTATCTCGGACCTGGGAAGTATAAGCAAGAGCATCGATTAGTGATGGAACAAATAATCGGTAGAGAACTTTTACCTCAAGAAACGGTGCACCACCGAAACGGTATTCGTCTTGATAATCGTCCAGAAAACTTAGAACTCTGGGCCAAACAGCACTTACCAGGTCAACGGGTCGAAGATCTTCTGAAGTTTGCAGACGAGATCATCCAACGCTATCGAACTCAGGATCATGAGAGGTGGCGGACATGATCATCAGTCCCCGCGCTGCCCTGATCGACGTCGAGCTTGCAACCCAAGCTCGGCGTCGGTCGGACGCGGATGCGGAGGCTGCTCGGAGCGTGCAAGCCCAGGCGATCAAGGCAGCACTGCAGGCGGGGGCCGCAGTAGCCGACATCGCTGAGCGCACTGGAATGACCAGAGCGCGCATTTATCAGATCAGAATGGAGGTGTGAAGAGATCGAGATACTCCGACCCAGAGTTCTGGGTCGAAGCCTGTGACAGGGCCATCAAGACGGCTGCGGCCTCCCTGGTGGCCCTGTTCGGTACCAACGTCACGAGTATCACCGACGTCAACTGGCTGCAGGCTCTAAGCATCTCAGCCCTATCGGCGTTCGTCTCGCTCCTCAGTTCCATCGCCACCAAGAAAGAATTGCAGTAGCATCAACCTGCGGTCCGGCGGATCCCCCTCTGCCTGGACCGCACAACCCGGTGTAGGGAAATTGGGATCCCATCCGCTTTGGGAGCGGAAGATTGCAGGTTCGAGTCCTGCCACCGAGACTGCCTGGCGGCTAGGCGCACCCTTGGGCAGGGTGCTCTATCGGTTGACGTGACGAGCCACGTTGTCTAGTTGCCCCACTGCGATACCCTCACAGCTAACAACTTGTTGGAGGGTCTGAGCCATGGCTGGAAAACTGACTGTCGTCGGCGCAGGCATCGCCCTGGACGGCATGAGCGGGCGCACCAATATCACCGCACGCAACCTCTACCTGGCGCTGCTCACCGCTCCGGCGAGCGTGACAACCACCCCGGCCACCATGACCGAGTACGCCGCCACTGGCTACTCCCGGCAGCTCTGCGCTATGGGGACCCCTTCGGGGACCCCTCGCGTCATCGCCAACACCGCCGGACTGTCCTACGGGCCGCTCACCGGAGCCAACGGAACCACGGCGGTGACCTACTGGGCGCTGGTGTCCACCGCGTCCGGCACCACCGGGGAGTGCGTGGCGTTCGGGGACATGGTGACCCCACGGACCCCGGCAGCGTCTGACACACTAACGGCAGCGATCGGTAGTATCACGGTCTCGATCGACTGACATCCATGACCAGGACTGCGATCTCAACATCAGCACCGGTCTTCCCCGCCGGGGTTAGCTACTACCCCGTAGATAGTGCGCGCACCACCCTGACCGGGCCGATCCCCACCAACGCCTGGTTCGAGAACTTCCTGCTCGGCACCGGCCAGCAGCCGATCAACATCTTCCCGTACATGGTGAAGGTGACCACCCAAGGGCTTGACTTCTGCGTCCCCCAGGCCAACACCAGCTTTCCCAACGCGGTCCTGGCGACCATGCTGCAGAACTTCTCGCTGCGTGCCACCGCCACCAGCACGGCGCAGAAGCTGACGGCGTTCACCGACCTGGGAGCCACCCTCACCTGGACCTTGCCCGGCGGGTCCATGGCCGCAACGATTGTCCGGGGCGCGGCCTACGTGACCATGAACTACTCCGGCGTGACCCCGGTGGTGAACACGCAGAACGCCATCCTGACCATGAACGGAACCGCCGTAGGGTCCACCGGTACCTTCACCGGCACCAAGTTCAAGGTCACCCTCAACAACGGACAAACCTGGATTCTTTACACGTCCGCGAGCGTAACCCTCACCTTGTCTACAGCTAACACTTTGACGGCAGGCGCAGCCTTCACTGGCACCTTCCGGATGGCGCTGCTTCCCACAGGTGCTACCGAGGCAACGCTGGACTCATCCGCCACGCGGATTCATACCGGCGGCACGGTGGACTACACGATCGCCAGCAACACCGCGACCGAGGTCTACACCTGGTCGAGCACCGGCACCGGGACGCTGCTCACCTACGCGCTGCCGCACCACCAGGACTGGCTTTCCAGTCCTAGCTACCCCACAGGGTTCACCCTCTCCACTCTGCGTGGGTCCGCCCGTGCGGTGCTGGGGTACTCCTGGTCCCTGGCGATTCCGCTACCCACTACTAGCTGGAACAACGCCAATCCTATTGACGCATCACGACTTTCGGCCGTTACCACTGCATTGGCCAGCGACAAGACGTTCGTGCCACAGGTTTCCGACACCTACTTCGGCGGGAAGCAGCTTGCCAAGGCTGCGCGGCTGGCGCTGATCGCGGACCAGGTGGGAGACACCACCGCCCGGAACACGCTGCTGAACAACCTGAAAGCTGTCATCAACCAGTACCTGGCCGGGAACCTGTCTACCAGCTTGCGGTACGACACCATGTGGAAGGGCATCGTCTCCGCCGCCGGGCTCACCAACCAGGACTCCGACTTCGGCAACGGCCGATACAACGACCACAACTTCCACTACGGCTACGTCATCTACGCTGCAGCGGTAATCGCCAAGTTCGACGGGGCGTGGCTGACCACCTACCAGACCACGATCAACGACCTGGTCCGTGACATCGCGAACCCCAGCGCCACGGACACCTGGTTCACCCCGATGCGCTGCTTCGATTGGTACGAGGGGCACTCCTGGGCGGCGGGGACCTTCGAGTTCGGGGACAACCGGAATCAGGAGTCCACCAGCGAGGCGGTGAATGCCTGGTACGGGCTGCACCTGTGGGGCGTGGCGTCCAGCCAAACGCAACTCACTGAGCTAGGCCGCCTGCTGTTGGCGCAAGAGGCCGCCACCGCCAAGCGGTACTGGCAGATCAAGCAGTCCGACACCATCTACCCGGAGCCATTCAACGACCACGGGGTGGTGGGGATCCTCTGGTCCAACAAGGTGGACTACGCCACCTGGTTCGGTGCGCAGGCTGAGTACATTTTCGGCATCCAGATGTTGCCGACCATTCCCGCCACTGAGCTGCTGATCCCTGATGACTGGATCGCTGAGGTGTGGGCGTCCAAGCTCAGCGCTCTGTGGACCCGCACCAGTGTGTGGCGGGCGGAGCTGCTCAACGGCGGCAGCGGGTACACCGCTGCGCAGTTCTCCCCCACTGGGCAGGGGTACACCAACGGCCTGGTCGCTTCCGGCGGTACCGGCAGCGGCCTGGGTTTCAACGTCAACATCACCGCCGGGCAGATCATCGGCGTGTACATCATCTTCGACCAGCACGGCACCGGCTACACCAACGGGGAGACCATCACCCTGAACGGCTCCGGCGGCTCCGGGGCGCAGGTGCGGGTGTGGACGCAGCCCGAGGATGGCTGGAAGGCAGTCATTCTCGGGGCCTACTCCCAGGTCAACCCCGATGATGCCTGGACCAAGACACTAGCTCTCAGTTCCTTTGACGATGGGTCTTCCAAGACCCAGGCCCTGGTGCATATCGCCAGCCAAACCACCAGCACCGCCAAGACTCTGTCCGGTGCAGCGCAGAGCACGAGCACCACCACCGGGGCTCTAGGTCTGTCTTCTAGCAAGTCCTTGTCCGGCACTGCCCGCTCTGTTTCCACCACGTCCCAGACAGCTCTCGGCCAGCCCATGACGTTGGCAGGGTCTGCGTTGTCCTTGTCCCGCACGATCTTGACGATCGTGTTGGTGCCGTGGCTGGAGGAGCCTCCGGATCCGGTGGACCCGGAGACCCCGGTGGATACCTCGTTCCTGCGGGACGACCCCCGGCAGTTCCTGATTGGGGTGATCCGGTCAGGGCCGGGGCACTATGACCTGACGCTCGGCCAGCTCGAAGAGATCTACGACCGCATCAAGGCGGGCGAGGAGCCCCGCCGTATCGGGATTGAGTTCGCCATCCCCAACAGCGTCATGGCCAAGGTCGTGAACCGGCTCAACCTGCCCTAGCACGCGGCTACGTACCGGCGTCCATCCGCCGTGCGAAGCTGCCATCTGGCAGGCCGCCAGCTCAGCATCCAAGTGCCACTCCGCTTCCACGATGAAGCGGTGCACCATGTGTCCACCGGCCCACGCAGCGTCCCGCGCGATCCGGCCTTCCTCATCAATGGGACCGTCCACCCCGATCCAGACGTCTACTGCCCACGTTGACATACTGACACTCTACCGTTACTCTAGGCAGACACCAACCCCGAGCAGGGAGAATCATGTACCTCAAGAGAATCGCGATGAGCCGGATCAAGGACGGCGACTTCATCGTTATCCAGGCACTACAGCCCGACGACCTCAACTTATTCCGCTTCCAGTACAGCGGAACCGTGAGACGAGTTCCGGCAGGCTTCTACCTAGACGGCTTCACCATCGAGAAGTTCGATCCCAAAGGGAAACACCTTCGCACCACCCATGCCTACGAAGAGGGTGGTCCATCTCTGCTATGCGTGTTCGAGACAGTGGAGTCTTGCTTCAAGGTGGTGCTCTGATGTCCTTTGATTCCATCCGGCAGTACGCCGAGAACAAGCGTGCGGAGCGTCAGGCGTTCCTGGAGAGCTGTCCACCCACCAGTACCTATGGCATGCTGGCCAAGCTGCCGGTACAGATCAAGCACTACCCACTCGGGTTCATAGTTGAGCTGCCGCTCACCGGCCTTTGGGTGGTGCCGTTCGAGCACACCAGCGGTAATTCCTGGGCCTGCGCGGTGGTCAAGGGCAACGACACCTACCCGGTTGGTGGCCACCATCTCTCGATCTCTCATGATGAGATCGAGCGCGGCATCAGGCACGAGCTGTGAGCACCGCAACCTGCGCAGCCCCGTACTGCGGCAAGGCCCTACACCAAGTACCGATCTCTCCGGTGGAGTGGGGGTGGGTGGATGAGGACGGCAAACACATGCACGAGCGCTACTCGTTTGATCCCTACGAGCGGCTCAACAAGCTGGCAGCTATCAGTAACAAGGATGCCCGGTACGCCGCCGCGATGCAGGAGTACTCCCGGCTGAAGGTGGACCTGGACTTCGGGGGATGGCTGCAAATGCACGTCCCCTCAGCAATCCAGCCCGAGCCCCGCGCAGACCAGCCGGACCACTGCGGGCAGCCTGCATACCTGGCTCCTGCTGGATGGCAGTGCCGTGAGTGCAAGGCATGGCTGGACACTCTACCGCCCGTTACTCTACAATAGGAGCATGATGGCTTCATGGAACGATGAACAACTACTGACCGTCCGCCAGGTGGCGCTGCTGCTCGGGGAAGACCCGTACCAGTTCCCCAGGACCTGGCAGACCTACCCCGGCTTGCCTACTCCGGTGCACCAGGATCCTCTGTGGACGCCAGAGCAGATTCAGCCACTGGTCGCCGCGAACAAGACCAAGGTGCCGAACCGGCGCACCAGGGAAGTGAAGCTCACCGACCGGGACCTGCTCGACACCCGGCAGTGCGCGGCGCTGTACAACCCGACCCCGATCGCGGAGACCACCTTCAACTCCTACGTCCGCCGGGCAGCCAAGCGGGCCGCTGAGGGACTGGAGACGCTGTCCCCTGCTCCCCAGCCGGTGAAGCACTACCGGGGGCATCCGCTGTGGGATCCGAACGAGCTGCGGGACCACCTGGCCACCCGCCCAGGGCCCGGCTACTTCGTCGCCGGAGAGACCCGCCGGGGCTACCGGGGTGGGAAGGTGCCTACCGGTGCCGCCCGAGGATGATCGTCTGCTGATCCTTGACCTGATCAGCAGGCGGTTCAACCGGACGCTCTGGATTTCCAGACAGACGGGGCTGCCACAGCGGGCTACCTACCGTCGCGTCAGAGCGCTGCTGAACGAGGGACTCATCACTGTCAGTCACCAGGACAACGCTCGCGGCGGCGAACGAGTCCTCGCTCTGACAGATGCAGGGCGATCCCTGCTAGGCAACTGAGGTCAGAGGGCGGTACCGTCATGGGCTAAAGACCACCTTGTGAGAGGACTCACCCCCATGGCCGGAAATACCTCAACCCTCGGAACCCTCGGTGCTGCGTGGAAGGCTCGGTCCGATGCACCGCAGGCTCCCCATGATGCCTTGGAGGGTGTCAAGCTCGCGGTCACCGCAAACGGTGATGCTTCCGCTACCGCGTTCACCTTCCCCCACGGACTGAAGAACTCCTCCGGTAACGGCATCTCTCCAACCAGTGTCCAGGTCACCCCACGCAACGCTGTCTCGTCCGCGCTGCATCACGTATCCAGCGTGACCACCGCCAACGTCGTCGTCACCTTCTCCGCCGCCCCGGCGTCCGGCACCGACAACATCTCGTTTTACATCAACGCCTACAAGTAACCAGGAGAGAAAATGTCCTCGAACTCAGAGGTTCTGCAGGAACTGTCCGACGCCCAGAAGGCTGCGGGCAAGGCCGCTGAAGCACCGGTAGCGGAGAAGAAGACCGCAGCCAGCAACAAGGCACCGGTGGGGGAGAACAAGCCCGCCGAGAAGTAGAACGAGAAAGACCCCGATCGCTGCCACACGATCGGGGTCTACCAATCCCGCTGCCGCCAGGAAAGGTTCGGTCCTCAGTTGTTATCGTCCACGCAACCCCTCAGTCTGTCAATCGAGCCGACAGACGCGCGCCTGGGCAACACCACATGGTTCTACCTCTGGGCACTCGGGGCGCTCGGAGAGTGCTTGTGCTCTCGTGGCGGGTTTCATCGGACCACCGATCACGACGTCGCCATCGGCGGGACCATGGATTGTTCCAACGGCGCAGGTAAACACCCGTTCACCATCTGGAAGGACGGCGAGCTGACCGGCTTCCGGCACGGCGCGGCTGATGCGCTGCCGTACCAGGAGTTGCTGGACAAGCACGGAGCCCCGGGAGGACGCCGCCGGTTGGCGATGTGTCTGAACGACGTGATCATGATCGACATCGACTCTCAGCGGGCGCTGCTGTCCTTCTACCGCTTCGCCCGGCACGTTCCGCTGGACAAGATCATCGGGATCGCCCGGACCCCGCGCGGTTGGCACCTGTACCTGCACTGCCCGGAGTGGACGCAGAAGGCAGCCACCATCGCTACCCGAGAGTGGCTCAGCGACTGGGACGGCGTGGACGACAGGAAGGTCTCCCGGCGTGGCCTATTGATCGACATCCGGACCGGCCCGAACCGCTACACCGTGTGGCCAGGAGAGGGTTCGCGGGACCGCCGGTGGGTACCGTTCACCGAGTTCCGCGCTCAGGTGCAGTTCGCCGGGCGGGGCATGCCGCGTGATCGTATGGTGCAGGATGGATCTCTCGCGCCATGGAACCGTGTCATGGACGATGACCTCCGGGAGCGGATCAGGCAGGCGGGAACGGACAACAAGGCGGCGCGGCCCGCCCTGAAGCTCGATGGCAGCGAAGCAGATATGGCTCTCGCTTGGCGGGAGTTCGAGAGGTGGGCATCGATGCTGGACAAGATGGGTCCGGAATCCGGGCGCAACAATGCACTGAACACCACGGCCTATCACTCCGGCGCTGACGCCATCGCGGCCGGTTGGCCGGAGGAGAAGGTCCGATCCCGATTGCTGAACGCAGCGATGCGCAACGGAACACCGGGAGCAGAGGCCACGATCACCAGCGGCCTGACGTCAGGGCTGCGAGATCACCATGACCTCGGATGACGTTTTTGATCTTCCGCCAGCCTGGCGCGCAGCTACCAACACGATCAAGGATCTGATCGACGGCGGAGAGTCACTGATCACCGCACGCCCACTCCCTGAAGGACCGGGGAGCAAGATCGGACTGGAGCGATACGCCCGCGAGTATGTCAAGGTGCATCCCACCTCTGACCTGGCGATCATCTACAACATCCTGGGGGTCTCCACCTGCATCGCTGCGCAGGGTGCCTACGTGCTGCAGGCTCCGATCGCTGACGGCGGCTGGCTCAAGATCCCGGCCATCTTGATGGCGCTGGGGGTAGCTCCGTCCGGCTGGGGAAAGTCCACCGCGCTGGCCGTAGGGACCGAACCGCTCAGGGAAGCTCTCAGCGCGGGGATCGCACAACGCAGGGCACTGCTACCCACACTGAAAAACGCTGCGCTGCAACAGTTCACGGACAACAACCCGGACCCCACACTGGTCCCGGACGACAAGCAGTTCAAAGAGGTCTACGACGCCGGGCTCTGCCCGAAGACCCTCACCCAGGATCCCACGCAGGAAGCCTTGCGGAATCAGGTGGTGAACAACGGAGGGCACGGTGGCTGTTTGGCCGGTGAGCCGGACATCTTCCGGAACGTTGGGGCCTACTCGAAGGACGCCGGATCCCTGTCGCTGTTCCTCAACGGCTGGGATCAGGGGGACATCGACACCACCCGCGTCTCTAACACCGACCTGACCATCGAGCACGCATCGATCTCCATGTGCGTGCTCTTCCAGACCGAGGTGTTCTCCGAGGTCACCAGCGGCAACGCGCATGGCATGGGGTCCGGGGCGGACTCGTTTGTAGCTCGTGGCATGTTCGGCCGGTTCTGGGTGGTGGAGACGGACAAGACCGGGGACTTCATTGCGGTGGCCCGGTCCTACGCCGACGACAACGACTTTGATCATGATCATTTCGACATGAACGGGTACCTCACCGCCGACGGTCAACCAACCGACCTGGGCATCTCGGCCATGGACTACGTGCAGAACCTGCGGGAGCTGGTCCTGGACAGCAACCCCTACCGCGTGGCCAAGGCGATCCGCCGGGCCTGGGAGATGGCGAGCACCAAGTACGGCACCGACCTGCAGGTCCCCGAGCCGGAACAGGCTGAGCGGGAGATCATCCGGCTCGACGCCGCCGGGCGGCTGGCCTACCGCCGCCTGCAGCGGATGATGAGCGAGATCCAGGACCACATTCAGGCCGCCGATGACGATGACAACCGGCTGCTGTGGAATCCGCTGGCCACCCGCGTCACCCAGCACGTGCTCCGCGAGGCGCTGATTGTGGCGCTGGCTGCTGGCAAGAAGGAAGTGACCGCAGAGTTCATCGAAGACGCAGCGACAAGGATCCTGCCGTGGCGTTGGTGCCTCTCAGCGAATGCCCTCACCAGACGGGCCAACGAACGGGCGGAAGACATCATGGCCGACGCTGTGATCAGCTACAACCCCGCGCAACAGGATCTGTCTCCGGCGGCGATGATCTCCAAGATCCTGGTAGGCCTGGCTGGTGAACACCCTGAGCTGAAGAGCACCGGAATGCCGATCTCCAAACTTCGAGACCTGGTGCGGCGCAGGCTACCTCGGCACACCAGGAACAGCGTGGGGACATTGCTCAAGACATCACTGCAGGAACTGACTTCCGATCCGACGTCCGGTATTGAGAAGCGTCCAGGAGCGAAGAACGCTGTGGGGCAGGCGTCGGATTACTACGTCGTGAAGACCACCGCGAGACTGTAGCTTCCGTCAACATGTGCAGCGCCAGTATGGTGACCTTTTGACGGGGCACGATACTAGCTGACGGTAGGTGGTTGACGGTGAGTTCACCGCTTCCCAGCAATATGGCGTTGTGCACGGTTCGCGGTCGATACGGCGCATCAGCCACGGTAGCTGGTGAATCCGAGCCACAGTTCACCCCGTACGTAGGCATGCAGGTCACCTTCTCCCCGGCCTACCCGTTCGTCACCAACATGACGGCCACACCTTCACCGGTGGTCATCGCCACCAAGCCCCGGCAGTTCGTTACGGACTCCGAGGGGTACATGTCCGATCCGGTCGATGGCTTCGACTTGGACGGCAAGGGCAACAACCGGAATTGCCAGATCATCGCTTCAGATGATCCGGACATCACCCCCACCGGCTGGAAGTACCTGGTCACCTTCACCGGACCGGGAGCCACGAACTTCCGCGCGTTCCGGACCCCGGCTCCTGCTGGCGCTGTCGTGGACATGGCGATCATCACCCCGCAACGGACTACCAGCAGCACCGCTCCGACAGCCGCTGAGATCGCCGCCGCCAATGCTGCCGCCAGCGCAGCGGCTGCACAGGCTGCGGTTGCCAGCATCAACAAGGGTCAGGCCGGTGGCGTTGCCCCGCTGGACAACGACGGCGATGTCAACGACGCCTTCGGGAACAAGATCCTCGGCGGCGGCGGAGGTGGCGGGGTCAACCCCTCGACCATCCTCTCCAAGATCACCGACATGTCGCCGCTGGCCCGGCAGCTCAATGCAGACACCACCCAGGCTGCGATGCGTGCCCGCATCGGTGCAGGCACCGGCAGCGGAACATCCAACTTGGTCATCGGCACCACCGCTGGAACCGCCGCTGATGCGGCTGCGCTGGCCACCTCCCTGGCGGCTAAGGCCAATACCTCCACCACCGTCAATACGGTCAGTGACCAGACGATCGACGGAGTCAAAACCTACCTCGACCCACCCGTCATCCCGGCTGCTACTGCCGATGACAATCCAGTTACCAGGGCTCAGCTCAATGCCGCTGTCGCCGGGACAGGAGCAGACGCCAATCTGGTGCACAAAACCGGCGCGGAAACCGTCGCCGGGATCAAGACCTTCACTGACGGTATTGCGGTCCCCGACGCATCGCTGACGATCAGTGACATCAACGGACTGAACGCTGCATTGACCACCGCCGGTGGCGTACAAATCAGGACTTGGGACGGAGATTCCTACGAACCTTCTCCCTACGACACCAGCAAGACAACCCATGTCTACAAAAATGGCCCAAACCCTTTGACTATCGGGCAACCTTTCGGTGTCTATGACGAGTGGTGGAAGTTGATCACCGCCGCCCCGGCCCCAGCGAACACGATCACCATCGGGTCTGCGAAGAAGGCACTAGCTGGCACAGACATTATCCGGGGTACCGGGCAGATCGTGCGGTATGTGCGGTCCGTGGATCAAACGGTCACCCCCACCGGCCCGGCCGGGATCGAAGTCACGGTGTCCCTGCTGACCGGACTAGTCACCGCTCGCAATGACCGGGTTGCGACCGGATCCACTACCGGTACAACGATTCCCGTTGATCACTATGTTCTGTCCGGTGAAGGTAAGGGCACGGGCACGGCTGGGCAATGGCTGCTGGACAACGCCACCATCGGTGCGGCTGTAGTTCTCTCCCAGGAGACCACCCCTCCAACCGATCCGGATCCGGAAGTTCCGCCCGTCCAGCCGTCCGGGCTACACGCCAAGCCGATCATGATGGACCACACGTCCTACACCAGCACCGCTCCCCTACTTTCAAGCTACCCAGCCCCAGTTCTCGCTGAGGTCAACACCATCCGGCTGAACTACGCGCAAGCTGCGACGTCTGGCACCGGCACCCTGAAGTACACCGAAGCCAATGGGCAGACCACCGCGCAAATACTGGCGGCGGTGAACGCGCACAAAACTGCTGGCCGGGACGTGTTCCTCGCCATCGGTGGTGGTGGTGGCGCGGACGGTGGCATCACCGTCACGAACGACACTGAAGCCGACCAGATGGTGGCATCGATCAAGTCACTGGCGTCCACGATCGGTATCAATGGCATCGTGTTCGACATTCAGTCCACCCGCTGGACAGAAGCTGCGATCATGCGGGTAGCTTCCCGCTTGAAGACCGACCTTGGTACCGGGTTCGTCATCGGCATCAACAACAAGACAAGCCAGTGGATCTCCGTTGGTGTGTCCCTGGCGAACAACCTGGACTTCATGTCCCCTGGTTTGTGGAATCAGGTTGAGGCCACCGACTCCCGGCTCACCGCATTGACCACCAGCACCGTATCCGCGATGGTGACAGCTGGCATCCCGGCCTCGAAGATCGTCCCGGTCTACGCACTGGGGTCTGCCGGATCCAACCTCACGCCAACGACCGCCCTGGTTGATACCGCGTGGACGGCAGCCTTGACCGCGAACCCCAACCTTCGAGGTATCGGGTTCTGGGACGACATCGGCCTCGCCGCCAGATCCACTCCCTACGATGGCCCGCTGGACGTCGGGCCCACCGTCCGGGGGGTCCTCACCGGCCGGTACACCAGCTTCACTGTCACCCGAGATGCAACGACCCCCACCACAGAACTGGATCTCGCCTGGACCTTCAGCGGTACAGCGACTCTGACGTCCCAGTCACTTTCTCGATCAGGTGGCACCACTGGTGGCAGCATCATCAACAACCCTGCCGCCGCGACCCGCACCTACACTGATAGCGGACGGGCCCCGAACACCCAGTACACGTACACCTTGACCGGGACCCTCTCCACGGGAGAGACCATCACCGCTGTCGCCAGCCAAACAACTCAGGCGGTTTCCGTCCCCGGCGGCACCGGTTCATGGATCTCTGGATCATCCGGCCCGTACACCACGAACGGACAGTTCGGTAACTGGCGGAACGAGCCCGTCGAACTGGGAACCACCTGGTCAACTCTCGGCGGCGCTGCTCAGGGCCCTGCAGCGCATACCGGGTTGTGGCAGTTCGATCCCGGTAAGGAGTACGTCAACTGGACCGGTCACTGCGACCTGTCGGTGGGTGCGATCTGGACGGGTCACTCGACGTGGGCGAGCGCCGCCGCTGGTGGTAACGATGGTTTGTACACCACCATGTTCAACAACCTGAAAGCCAAGTGGACAGCCATTTCTCGCGGCACCGTTTACATCCGGTACGCGCACGAGATGAACGGCAACTGGTACGACTGGTCGGTCCCGAACGGTCAGCAGGCGAACTTTATCGCGGCGTGGCGGCGGTTCGTGAACATCGGCCGATCGATCTTCCCCGCAGCGAAGTACACGTTCGGCACCAACGGAGACACATCAGGACAGCAGTACAACTGGACCAGCCTGTGGCCGGGCGATTCCTACGTGGATGTCTACGCCACTGACTGGTACTCGAACCATTGGATCCGATGTGGGCAGCAGATCAACGAAACCCTTGACCAGTGGGGCGGTCCCGTTGGAATCGAAGCTCACCGGAAGTTTGCTCTCGCACATGGTGTCCCGTTCGCGATGCCGGAGTGGGGCATGAACAACGGAGCCACCGGCACCACCCAGACGGGGCAGCCTTCGGGTGACCAGCCGCTCTATATCGAGCACATGTACAACTGGTACAAACTTCACTCCGATGGGAATACACCCGGCAGGGCAGCAGGGAAGATCGAGTACGAAGCGCTGTTCAATGACGTGTGGTCGAACCACCAGTTCGACCTGTTCCCGGAGTCAGGTACTCGTTCACCGAACTCGTCCCTGAAGTACAAGACCCTGTTCGCGAATACCTGAGAGGCGTAGTCGATGGCTGACACATACACGATCTACGTCCTCGGTCCGAACGGGGAGATGATCGAAACCACCGGTGGTACCGGCAATCCCACGACCCCCAATGGTCCCGTGCTGTGGGACGACATCATCGGAAAACCGGCAACCTACCCATCATCTGCGCACACCACAGAAATTGGAGAGGTCAACGGTCTCACCCAGCAACTGAACGCGCTGGCGACTACCCCGATGACACTGGTGAATGCTCCTGCCGGGTACTCCCACACCGTGAACGAGATCTCCAGTGTCTACACCAGAGGCACCACCCGCACTGACATCGTGGTGAGGTTCCGAGGATTCACCGACCCCAAGGCGACCGCTGATCTGTGGGTCGTGGGGGATGAGTGGTTGAGGCCGGAATGAGCCGTACCTGGATAGCGACAGCTAACGCATGGAAATCACGCGGTTCTGATCCACAGGTCACGCCTCCGGATCCGGGACTCTACTGGGAGGACGACTTTTCAGCCGGTATCTTGTCCACGAACTGGGGCAAGCAGAACAGCCCGTTCGCCGCCGGTAACCGTGAGTCGCAGATGTACCGGCCCGCAAACATCATCACCGCAACCGCGACCCCAGGCGGCACCGGCCAGTCGTGCCAAATCATCAGCAAAGCCGAAACGCAGACCGGGTTGTCGTCTGCACCAGTGGAACCATTGACGACTCGCTCCGGGCAAGGCACCACCGCTGATCCGTACGTGTACGGCGTCATGCGGGCAACACCGATGACGCAACTCCCCAACGGCATCCGCTACTGGACTTCCGGGATGATGGATACCCGTGGAGCTTCACCAGCCCGGTACTTCCCTCTGTTCAGCAAGTTCGAGATTCGGGCAAAGTTCCCGTTTGGGCAGGGCACACTCCCAGCGTTCTGGCTACGCCGTGCTGCGTTTTCTGACGGCACCAATTTCGGTGCGTCGTGGGGTGAAATCGACATCTTCGAGCACTTCGGATCCTGGCGGCATGGCTACACCAAGTACTCCATGCACTTCCCGAACACCATCGGTGTGAACGCCACCCAGCAGTCGAAGATCGTGGAGAACCCTCTTCCCCAACGAGCCAGCACCAACTGGCATGTTTACGATGTGGAGATCAAACCGGATCCAACTCCAGGCAATGCAGCGCATCTGGATCCGTTGCAATGCCCGATCCTGTTCACCGCGCACCTTGACGGTGTGCAGTACGCTTCCTACCGATTGACGGATGTCATGTCGATTCGTGACCTGAACATGATCGACCGGACCACCGGGCTGAAGCGCCGCACAGATAATCTGGCGTGGGACATCTGCCTGAATAATGCGGTCGGTGGGCAGTGGGTTGGGCAGCCGGATCAGCAGCTCGGGTACCTGCCGATGCAGCACAAGTGCTCACAGAATCAGGTAGCCCCAACCGGAGGCGTCCCATCAGCTTGCGATATGACCAACCTGTACTTGGTGCAGTTCCCCTGCACATTTGAAATCGACTACGTCCGCGTCTATGACTTGGGGTACTGATGACCAACATCACGAAGCTCAACACCTTCGAGTCGGGTAACCCTTCCGGGACCGCGCTGACCGCCGGTGCCACGGGCAACACCGGAGGTTCAGCCGGTGACTGGCTCGCGAACGTCTTCGCCGCCACCGGCGGTGCAGCGTTGTTCACCAGCGATGCCCACGACGGATCCCTGGCTGGGCTCGCCCGGCTGGTGGCCTCAACGGGTACCACGTTCGGTTTCCGCACCGCCGCCGCCGGGGTCACCGATCTATACCTGAAGTCCTACTTCAAGATCGACGCCTTTGGATCAGCCACCCTTTTCCTGATCAACGCCAACGACTTCGCACTTTCAGCCTCCGGCTTCTCCGTCCGGCTCTCCACCACCGGAGTGCTGTCGGTTTACAAGCGGTCCGTCACCACCGCGACCCTGGCGTCCATGGTCACCCCGGTCACCACCGGTGTCTGGTACCGGCTGGACTGCCACTTCACCGCCGCCGGGGACTGGGAGCTGCGCTGCTACCTGGCGTCCACTGCTTCCGCGAACAACCCGTGGATCATGCTGTCGGATCCGATCAGCGGTTCCGGTGTCGCCACTGGACTGACCTTCTTCGACAACATCACCTGGGGTGCCCAGCCATCTACCGGCACCGCCACCCTGGACGCTGTGTATGACGGGATCGCTTACGGCACGGATTGGATCGGGCCGGTAGCTTCCTCCCTGGCCCGGCCGCTGGAAACCATCGCGTCAGTCAACATGACCTCCGTTGGCAAAGCTCAGCACTACTCGGCAGCCGCTGACGGGTCGGACACCTCATACTCGGAAACCGGGGTGCTGTCCGGAACAGCTTCCTATGTGGAGAACCGGCTGACCGCCCTGACCACCGGTCCGGTGAAGTTCGGGTCCCGTGTTGCTGCGGACGCCAATCCTGGCGTGGACTGCACCATCGCCTTGATGCAGGGTGCGTCGGTGATTGCTACTCGCACACAGAACGACATCCCCACCACTCCCACCACCTACGAATACACCTGCTCCGGCGGCGAAGAAGCGTTGATCACCGATCGGGAAAACCTGCGAGTACGCACCAGCTTCGTGGTCTGATATGGCTACCGCCAAGGTTTACGAGCAGCACGCTTCTACCTACACCGCGAACCTGGCACGGGTGTATGAGCAGTACGCCACCACTTACACCTCGGTCCTGGCACGAGTGTATGAGCAGTTCGCTTCTTCAGAGATCCCCTCCGGGTTGCAAGCCCGGGTGTATGAGCAGTACATCAAAACCGATGCTGCGCACCACATGATTCTGCTCGATGACGGGGCATGGCATCAGGCCACCCTGTTCCGGGCTACCGCCACAGATTGGCTCTGATATGGCTCACTCCGATGAGATCGCCCGGCTACTGAACGTTTACGTGGACACACTGGTCTCGGAGTTGACCACCAAGTTGATGGATGCGGAGAACGCCCGCGCTCAACTCGCCGCCGCTGTGGAGGTCAAGAGCAACCAGATCGCTGACCTGACCACACAGGTGGCTCGCCGCGAAGATGAAATCGCCACGCTGAAGACGCGGATCACGGAACTGGAGAACCCGGTTACCCCTCCCACGGATCCCGCAGACTTGTTCTACTGGGGCACCCCGGTCTGGCGGGATGAGTTCACCGGTGGCTTGGACAAGTGGAACGTTCGGACGCAAGCGAACTTCGGTCTCGGGATCGACGCCGGGATCCCGGAAGCCGCCAACGTCACCGTCTCCAACGGGTTGCTGCACATCAAAGGTGAGTGGCTGCCGGACGCTCCCCGGTCCCGCTCAGCATCCGCCACCGGCGTCACGGTACTCACCCACACCACCGGGTATATCGATCTGCGGCCCCTCAAGACCGGGGACAAGACGTTCTCTCAGACCTATGGCCGGTGGGAGATCCGTTGCAAGACCCCGACCGGCCCGAACACCAGGGGTTCCTTGGCAGCGTTCTGGCTGCGCCCGAATGACCGATCCGGGGAGATCGACATCATGGAGGCGTGGGGGTATGGCGGCACCATGGCCACCGACCACACCAAGTATCTGAAGGACACCGCAGTCACCACCATCCACACCAAGACCGATGGCTCCGGGACCAAGAAGTTCTGGCGGCACAAGGAACACGGTGGCCCTGCGAACGTCTGGCAGGACTTCCACGTCTACGCCTTCGAGTACACCCCGGACTATGCCGCTACCTTTGTAGACGGTGTTCAAATCATGCGGGTGACTCCGTCGGCAGACGGTGGCACCGGTCTGTGGAACGCGGCCTACTTCGGTTCACCGATGCACGTCCGTCTGAACATGCACATCGGACCATCTGTGGCGTACTGGGGTTTGCCGGATCCGGCGAACAAGGCCTACACCCAGAACCTGGACTACCAGGTGGACTACGTGCGGATCTACGCCCTACCTGCGTAGAGCGTCTAAGCTACAGGACAACCTCCTGTGAAAGGCTGACCAATGGCGATCTCCGTTGAAGCAACTCGCACCCTCATGGCGACGTACTACTCCACGCTGGTGACCCATCTGTCGGCCCACACCGCCAGCCCATCCACCACCGGCGCGAATGAAATGTCCGGCACCGGGTATGCGCGAGGTGCGATCACCTGGGGCACCGCTGCTACCTCTGCGATCACCGGGACCGCCACGATCGACATCGTGAACACCGGTGGCACCTTGACCCATGTCGGTGGCTGGTCAGCCCTGACCTCTGGTTCCTTCCGGGACGGCTTCGACGTCACCGACATCGTGTACCCCGGTGACGGCACCGCCGTCGTCAGCATCACCTACACCCAGACCTGACCTTCCCTCCTCCCCCTGAGAGGAGGGAAATCGCTGTGGGATCCGATGATGATCTGGCTCCACGAAGCTGGGCCGTCCAGGGTTGGGTCGAGGTAGTCCGTGCAGGAGCGGAGTTGCCGGAGGACCTTCCCGACTGGTTGAGGCACCAAGTTGAAGAGGTGACCACTGACCGGGGGAGGCTGTCGTGAGTATTGCCTTCGTCGCATCAGCCAGCAATACGGTTCAGAACCCGGCCACCTCACTCGCCTGCAACAAGCCCACCGGCACAGCGGACGGGCATGTGCTACTGGCTTACCTGGCAACCCAAGCACTGGGAGCCAACTTCGATGTCACCGTCACCCCACCGTCAGGCTGGACACTGGTGGTCGGTGGGAACGACCTCGGTGCGTCCACGTCAATCAGGCTCGACGTGTACGTCAAGGTCGCGGCTTCCGAGGGCTCCTCTTGGACGTGGAACTACACCGCTCCCTCCGGTGCACATGCTGCGATCGTGGTGCAGGCCTGGTCCGGAGTGGACACCACCACCCCGATTGTCAGCGGTGAAGCGGCATACCTCGCGCAGGTAGCCTCCTCCGGTACCCGCACCACCAGCAGTATCACCACGGCTGGCACGAGGCAGCTCCTGGCTGCCTGGGCGGACCGCAACGGGTCCACCTTCACCATCTCCGGTACCAGCCGTGGCACCGCCACCCTGGCTGTGTCGGCGTGTGTGGCTACAGAGGACGCTGGTTCGCAGGCCGCTGGAACCTACTCCCGCACCGCGACCGGTGCGGCGGTGACATCCGTTGCTGGGTCAGCGATTCTTGCGTTGCAAGAGGCTTCTTCCGCGATCCCGGCCACCGTTACCGCTTCCGGTGAAGGCACATCTGTTGTCACAGCGGTCCGGTCCGCCACCGCGTTCACCGTTGCCGCATCAGGTTCCGGTACAGCTATCCCCACAGTCACGCAGGGACTGATCCTGTGCATGGCGGGTGCACCAACCTCGTCCGGCTTCGCGACGGTAGCGAAAACCACCGGTACCACCGCGCGGATGGCTGTGTCGGTTAACTCGGACCTGTCCAGTGCCTCGTACACCAGCGCGCAAACCCCCGACGTCTACGGATACACCCACCACGCCGCAACCGGTCTCACCGCGAACACCCAGTACTACTGGGCGATCGAGCATGATGGACACCTGGACCTGGGAAAGCAAGGGATGGCTCGGACTCTGCCGACAGTGGGATCTTTGGCATCGTTCTCGTTCTGGGTGGGTTCCTGTCATGACTGGATCGGCTCCAACGTCTATGAGCACATCCGCACCAAGACCGGCGTTGGTAGTCTCACGGCACTGTTCGGTTCCCATCTCGGTGATATGGGGTATCCGTACATCGGTTCTGGCGGCACTCCTATCGCCCCGGCGAACACGGCCACGTTGGTAGCTGACCGGGAACTCACCATCACCGGACCGCTACCCATGCGGCTGTACCGGGAGATCCCGATTCACCACACCTACTCCGATTGTGACGGGGCGGGCTCGAACTCTGACGGCACTTGGGTAGGGTTTACCGGCGGCAATGTGCAGGCCGCGTACCGTGCCCAATTCCCGAATCCGACGCTGCCGTTGGCGGACACCCAGGCCCGTTCCTGGGTAGTGGGACGGGTTCGGTTCATCCAGACTGATGAGCTGACCATGGCATCAGCCCGGGGAGCTACGGACAACTCCTCTAAGAGCAAACTAGGGACAGCTCAGAAGGCCTGGTTCAAAGCGGAGATCGATGCCGCTGAAGCAGCGCAGCAGGCCGTGGTGTGGCTGGGAGACGGCGGCTGGCTCGGTGCGGCAGCCACTGGCGGAACGAACAGCACCTGGACGGCGTACTCCACGGAGCGAACTGAACTCGGTACCTACATTGCCGGTAAACCGTGGGTGTCTGATCACATCGTGCGAGCTGGCGGCGACATCCACACCCTGTTCGCGGACAGTGGGGCCAACAACTCTTGGGGCGGGTTCCCCACCACCGGCAATGCGCCGATGAGCACCACGGCCAACACCTACGGGCAAACTGTCTCAGACGGGAAGTGGCCCACCAGCTCTGGATCCGCCCGGCAGTACGGCTGGTATGACGTCACCGATGCCGGTGGCACGCTGACGATCGACTACAACGGCATGGCCTACGACTCAGGAACCACTACCTGGATCGAACGGGTTTCCATGACCATGACCTGGACCATGCCGGTCTCGGTTGCTGCATCCGGCTCCGGTACATCGGTAGCAACAGTGGTGCCTGGCCAGCGATTGAACATCTCCGCATCCGGTTCCGGTACCAGCGTGGTGACGTCGGTGCCTTCTCAGATGGTGACCGTTACTGCTTCCGGCACCGGAACGGCCTCGGTTACCGCAACTAGAAGTGCTACCGCCCTCACCGTAGCCGCGTCCGGTGATGGCACCACCGTTGTGACGGCTGGACAGGTACAGCTTGCCACCGCCACCGCGTCTGGTTCCGGTACAGCATCCATCACCAATATCAGGCCAGGGCACAGCATCTCCGCAACGGCGTCAGGTACTGGTACCGGTGGTATCACGCTGCTGTTCAAGCATGCCCACGCTGATGCTCTAGCTGCATCAGGGTCTGGTACCGCCACAGTGACGGTGGCTCCGGGTAACCGTCTCAGCATCACGGCATCCGGTTCCGGCACCTTGGTAGGGACGGTAGCCCCTCACTTGGTGGTGACCCGCTCGGTCTCTGCCTCTGGTGAGGGGACGGCTGTCCTGGATGTTGTTCCGGCCGGAAACCAAGAGATCATCCATAGGATTCCAGTTCGTCTTACTACTGGCCCAGAACGAGGCACCACGATCAGTATTACCCGCCCTCGTAGTTGACCAGACGACTATACTTTCCTCATGAGCGAACTTGAGGCGTACGTCGCCAACCAACTGCAGGACGAGTACGGCATGACGTTGCAGGAGGCCAGCGAAGCGGCTTCCCGGCAAATGGAACGGGTGGAGGAACGAACCAAACTTCAGCCGGTGTCAGCGATGTCCCGGGAGTACCTGGACTCAACCGTGAAATCCACCCTGGACCGCCACTTGGCCGTCCACCATGTCCCGAAGAACCTGGCCCGGGACATGGTGGCCAACCCGGAACTGACCGGCTCAGTGCTCAGGCACCCGTCGATGCGGGCGCAACTGACGCAGCCACCGAAGACTCAGGTGAAGCCGGTTCTGAATCTCGTTCGGCGGGTACGTACCTAGCCAACAGCTCTACCGGATCAGTCCGCGTTTCGTCTGTCACCACAGTGGTCTCGAAAACCCCTGCGTTGCAACGGAACGCTGACTGTTGTCCTTTCCGGATCCGGTACGCCACCTGACTGAGGGTATGTTTCTGATCCTTCTGCCTGGATGAGATGGCGTACCACTGCCCAGGGTTGGACTTGAGCTGAATAGCCACCTGGGCGTCGGGCTCGGCCAGGACGCGGCGTCGTTGAGGCATGGGAAAGATACTACCCACCGAATAGGGCCCGGAGCTTGTCCCGGTCATGGACGATTGATTCCAGCGCCTCAGCCTTCTCATCAAGCCGCGCCAGTTGAGCGATCTCATTGCTGTTGGCCACCACCAGGTCTCGGTAGGTGATGGCAGCGTGCCGCTCGGAACCGATGCGGTGGAACCGATCTTCACCCTGGACGTTGAGAATCGATGACCAGTTCCGCTCGAACACGATCACGGTAGAAGCTGCCGTCAAGGTGATGCCGGTTCCGCCTGCCGCGTAGGTCAGCAGCACGGTCTTCCGCTTGCCGGACTGGAAGTCCTCGATGTCCAGGTCTCGGGTCTTCTGTGGGATCCCGCCACAGATGAGCGCCAGGTCCATCGGAGTGGCCAGGCCTTCTGCATAGATCCGCTCCTCCACCATCCGCAGCGCCTTACGGGAGGTGAACAGGAAGGCGACCTGCTCACCCTTCCACTCCCCGTCCTTCCACATCTCGATCAGCCGCTCCAGCTTGACGCTGGGTGGCTTTATCCCGATTTCGGTGTCGGAGATGGGGTAGCCGGTACCGGATGCCAGCAGGGACAGCCGACCGGCCTGCACCAGGACATCCTTGGCGGTGATGGCACCCTCGTCCACCAAAGCGAGCATTTCATCGCGCATCTCGTTGTAAACCCGCAACTGCTCACCACCCATGGTCAGGTGCTCTTCCAGAGACCCACCACGCAGCTTGGGCGGCAGATCCTTGAGCACCTGCTCCTTGAGCACCCGCCGCGTGATGCCGGTGTAGGTGGCCTGGAACTCGTCTTTCCGCTCCTCCTTCCAGCCGAAGACTTCCCAGAACCCGGCCCAGTTGTAGCCAGCGTTGCAGTACCAGTCCACCCACTTGCTGCGGGATCCGTTCGGCCAGGAGACGGGGTCTGCGAAGTGCAGTAGCACCCACGCCTGGTCGATCTGTTTGGAGATCGGGGTGCCGGTGGCCGCCCACCGGCGGGGCTCGCCAGGGGCGTACTTGCCGACACCGTTGAGAGCCTGAGCGGTCTGGGACTCGTGGTTGAGCGCGCGGTGCGCCTCGTCCGCGATGATCACCGACCAGCCGATGGTGTTCAGATCCTTCATATGGACCTGGCACTGCGCTTCGGTGACCTCCCGGATGGTGCGGCCCTTGGTCTCCTTGGTGTGCGCCTCACCTTCCGCGAGAGCTTTCTTGTCTGCATCTTCTCCTGTGAACAGGGTTCCCACGTAGTCACAAAGCGTGTCGTCGCAGACCACCTGGGAGCCCTCCTCGCTGAGGTGCAGCTCATGGCCCGGCTCGATGTCTGGGATCGGCTTGCCGTTCTCATCAGTCAAGCCGGACGTAAGTCGTGGCCCACCGCAGGCGATGCAACGCCGGAGCGACTTGCCGGGAGCTGCCTCGAAGCGACTGGACGTGCGTAGGTTCGAGTACCCCAGGATGGCGACGTCGAACTCACCTGCGCGCACCTGAGCGAGCTTCTTGCTCCTCTGAGTAGCGTTGCCGGTGATCTTGATGAAACGCAGCTCCGGTCCGAAAGTCTGCAGTGTCCGTAACCAACCGGTCGTGATCACCGACTCCGGGCAGACCACCAAGATCGGACCCTCCTTGTGGAGCTGTCCTTGCTGCACGGCGGCGATGAACGTACCCGTTTTGCCGATCCCAGTTTCGTCCAGCAGGATCCGGCCGCGCATCTCGGTGTCAGCCAACAACCACTGTGAACCGGCCACCTGGTGCGGGTAGTAGCTCAGGCCCTCAGCCTTCTCCCCGACCCCCAGCGTTGCGGATAGTTTCCGCAGCGTCTTCCACTCTTCAGCGGATTTCTTGTACCAGGCCTTGACCTCTGCATCAGGAGCCAATGGGACGCCGGTGGTCTGTGAAACGGTCCCCAGCGCCAGCACGGACGGCCAGCCACGCGGAAGGGTGCTGACCTTGCCCAGCGTGCTCCACCGGAACCCTGGGATCGCCTTGATGCGGTCCAGGAAAGTGGGAGGGTGGCAAACAGCCAAGCGTCCGGCGTTGCGTCGGTCTCCCACGCTCTCCGGGAGAAACAAGAGTTCCAACTGTGTCATGACTTCCCGTTCCAGTGGTTGGCTGTCCAGTGCAGTGCGTGGCTCAGAGCCATGAGCGCGTGCCCGCCGCCACCCTTGCCGACCGGGTTGTCCCCGAGACGGTAGGGACGGAGCTTATCCGGTGTCCCCCACGCCTTGGCGGCCCCGGCGAAGGTGTGGTTGAAGAACCGCTCCGGCCGGAAGATCAGTTCCAGGCTGCCGATAATGTAGATGACATCCGGCTCCCAGGTCTTGACGAACGAGGCCGGTTTATACGCTTCGCAGATACAGTACTCTACGCCTCCGTAGAGTCTCAAGGCTGCTGCCCAGTCCAGGAACTCCATGCGTTCCACGGTCTCTCGCCACTCCAGCACACGGATCTCCAGCTTGGAGATCGGCTCGAACAGCACCGCTCCGGTGGCTCCGTTCACGCCCTGCGGCCGGGTGCCACGGGTAGTCTTGCTGGTGCCTCCAGGGTCTACCGCGAGAACCTTCATAGCATCGCCCCTACAACCAGTCCGTGCAGATCAGCCAGACTTCCGTTGTTCTGGATCACCCGGTCTGGCGTGATGGAATCCAACTCGGTCTCGCTCTTGTGCTTGTCTCCGACGTCGGTGCCTGGCCGGTACACCCGCCACACCTCTCCACCGAGTTCTCGCACAAACGCAGCCTCGTTCAGGAACCGGAGGTCGGAGACGCAGACGTCATAGCCCTGCTCCAGCAAGACCTTTGCGCTTTTGTACCAGGTCTTGGGCCAGATCTCCTGACCGAAGATGTCACGCCCGCCCTCGGTGCCAGCCTTCTGCAGGAGCCGCCGGATCTCTGGAAATCGCTCCTTGAGTGCATCAGCCATGCCAGTGACCTCGAACCCGTAGGTGTCCCGGAGGACATCACACACCGCGTTCTTGCCCGAGTTCTTGTACCCGGTAACAGCTATCAACTTGCTCACTTCAGCTCCGCCCAGCTAGATCCGATGTTGGCCTTGGCGTAGATCCTGACCCCGTGTTCCTCGGGATCGATCTGCGCGTTCATGATCTCTTCCATCTCGTGCGCTGCGTCCTTGGCCTCTCTGCGTGGCACAGACAGGATCAGCTCGTCGTGTACGGCCAGACGGAGGTTGTCCCCTAGTCCTGCTGCCTTGCAACCCAATGCGGACTCCTTGAGAATCGTTGCGGCCCAACCCTGCGTGGCCCAGTTCGGCAGCACACGAGCATCCTTGGGATCACGCACTTTGAACCGACGTCCGTTCGGCGTCCAGATCTCATAGGCACCGTCCTTCTTGTGCACCATGGAAGCGCCCTGATCCTTGAAGCTGGGGTACCGCTTCTTGAGGGCGTTCAGCACCGGCTCCACCTGAGACTCCGGTAGGTTCGCGGTCTCCGAGATGGTCTTGATACCCCCGGCGAAGATGGTGGCGTAGGAGGTGTTCTTGATCGGGGAACGGCGTGGGTCGGACTTCTGAAAGTCAGGTTCCCCGTAGAGGTCTCGCCCCATCAGGACGAAGAAGTCATCCCCGGTCTCGTCAGCCTGGTTGAACATCTGCTTGAGGATGGGGTCATTGTTGAGGATGGCCCACGCCCTCATCTCTATTTGTCCGAAATCTGCTCCGATGAGAACATGATCCGGATTGTCCGGAAGGAACGCTCGCCGTGCGGTGGTGTCCCCAGCCGGGAGCTGCTGCAGTGGCGGGTTCGACACCGACATGCGGCCGGTCTTGGCGGCCATGCTCCAGATCGAGGGGTGGATCACCTGCGGTGACATCTCCCCGCCGATCATGTGCAGGAGCTTTTCCAGGTAGTCCTTCCGCATCCGTTGAACCTTCATGTACTGCAGCCGGAGCCGAGCCAGCGGATGGTCCACGTTGCGGAGCTGCTTCTTGTCGATCGAGACCTGGCCGCCATCAGTCAGTCTGGTCTCGTCCAGCACCCCGGCAGCCTTGAGGACCCGCAGCGCGTCCGCCCGGTTGGAGGGATTGCCCCAGCCAGCGGCGTTGCACTGTGCTTCGAGTTCGGCTTCCTCCTCCATCAGCTCATCGACCTTGATGGCGATGTACTCACCATCCACCACCATCCCGGTCCGGGCCATCTGGTTGGTGATCACCGAAACGGCGATCTCCATGTCGTGGTGGTAGGCGAACTGCTTGCGCCAGGGCTCCCACTTCTCATACAGCCGGGCGGTGGCCATGGTGTCCATGACGCCGTACAGCGGGTAGGGCTTCCACCCCATGGGGACAGTGGTCCACGTCCACCCGGCTTGCTTCATGCCGTTGTGCAGCCTGTCCGCACCGATGGCGGTCTTGGCTCCGAAGTCGCCAAGTTCCTTGCGCGCCAACTGCTTCAGGCCACGGCTCTCACCGGCGAATCCACCCAGACCGGCCCAGATCTGGGTGTCCTGCATGATCGAGGGATCAATGATGATGCCCTCTTGGCGGAGCGCCTGAGCGTCGAACCCGAAGCCGTTGTGCCAGACGTGCTGAGTGCGGGATTCCGAGATCCAGTCGAACGCACCCCGGACCAGGCCCTTCCACTCCTGGAACGGGATGGCCCAGCCGCCGTCAGCATCACCGAACTGCATCATCCGGACGTGGAACCCAGGCTTGAAGATGTCCAGCTCAGATCCTGCCGGATCGGAACCCGACTCGATGTCGCAGGCGACATAACCTTGGGGGCGGTGTGTGAGCCAGTCCCAGAAGTCAGCGACCTTGCTCGGGTTGGTAAGGACGCGGGCCTTACCTGTGGGTGCGTTCATGGTGTCCTTTGGTAGGTACAGCGATGCCGGGCCCGGGAAGACCCGAACCCGGCATCAGAGGTGGATCAGGAATCGTCCGCTGCGCCCCACGGATCGTCCGTGGAGATCGCACCGGCCGCGACCGGAATCTGCTCAGCCGGTTCCTCGGGGAGGTCCGGGAGGGTGGCAGCGGCCGGAGGCGCGACTACGCCGGTGACCGCTCCGGAAGCAGCACCGGCCAGGTTCTGATTCTCACCGATCAGCTTGATGTAACGGTTGATCTTCGCCCGCTCATCGCCGTTGTAGTCGTCGTGCTTGATCGAGGCCACGATCGTGGTGCCCTTGATCAGCTCTGCCATGCGAGAGAGCTTGGTGTTGCCGGTTTCCCGTGCCCACTCGCTGGTGATGCCGAACTTCTTCATCCGGCCCCAGAACATGGTGACGGCCTTCTCCGAGTACCAGATGTCATCGAAGACCCGCGAGCCCCGGTACGGGCCATCCGCGATCTCCAGGGTGACGTTGATGCCCTGGGTCCCGGTCTTCGCCTTCTTGTACTTGGCATCGACCACGGACCAGACGTACTCCTCCTCAGGCAGCAGCTTGCTGCCGGTGGCGATGTCGTCCATCCCAGCCAGTTCGTCAGCGAGGTCGAAGTCCTCTTCGTCGTCGTAGCTCATTTGGTGCTCTCCTTCTCGGGTTGAATCTCCGGCGCACCGACGGCGACGGGGACGGGTACAGGCTTGGACATGGTGTCCAGCCTCATAGCGAATGCGGCGTGGATCATCTGCCGCACGGTGGTGTTGTTCTTGCTGATCTCCGCGATGGACTCACCGGTCACGACTTTCAGCTCGAACGGTGAAGCGATCCGGCCGGAGATCCGGCCGCCTGCCACGAAGGTCTTGGGATAGGTCTCTTCGGTGTGCAGGTGCCTGACCAGTACTGCGTTGTTGCCCTGGACGATCTGCTTCTTCTCCAGGAAGCCGTTGATGTCGAACAGGTAGGGAAGGACGTTGCCCATCTGTCCCTGCAGCCATGGCCGCCAGATACCGTCCTTGGCGTCCTTGCGGGCCATGGAGGTGACGACCACGGAGTTCACCGGGAACGTGGGGTGCTGGGTCATGTCCCGCAGCCGGTTGCAGAAGCTGCGGAGCAGCCGGAGGATCTCTCCCCAGCCATCCCAGTCCATCTTTGCGCCCTTGGCCTCCACGAACTTGTACTGCAGCTCGGAGATGGAATCCACGGAGATGGACTTGAAGGGATGTGGCTGCCGGTGTAGCCAGTCGATGGCCTTGGCAGCCTGGTCGAACTTGGTCACCTGAACGACAGCGGTGTCCCAGGTGCCATCGTGCACCGGTGGCGGGCCGATGGGATCCCAGACGATGGCGTTGATCGGGAGGAACTGCGCCGCCGATTCGCAGTCCAGCAACAGGCGCGGTGCCATGCCGCTGATGGCGAGCAGACTTTTGCCCGCCTTGCTCTCTCCGTACACCAGTACGGAAAGGGAGTGATTGAGCTTGCGCGGCTCTGAGGCCACAGGACGATCCTTTCACTGACAGTGACTGCGGACTGCTGCTCTTCCCTCCTCACCGCTTGTTGATAGCTCTGCAATACTACACCTCCTTGTCAAGAAATCCAAGTCCGGTGAGGGTGTTGGCGGGGTCTTCCTCGTAGCGCTGCAACGGGTTTCCCTTGACGTACAGGTCCAGCAGCATTCGCTCTCCACCGGAGAAGTTACCTTGCTGCATCTCGTAGCAGGGGAGCTTGTAAGGGCAGGTCTTGCACTGCCAACTGGTCTGGAAGGGCGCGACCTTGCGATGGTCTGCCCCGGCGTCCAACTTGCCGACGATCGAGGCTACCCGGTCCACCTGAGCGATGACGTTCTGCTCGGCGGCGGCGAGCCGGTCCTCGGTGTAGGGCTCCACCAACCGCTTGTAGTAGGGCGGCTTGCTGGACGGCCCGCGCATCACCTTGCGGAGCATTGTGAGGATGAACCCGGAGACCCGCTGGGTCTGCCCGGCCTGGCGGCGCTCCAGGATCACGTACATCGGACCCTGGCTCTCGTTGAGCAGCGCCAGCTTGGACTCCTCGGTCAGGGACGACGTCGTCTTGTAGTCCTCCACGTAGAGATCACCGCTGAGCTGGTCCTGGGATAGGACGTCGAGCTTGCCTCTGAGCAAGACGTCGATCTGCTGCCCGCTCTCCAGTTCGATGGTCAGCACGGTGGAGAGCTTGACTTCGATCCCCACCACCTTCCAGTGGCCGTAGACACCTTGCTCTTCCAGCCATTGCTCGAAGCCTTCGAGCATGATCTGGCCCATCTTGGATTCCTTGTCCAGGTCCTCTGGCGGGAACGCCATCTCTTCTGCGATCTCCCACTCCCGGTCCATCAGCTTCTGCCAGATGGTGGCGGCTGGGATGGTCCATCCGCTGCGCCCCCAGAGTTCCAGGGCGGTGTGGATCCGTGACCCGAAAGGCATTGCGCCCGTGCGGTTCTGCTCCTTTTTCTCCAATCCGAGGTATTGGCCGAAGTACCCGAGGCGGGGGCACGTTGACCACTGTTTGAGGGACGAGTAAGAGACCTGTTCTAGCGGCATCCGACCAGTGAAGCACGCCGATAACTTGTTGACAAGGTTGACAATACTCATGCTATTCTCATGATGACGGAGCGACAACTTCACGAACGAGAGGCACCAGATGGATCTAGGCGAAGCCGAAGTCAAGCTCAAGTTCGATGTACGCGGAACACTCGCGCGCGAACTACGAGAGGCGGCCGATCTCCTTGATCCGCCGCCCGAGCCCACGTTCAACCAGCACGTAGAAGACCCGGATCAGCTCTCGGCCTTCGTGCTGGCACAGGAGCAGGCATCGGCCGCTCCTGGAGATCTCTCTTAGTCCTGAAAGGACACCCATGAACCTCCGTTCCGTTCTCACAGTCGGTGGACTCTCCGCCGGTCTGATGCTGCTATCGGCAACCGCCGCACTCGCTACCGGTGACCACGGTGGCTGCCAGTACGGGTGCACACCACCCCCGACAACCGTCACCGTGACGGTTACCTGCTACGTGGACGTCCCCACCACCGTCTACGAAGAGGTCCCGACGACCGTCTACGAGGACGTCTACACCACGGTCACCGATCACCAGACGGCAACGGTCACTGAGCAGCTTCCAGGGGACACGGTCACCGAGACGGCGACAGTTACCGCACCGGGCGGTACCACAACGGTGACCGAAACCGGTGCTACTGTCACCAGCACCGTCACGGTGGGAACCATCACCACGACCGCCACCGAAACGGCCACGGAAACCGCGATCACCACGGCGATCGATGTTTCCACGGCTACGGTAACGGCGGAGAAGACAGTCATCTCGGTCAACGACGTGACGCATGAAGTCACCAAGACGGTCATCGCCACCGAGACCGTGCAGGGTGACAACGAAACCGTGCTGCAGGTCCAGGAGCGCGTGATCCAGCCGATCGTGAACTACGTCAACGGCGCACCGACCACTAGCTACCTCACCTCAACAGTAGCGGCGGCCCCGGTATTGCTTGATACCGGAGCATCCGGTAGTGTTGAGTCGTTGGCCTACACCGGGCTCAACACCGTTCAGTTGCTGTACATCGGGATCGCCACTGTCGCTCTTGGCGGACTGCTCCTGTACGCAGCGCACCGGCGTCGGCGTCCCGCCGCGTCACATAACTAGGAAAGGCCCGTCCGAGCAATGGACCTCCCAGACTTCCCCGGAGGCATGAACGCCACCCTGGGAGAAGCACGCTCCTGGATCCGTGACCAGGTCATCAACGCACAGGGAGCCAAATGCCCCTGCTGCACCCAGCTCGCCAAGCAGTACCGCCGAAAACTGAACTCAGGGATGGCTCGTTCACTGATTCAGATGTACAAGGCGGGAGGCACCACATGGTTCGTGGATGTCACCAAGGTCTGTCTCGGCGGAACCCGTGAAGAGGGCAAACTCCGCTACTGGGGCTTGGTGGAAGAAGCCGAGGAGAAGCGTGAAGACGGTGGACGCGCTGGGTGGTGGAGAGTGACTAAGGAGGGTGAGATGTTCATCCGACAACAGGTGACCATGCCTAGTCACTGCCTGCTGTACGACAACCACTTTCGCGGGTTCTCAGGGGCTCACGTCACCATCCAGGATTGTCTCGGGAAGAAGTTCAACCTGAGAGAACTACTGGAGGCCTGATGCCCTGCTCACCAGGCATGAGAGCCTGCGCCAGCTCCTGCGCCCACCGTCTGTGGGTGCAGGAGCACCGCGCTGATCGAGCTGCGTGGGAAGTCAAGCGTGACAACGGCGGCCTCGGGTACGCAGAAGAGACCCGCGACTGGGAGAAGGAAAACCCAGGGCCGCTGCTCAAGGACAGGATGCTCCACCGAGAGAAGGCACCCGAAATGGAACTGAGCAAGGAAGAGATGGCTCGCCGTAACGCAGCTATCGTGGCAGACCGCCAGCGGGTGATTGCAGCTCAGGAACTTCAGAGTGCTGCAGAAGATGCTCGTGCTGCCCAGTGGCAAGCATTGGCACCCTCAATGCCTGGTACGCCTATCGGGAACCCCACCGCCGAGAAAGCCCTCATCGCCACTGCTTTGTTCAGCCAGAAGGGCGCTGAGGTGCTCAGGACACTGGACCCCGAAGAGTTCCAGCAGCCGCTGAACCAGCACATCGCCAAGGCGATCGGTCACCTGGAGAGTTACGGGGTCCGTGCGAGTGCTGTCGCTGTGGAGACCTACATGCGCGGCGAAGACCAGAACATCCCCGGGATGGTCAAGTCCCGGACCGGAATCCTCCACGGACAGCTACCGATCTCCCGTATTGCCAGGTCAACGGAGTGGGATTCCTCTCTACCGCTTGGAAACGTAGATCGCACGCAGTACGGTCTCCAGCACCTGGAAGCCACGGCCAGCCCTACCGTGATGGCTCACAGCTTCCGGGATGAGATCCACAACCAGTGGGTCGCCACCAAGACGCAGGAGGCGTACCAATGGGGAGCCCATTCACTACAGTCTGCCCACGAATCCCCGGAGGGGACGACGCCGGATGTGACGACGGCGGTACAGCACGAGGTGCGGAGCAGGATCGCCAGCTTGAACACCAAGGACCAGGACATTCCGCGCTTGCGTCCATCCCAAAGCAACCAGACGGTGCGAGCGATTCGCTCACGCCAGCGCGCATGACAACTGAGAAGGACGTGGACGACCGATGGTAGGAACGAAGGAATCCGCCGCCAAGGCGAAGATCACCAAGGAAGAGAACGTTCGGACGTACGAACGGATCACCGGGCTGCCGGTGGGTGCCAGGGTCAAAATAGGGACAACCCCCGGCGGCCACTTCAATGGCCGCACGGGGGTTGTTGACAATCACAATATGGGCGAAGTCGGCGTGGAGATTGGTGGCCGGGTCTACTACTACCGGCCGTCCGAAGTCACCAAGCTGTGATCACGGGTTGACGTTGCCCTCCACCGGCGGCGCGGGCTCTTCGTCAACCGGAGGCTCCTCGACGGGCGGCTCTTCCACCGGCGGTTCCTCAACCGGCGGCTCCTCCGGGGACTCCGGGGTGTTGGCCGTAACGGCCTCGGCCAGGGAGTTGGTGGAGGCGTCGAGCCGGTCCTTGAGAGCGGAGATGGCGGCCACGTCAACGCGGCCCTCTTCCGCCTGCTGGAGCAGCTCATCGAGCTGAGCGCCGAAACCGTTGATCAGTGCAACCGCACCGGCGACGGTGGTTTCCTGTTCCGATACCTCATTGGTGAGGCCGGAGAGATCTGCTGCCATGCTGGCGACTCCTTCTGTTAGTTCCTGGACGGCGTCCAGGATCTGGGTGTGTTCTTCGCTCGTGCCACCGGTGTGGACGTGAACGTGGATGTGTACTTCCTCGGGCACCTACTTGCCCCCGTTTCCGTAGTAGCTCAGGTCCCGCTCCATCGCCGCCGTCTGAGCATCCCGATCGCGGTAATTCTGAGCAAAAGGGTAAGGCTTTCGGGTGACGGGATCAATCGTAACGCCGTCGTACTGCGAGCCCTGCACCATCTGAGCTACCTCCGCTTCATCGGTGGTGAACCAGCTCGGCGCGTTCTGCAGCATCCGGTCCAGGAACCGCGTGGTGGCGATGTACGGATCCATCGAACCCATCGTGGTCCCCCACCAGCGAGCACGCTGCTGGTAGAGCCCGACTGAGTCCTTGTCCTTGCCTTGCCCATCGTTGGGGTAGTTCAAACTCTCCGGCACCGATGCGTTCGCCAGGTTCCGCCAGTCAGTCTCTGCGAAGATCGTGCGGTAGGAGATCCGCTTGGCGCGGGCCCTGGGCAAAGGTCCCCACTTGGTGGGACGCAGGTTTCCGAAGTCCTCGACTGCTTGATCAACTTGCGCCCGGTACTTGTCCCGCTTGTCGATCGCGGGCTCTACGCTTTTGGGACGTTCAAAACATCCCCAGGGTTGATGTTGTTGATGTCGGTGACCTTCGGATTCAGCTCCTTGAGCTGGTCCACGCTGATGCCGTGAGCTGTGGCGATGCTGGTGAAGGTGTCGCCGGACTTGACGGTGTACGTCGCAGTGGTAGTGGTGGAAGCATCGCCATCAAGTTCTGCAACGATCCACCGAGCAACCTCATTCAACTCAGCCCGGGACAATGTGCTCATCCGCGACTGAATATCCTGGATGCGCCAATCACTCGACGCCAGGTATCCGGCCGCCGAATAGGTCTGTCCGTCCACGGAAGACTTAATGCCCTTGTTCCACACTGTGTCAGCGATCTGCGTCTTCGCGGTGTCACCGTAGGGGTAGTAATCCGGCTGTCCAGTAGCGTTCGTCTGCTGATTGATCAGTGCCTTGACTGACTCACGACCGTAGTGCGCAGCATACTGCTGGAGCTTTTTGTCAACGACCCGTTCCAGATCCGCTTCCGTTGCCATGTCGAACCAATCTCCTTCAGATGGGATGTTGGGGCCAGTGGGAATGTCTATGTTGCCGCCGGTACTGATCAGGATCTGAACCTTGGCGCGGAAATCGGCCAGCTCCTTGTCCCAGTTGGCTTGGGTGTTGCTGGCCTGGGTGAGCCATGGGTCCTGCTTGCGGCCTCGCGGAGACGCTTCGATCTTGTGGAAGGTGATGAAATCCGCCTGCCGCTTCTCCACCTTGCAAGCCACTGCACAGCCTTTGAGTAGGCTGGACATCATGGGTGCTGGGTACAACTCGTTGACGGTGTGATCCGTCTCCACACCCACCGAGTTCCGGTTGGTGAGCCCACCCCGGACCACCCCGGCGTGGGAGGCCACTCCAGCTCCGCAGAAGTGCCAGACACCCGAGGTGTCCAGCCAAAGCTGGGCGCTGGGAGAACCGGAATTGTAGGAGTCAATGATCCAGTTCAACGCGCCGGGCGTCGGCCCAGCCGGGGTGGCGTCATGGTGGACATACAAGGACATCAGCGGGCTGTTCAGTGAGCCCTGCGGTTTGGATGTGTTGGGGAACCCGTTGTGTAGCTGTACGGAAAGGCCAGCAGCTTTGAACGCTGCTGGCCACTGGTCGAGAGACACTACGGAGCCTCCTGGCTAGGACTGGCCGTTCCTTTGCGTTTGAAGCTGCTGCGCCTGCTGGTGGATCAACGTCAAGGCGTTCTGCAGCTCTGCACGCACCTGTCCCAGCTCGGTTCGGCAGGCGTTCAACATGGCTTCCAGCTCGATGGTACGAGCCTGTACCTCCCGGATCGTAGCGTCACGTTCCCTGATCGTGGCGTCCTTCTCGGCTATGGCTTCCCTGTGAGTGATCCTGACTTCGGTCAACTCTTCTTTCGCAGCTCTCAAGTCGGTCCCCACCTTTTCCAACTGCTCATTCGTAGCGTTGGTCCGGATGGTTGCCCGATCCAGTTCCGCCGCGATCTTTTCGCGCTCCACCCCGAGCACCGTGACCATGGCCTGGTTGATCCGGTTCTGGTCGTTTTTCGCTGACTTCCGTGCTGCGTAGATACTCCCCGCCGCCGTGATGATGGCGACGACGATGATCGCGATTGCCTGTTCAAAGGTCACAGCTCGACCTCCGGCCTGCGTAGGTGCTCACAGTCCAAGCGGAGCCTCTCGTTCTCCTTGGTCACCTCGATGAGAGTGACTTCAAGATCCCGCCGGGCCTTCTCGGACTGCTCTCGCAGGTAGATCTCGTGAGTCTTCCGTAGGCCCTGGATAACACCGGCTGACAGAATGATTCCCGTGAAAATTAACCCGAGACCGGCATACAGGTCAATGAGCCTTCGGTCACTCGTTGGAGCCAACCATGCGCTAACTAGGTAGATCAGACCCCAGACGAACCAGAGCATCAGCATGCTGAATGCACTGAGTCGATCCCAGTCGGGGTGTCGGTGCCCCGTGGCAGCCACCAAAAGAGTGATGACACCTACCGCAATCCAGACCCATCCCCAGAACAGCACGAACACCGAGCCAAGTTCTACAAACAGCCAGGCTTGCGGTGGTTGGCCCCACACCGTCTGCGCACCCCGGATCGCGGTGATCAAACCAGTCCCGGCGAGGTAAACGGCTCTGGCGTCCGGTTGCTTAGGAGGTATCTGGAAGAGGTAGTCGGACCACCCCGGCTGGCCGAAAATGAAGCGTCGTATGCGGCCCATTGGCGCTCCTTCGACATTGAAACAAGTCTTCAGCCGAAGTATCCCTGATTACTGGCAGCTACACGCTTGTTACAGCGGACCAATCTGCGAACGCAGAGTCATGATCACGGAGCTGCCGTAGGACTGATGACACGATTGGAGCAGGGCGTCCGGTTCTGTTGTTCATCAGGGCGCGATACAGGTGTTCTGGGTCCCTGGCTTGAAGAACTTTGGACCTGGTGGCTTCCAGCACGGTTTGTGGGTCCATGGCGTCCCCGACGTCCGGCATGCACTCAAGGCAGGGCTCGCGATGCACGCGAGCCTCTTCCCCGGCTTCCAGCCAGGTAGGCATCTCTCCGGTGACACGGACACAGTCCGGCCGGTGCGCGAGTACCGATCGGCCTATCTTCGAGATGACGTACTGCTGGCTCGGCAGCCGGTACACCACCAGCTCACTCCAGCGCGGTGCACCTGGCCGATGTGAGCTGGCGGTGGCGATAACGTCAGCCTCGAATCGCAGGATCCGCTCCCCGTCCCTGACGGTGCGGATCATGGCAGCTGGTAGAGACTGGATCCCGGGCCCCGGCGCGGGCCACCAGGAGTCTTGACCTGCTGGATCGCCCCGCGACTGACCATCCGCCGTAACCGTGCATGGATGTACTGCAGGTCCGAATCCGGAATCAGATCCCGGATGGTGCGCGGTTCGGATGGGCCGTTCTCGGTCAGCACCTGGATGATCATGTGATCCACCGGCGTCCTGGGTCCCTTGTTGAAGGGCTTCTCACGAGGGGCGATGGCCTTCAACATGTTCGGAGTATAGCGGTTTCGATCAACAGTTAGGCGTAGTCACCAATTCGGACGATGGCGCACGGCGGTGTGTCCACGATGGCCAGGACGTTGGCCACGATGGAGGAATTGTTCATCCGGGCGTGCCGCAGGATGTCGTTGCTCTGCACCGAGGTGTACTCGATCTTGATCGGCCCGGTGAAGAACGCCCGTGGTGTGCTCATCTCATAGCCGTTGGAGATCACCACCGGTTCACCCCAGATGGTGACGGCCTTGCCTCCGCCGTCGATCTGCAGGACACCGGCGGTGACCAGGATCGGCGCGATGCTCGGCGGGACGTGGAAGATCGGCTGGCCCTCCAGGCTCAGGACTGATTCGTACCAGAGCTTGCGGGCGGCCACCACGGCTGTCCGGTAGTTGTCTGCGGTGTTCCCAGCCAGAGCAACCTCTTGGACGTCGGCGTGGTTGAGCCAGGAATCCGTCTCAGCGATCGGCTGGATCACCAGGGCCCGACTCAGCGGGTATTCGAGGTTGGCTTCCAGTGCCTTCTCCACCCATGCCTGGTCATCCGGCCGCTCACACAGCACGCTGCGGTTGAGCTGGGCCTCGATGGAGAACGGATTGACGTGGTACGCGCTGGCTTCGGATGCATCGGTGCCCACCAGGTCAACGCTGGTCTCTTCGCAGGCATCGGTGAGCCGCAGGTTGACACCACACTCCCGCGCCGTGGAGTTGTACCCACTGGTCCAACGCTCGGACCCCTGGTTGACCTGCGCGGCCTCAAGCAGCTTCATGGTGGTTCCTTCCGTCAATACTCATATCGTCACAGATAGCGGCGTCAAACGCACCCTGCCACCGCCGGAGTAAACACCGGTCTGTTCGTAGCTAGCGGTGATGGCGAATCCCTTGATGGTGCCATTGACCAGGTCAGTTGCCCAGCCCAAGGGGATCGGGACCCAGGTGGCCACGTTGGCAGCAGGGTCCGTGGGCAGAATCGGTGGATCGTCTGACAGCACAAGACCGCCAGTAGTGTTGCTGATCAGGTGTGGGGTGATCTCCAACGGACCGCCGGAGGTCCTCGTGACTTCCAGTTCGGCCTTCTGAATGGTCTTGCCTGCCATGGAGGCAAATGTGGTGGGGGAGTAGAACCAGATGCCCGTGGTGGTGGGTCCCTGCAGCAACGTATCGGGTACCCACGTATTGAAGGTGGCATCCCAGGTAGCCAGACTCACTGGTGTGTAGACCACCGGTGCCTGGGCAATTTCCGGCGGCGGCGTGGACCCGGTAGCACTGGCCTTCCCCAAGATCAGTACGCCTTGGCCTTCCAAACTCAAGCAGTGCACGTAGTCACCCGCCACGGGCGTGTAGGACGCCAGACAAGCAGCGAACCGAATTTGCCCGTTGCCGTAGGTCAACGTGATGTCCCCGCCGATGATGGAGAAGACCCGGGCCTGGATCCATTCCAGCTTCGGACCGCCCATGGCGGCGAGTTGGGTGAGGTAAAGACTCATCCTTCCTCCACCTCTGAGAGATCTTTGGGTGACAGCGTGTCGATGTCCACGGCTGCGTCATAGTCCGCCACGAACGAGATTTTCTCCAAGATCCGGCGAAGCATCACGCCTTTGGTGACTTCAACGTTGATCAGGTCTCCCGGTTCGAGGAACGTCAGCGGAAGCGCTTGTACTGACAGCTGCTCGTTAGCTCCGAGCGCTTCCACCAGTTGCCGCTTGGCTGATGCCAGGCACTGGTCGTAGGTAGTGAAAAACTGTGAAGAGAAAAACTTTGGCACCTGACCGAACGGGCCGTAGTAATAGGTTGGGCTGGTGGGGTCGTTGTCGATCGCCATCGCCCACACCGGCGGGACCTTTTGATCCGAGGACTGCCCGGAACACACCATGGCGTTGTAGACCTTGTCCCGGCTTACCTTCCGTTTCCGTCCCATCAGCGTGCCGCCTACACCTTCTCTGATGGTGTAGACCGCTGGGCGATCAGGGGCAACCGTGGGAATGTCCCGGATAACGAAGAGACCCCGGTAGTCAGCGAAGACTTCAGCTTCGATGCTCTGCGCCAAGGATTCGATCGCGTCCCACCGCTCCAACTTCCAAGGAGCCCGCGCTTGAATGATTTTGTCTTTAGAGCATTCCACCGAGATCATCTGCCCTGGAAGCACTTCGGTGATCAACGTCTTGATGTACTCGATCGTTGACAGCCCGTAGGGAGGAGTGCGTGGAGTCGGGAATCGGGCATCGATAACGTAGGCCTCAAGGCCGGATCCGGCGATGTCGATGGTGCCGTCGTCGTTGTAATTGATGTCATCGATCCGGAAGATCCCGTGCTTGATCGTCTCCGCCACTCCCAGGCTCTGGAACCCCCGCCGCACTGAGAATCGGTGAGAAGTGTTGGTGATGTTCAGATCTGGACGGTTGGCCAGGATCACTGAGACGTCACACGTCATCCTGGTCTTGGACCCTCGGTCCTGGGAGATCTTGCAGGATCCAGGTAGTACCGGGACGTCCGGGAACACCACCGTGTTGCCTTGCAGAATGTCCACCACGAGCTTGGTGGTCTGCGAGTAGGCAGCGGAGTCTCTCAAAAGCTGAGAACATTTGATCATGGAGCGTCCAAAGTAACAGCCAGCCAGTCAGCGTGATCAACTCGCAGATCTGCCCAGGTCTTGCCCGAGTTCTTGATCTGCTGCCAGGTAGTTCCGGAACTGGCTTCAATCAGACCGGTTGGCCGTTCCACCACGGCGAATGGCACGTCCCAGGTCCGTTCTGGCCGCCGGGCATCATCACCGATGGTGCGGCTCTCGGTGACATTGCCGATCCCCAGGTACCACATGTTCTCGGGGTAAGCCGGATCAGGGTTCCGCAGCAGCAGTACTCGGCCAGGACGGAACAGGGTCAGCGCCACGCTCCGTTCCTTCAGCGTGTTGGTGAACAACTGGATCCCGCCATCAGCGGTCTGCCGCACCGAGGAAGAGTTGATGTAGTCCGGCCGATTGATCACCGACAAGATGGCAGCTCTGGCGGCATAGTTGAGGTCATCGATCGCGGCCAGCCCAAACCACAGTGCCAGCGCACTGTTAACCGGATCCGATAGCAGCACCGGAGAGCACGGGGTACCAGTCGGAGGGTAAAGCGTCGTAGTAGCAGAAGTTGAGATGTACGACGGACCCATGAATCTGGAACCGGAGTTACCAGGCACCCCATCCCAGACGATGTAAGCGTCTCCGCTCCGGTCTTCCCAATCATTGTTCTGCACGATGTAATCCGCTGCTCGCGGCGGGACCGGGGTGTCCCCGTCCATGTATGCCAGACGCCACTCCTTGGCAGCATCAGCGGCGGTCATGATGGAAAACTGGGTGACCTCCCACGTCATCGACTTCTCACGGGTGCTGGTCCCATGGAGCAGCCGCAGCCGGGCACTCGGTGGGATGGTGAACGGGGTGGTGAACATGATCGAAACATGCACAAACTCGTTACTACGGGACAGGGGGATCGTGTACGCCACAACAGGAGTCACATAATCCGTGGTCCCGTTGGACAGGCTGATCGACATCTGAGCCAGGTCCGTCCCGGATGTGCCACTGGGAACCGAAGACATGACAGCCTGCCAGTTGGCTTTGGCAGCTTTTACCGCAGCCCAAGTTCCGAAACTCTTCACGTCCTGCCAGGTCCAAACATCAGGTGTCTTGAACTTCACCAACCCGGTTACCAAGTAAGTGGTGTTTGATTTCAGTTGCGCGACACCGACTTCCGCGATTGTCCGGCCACTGATACCGGTGCCGCTGGCGTTGGCTCCGATTAATCCGTTGGCTCCACTGATGCTGAAGGTTCTGGCCGCTCCCGGTGTCCAGCTCTGCTGACCATGAGACAGCGTCGGAGTGAGAACGTAGTTCCGTTGCACCAGACGCTCATCGAGGTGCTCTCCTGGCCACACCCCGGGCCGGTCAAACGCTGTGTAGGTGACCGGCACCCCTATGGGTGCCTCACTGTCTTCCAGGGAGAACCCCTGGTCAGTCACGATGATCGAACCGGCGTTCCGCAGCACGAACGGTGCCGATCCCGGAACTGAACGTTCCACGCGCAGTGTTCCGTTGGGGACGATGCCTGATACCCGTACCAGACCCCTGATCTCGGTCTTGTCAATCCTTAGCATCAGACCCGCACTCCGTTCCGCAGGCTTCTGCCCGTGCGCTCATTGTTTCGGACGACGCGGGTGTCAACGATCTGAGTCAGCTCGGTCTCCCCGATCTTGACGATGATGGTGTTGCCGCCGCCGACAGCTCCGCTGAGTTTCTCGATGATGGCGTGGTCACGCTGCGACAGGCCGGTGGCATCCAGTGGCTCGATACGTTCGGCCTGCCCGGCCTCCGCCACGCGCACCATCTGTCCACCCGGCGTTGGGCGGAGGATGCCGCCTTCGGCAGCGGCTGGTGCGAAGATACCAGCGTCTCCTCCGGGGTGCGCAGCGTTGAACTCAGCTTGCGCTGTGGCAGCCTCACCGATCTTGGCGTTGATGTCGTCCACCTTGCCGGTGACGAAGTCCCAAGCTCCTTGGATCAGTTCCTTGATGCTAGTGATCCACCCGTTCAAAGTAGTGAAAGCGTTGACAACTGGCTCCACGATGGCACTGTAAACCGCGTCCCACGCAGCACGTACCGGGCCAGCAAGAGCATCGAACGCTGTGGTGACGGCGCTCTTGATGTCTTCCCAACGCTCGGACAGCCATCCGAGAATCGGATCCACAACCTCATGAATGGCCTTACTGACGTTCTCCCAGGCTGTACGTGCAAGACCAGAAAGAGTGTCCCACGCCGTCTGCGCAGCGCTCTTGATGTCTTCCCAGCGATCAGAGAGCCATTGTTTCACCGCTTCCACTGCAGTGTGGAAGATGTTGGTGATCTCAGTCCACTTGGTCGAGAAGAACGACGAAATGTTGTTCCAGACTGTCTCCGCTGCAGCCTTGATGTCGTTCCACCGCTGCCCAAGCCAATCAACCAGGGGATCAACGATCGAATGGAAGGTAGCTGAGATCTCGTTCCACTTGGTGGTGAAGAAGGTTGAGACAGTGTTCCAGACCGTTTCAGCGGCAACCCTGATCCCTTCCCACTTCTCACTGAGGAAGGTGGTGATCGTGTCCCACACCTCACTGGCCTTGGCAGAGATACCGTCCCAGATACCGGCGAAGAACGTGGTGATGGTGTTCCAGGCTGTCTCGGCCGCGAGACGGATACTCTCCCACTTCTCCGACAGGAAGGTGGAGACGGTCTCCCACACCTCAGATGCCTTGGTGGCAATGCCATCCCAGATACCAGAGAAGAACTCGGTGATCCCATTCCAGATCTCCGACGCCTTGGTCTTGACACCCTCCCACTTCTCGGACAGCTCAGTGGTGATGATGTCCCAGGCCTCAGTGGCTGCTTCAGAGACACCGTTCCAGATGCCGCCGAAGAAGTCCTTGATCCCGTTCCAGATCTCTTCGGCCTTGGTCTTGATCCAGTTCCACGCCTCGAACAGGCCGTCCTTGATCCCGTTCCAGATCAGCATGATCAGGTTCCAGGTGATCTCCAACGGCAATACAGCGAATGCCCAGATCACATCCCAGATCTTCCGCAACTCTCCCCCCAAAGTGGAGAAGAACGACTTCAATCCTTCCCAGCCCTTGGAGAAGGAGTCAGTGATGTTGGTCCAAACTTGTTCTGCTGCAACAACAATGTCGTTCCAGATGCCTGAGAAGAAGCCAGTGATATTACTCCAGATCTGTGTTGCTGCTGCAACGATGTCGTTCCAGATCCCCTCAAGCCAAGTCAACAAGTCTTCCCAAGCCTTGACCGCCCCGTCCTCGATCCGCTCCCAAACCCCGCCGAGAACCTCTGGGATCTTGCCGAACCATTCACCGATCCCGGCGATGATGTCACCGAACAGGTCCACCAGCAGGTCCCAGACGTTCTGCACGATCGCGACGACGTTGTCCCAAGCTGCTGCCCAATCCCCATTGAGGATGTTGGCGACGAAGTCGATCACTTCGGTGACGTGGTCGATGATGAAACCGAAGATGGTGCCAAGGGTCTCGAACGCAGCAGCGATGATCGGGGTCAGGAACTCGATCACTGGACCGAGCCGATCACCCACCGCCTGCGCCAGCTTGACAACCACTTCCCACAGCCGCTGCACCTTGGGCCATATCTCGTCCCAGATGCTGGAGAAGGTGCCACCGAGGGTGGTGACCAGTCCTTCGATCGAGGTCCGGAAGGCTTCGGACTGCGTCCACACCAACACGAAGAACCCGGCAATGGCAGCGATGACGGCAGCCACCGCCAAGGCCGGACCAGACAACAGTCCGAGCACGGTGGTGATCGGTCCGATGAGGCTGGTGAACAGCCCGCCAAACAGCGTCAGTGGGATCAGCCAGCCAGCGATGGTGGCTCCAAAGTCGGAGGCAATGAACTCGCTGATCTTGACCAGCATGTCCGAGATGAACTTGGCGATGATCTCGAAACTGCCGTTGTCAGCGATCTTTTGCAGCGCGGTGGCGAGGTTATCGAAGATCTTGACCAAGTTCTGACCAGCCCCGGACTGCACCTGGTTCCACAGCTCCGCCAGTGCTGGGGCCATCTTGTCCCCGATGATGCGGAAGACTTCAAGGATCGGCCCGGGATCAATGTTGATGAAGGCGTTGGCGAATGCACTGCCGATGCCGGAGAACATGTCTGCCAGGCCACCGGCCAGGATGTGTGCCTTCTCGAAGAACTTGGTCATCTTCTCTTGACCGGTATCACTCTCCGTCCAGGCGCGGAACTTTTCGCTGAGATCCCCCATGGACCGGCCGAACGGCTCAGCGGCTTTGCCGATGTTGTAGAGACCGACGAGCACGTCTCCGATGGAGCTGGCAACCTCCTTGAAGCGGGCCAGGGTGGTCTCCATGAAGGAGGCCAGTTCCCCGTTGGCTTCCTTTGCCTCTAACGTGGCCTGAGCCCAGGTCCCGAACTGTGCAATGGCGTTGCCGATGGCATCGATAAACGGCTTCGCCGCGTCCCACAGAATCAGGAAGGAAGTGGTGAGACCAGCCAGACCGTCACCGAACTTGTCGATGAACGAGTTGTTGGTGGCCAGGATCCCTCTGATCCGATCCAGGTTGTCACCGCTCTTGATCGTCTCACCGAGTTTGGTGAAGACTCTGCCGAACGCCGCGCCAGTCTCGGCCAGCAGGTCGTTGATCTGTGGAAGAACGGATCCGAGATCATCGACAAAGGAGGTGAATCCCTTCGCCATGCCGTTGGCGATCGGAGTCCCCAGGACTTTTCCAAGACCTTTGAGTTTCTCTGTGGCCGCATCGATCTCAGGGTTCCCGGCCTTGAATGCAGCCATCACCAAGCCGACGTTCAATGCCAGAGTGGCCAATCCTGCTGCCGCTACACCTCCGGCTCCTGCTACTGCCGGACCAAGAGCAGCGATACCAGAGACGAGCTGGGCACCGAGCGCGGTGGCCAGACCGGCAGCGGCGGACAGCACCGAGGGGGCAGCGAGGGCGACCAGGGAGATGATGGCCGGACCCATACGGGCCGCGCCGATACCCAAGTTGAAGTGCCGCATGAAGTCGCCACCAAGACCGGAGAAGGCCTTGAACATGGTGGCGCGGTCTCTCAGCAAGCCCCGGCGGACACCCCGGGTAGTTGCTTCCCCTGCTTCCCGTCCAACTCGATCGAAGTCTGGAAGCCCCAACCGGAGGTTACGAGTAATGCCGGTGAACTCGTCCTTGATGGACTGCCGGACTTCCTTCATTTGATTCCTGAAGGAGTCCCTGACATTGGTGGCAGCTTTTGAACCGAAGTCCTGGAAGGACCTGTAGTTATTGCCGAGACGCGAGGCCATGTCATTGGCCATGTCATCCACGGACTGCCGAACCTTGGCGAACCGGCTTCGGAGACCCTTGTCGATCCCGTCCCCGAAGCCTTGTGCGGCTATCTCGCCGTCGTCATCGATGTCCCCGGGGCGCATGTGGAACGCGCGGCGAACATCGTCCTGAATGCCGGGACCGATCTCCTTCATCCCGGCGGTGAGCTGCCGTCGGACGCCGTCGGTGTAGGACTTCCCGGCGTCTTCCCCGACGGTCCGGACATTCTCGGAGACCCGCTCGAAGTTCTCCTGGGTGACTCGAACTACTTCCGCCCAGCCACCGCTATCAGACAGGCCCTTGCTGATGGAGGTGGTGAACTGGCGGCCCAGCCGGTCACCCTCATCATCGATGACACCGCTGGCGTCGGCCGTGAAGCGTCGAGCCGTAAGCTCGATCTCCTTGCCGATTTTCTTGGTCTGCTTGCGGATGCCCTTCTTGACGCCTTCACCGAAGGAGTCACCGGCCTTTTCACCTTCGGCATCGATGTCGGCGTTGGCGTCGGAGAGGCCCTTTTTGACGGCCTCGCGGATGTCAGAGGCAAGGCGGTCACTGATCACCCGAAGGCGAACTACCGCTTCTCCGACGACCACCATGGCAGTGCCTCCGATCTATCGCTTCCCCACCAAATGCGGTGGGACCATCGAAAGGTCTGGACCCCTGCCCTCTTGCTGGTCGGTGACCTGCTTACCCAATCTCACCAGAGAAGTACGGAAGTTCTCCCTGGCTTCGTGCTCTTCCTTGCTGATCGCACCGGTGTCTTCCATCCAGTATTCGATCAGGCCGAAGCCTCTACTGGCACCGACTTCGAGTAGCTCAATACCACGGGAGAGGCACCAACCGTCGAGTCGGTCCCAGACGAGGAAGCTGGTCGCGAACTTTCCGAGTTCTCTCCAGTAGGGCGGGCCGTGTACTCACCGGCCAACCACCCAGCGATCTCGGAGTACATGTCTACGGTGATGCCCGCGTCGGGATCATCGAGAAGTGCCTCGAACGCCGGGAACTCTTCCGGCACGATCGCGGCCTGGTAGAGCTGCTTGATCATGTCGATCGCCACAGCACCGGACGATTCGTCTTCGTCCTTCATGCTGCCGATGTCCGCGAACTGCAGGATCAGCCCGACCGGAACGGTGGGGCGGCAGTTGAACACCTTGCTGGCGGGCTTGCCGCCCTGCAGGTACTCCAGCGTGAAGCTGATTCTCTCCGTCTGCACTGCGACGCGGAACGTCTTACTCGCCATCTGATCTCCATCTCATCTCATCAACTCCGCCGCCATGTGGCCATAGCTGCGGCCATGCCTCGCGTGGCCCAATGGTATGCCCTGTTCCCGGGATGATTCACCCCGTTCAGGTGTACAACTCGGCCGACCTTGGCCCAGTAGAAGATCAACTGGCCACCGGGCTTCTTCGGCGTGATGCGGTGCGGCAGGGTGCCTTCCTCATTCATCACCGCGTAGCCGCCGTACCCGCCTCTGGTGCGCTGCCCAGCGTTGGCTCCCACGGTGGTCTGGATGCCTCGGGACCAGTAGGTCCGGGCCCCGACGCTGATCGAGTCGGCCAGGCGGCCGGACTTCTTGCCCACCAGCGCGACCTGCCGATTCCGAGCCATCCGCGCAAGCCGCAGCGTGCTCTGACCCACGGGCCCGGTCCATCCTCGGAACTGGTTCACCACCGGCCGGTAGATGATCACTCGGTAGGTGGCCACGAGTCAGTCCAGGCCGCCGAAGGACGGAAGCTGGATATGCAGGACGGTGGTCTGGAAGCCGCCGTTGGGGGCTCCAGAGTCGAGCTGGAACTCCGGCCCGATCTCACCCAGACCCTGCACCACGCGCAGCAGGCCCTCCAGATCGTCTGAGGCGATCTGAGCGGCCTTTCCCATCTCGATGGGTGTCGGAGCCTTGTCCCGCTTCGGCATGGCTGGTGTGGCCCTGGAGATCGCCACGTCGAAGTTCCCCATCCACCGGATGGAGGAACACGTCATCGTTTCTTCCCACGGAGGGGTCGGGGCGTAGCCACCGATTAGCACCGCGAGCTGCTCACAGTCCACTACCGCTGGGGGCATGTAGATGATCTGCCGTCCCGGCAGCAGCACGCCTCGTTCCTCGAACGCCTGGCGGGTGCGATTCAGCAGCAGCTCCGCCATTTGGTAGAGCGTGATCTCAGGTGAGGGAGCCAGGGACATGGTGTAGTCCGGCGTGATGCCCCGGGAGTAGACGACCTCAGTCATGATCGTCCCTCCGTACCGTAGGTGGCCCGGCTCCCACCGTCGTGCTCACCGGGCCCAGCCGGGCCTCGACATAAGGACCGGCCGTTCTTGATCCTAAACACCAGCTACCCATACCGGACGGACCGTTTGGACGCTGACGTTGCTCGGCGGAGGGCTGTCAGGCGTGTAGACGGCAGAAGGCCGAAGAGCCCGACGGGGATTGGCTGTGGAAATCCAAAGGTCTACTGACGGCAGTCCGGTCTTGCCGTCCCGGAGGTAGTCCTGGGGGTCCAGAATTGTGTAGGAGATGCCTTCACGCTGCACGGAGGTGGTGCGGCCCGGAAGCTCACACTCGCCGCATTCATCGCAGCCAGCGGCTTCCAGCCAGATCTGGTGCGCCAGGGTGATCACGGCGCGGCGTGCGGAGTAGGTGATAGTGGAGCCGAACTGGTAGGTCACGCGAAGGGTTTCACCGTAACGGCTCGGCTCGCAAAGCAGCCCGATGACGCTGCGGGTTCGGGGGAACCGGATGTCATTGCCTGTCAGAGTCCAAACGGTGTCCAGTTCGACCAGCTCATCCTCCAGCACCCGCTCGATGCTGATCACCCTGCGAACCGGGGTGTAGTTGACCGAGAGCCGGTGTGGAACAGGAGTGGCGGTGAAGTCTTCGGTGGCGATACCGGCCGGATGCACGGTGTAGGCAGCCAGAGGGGTGAGCAGCTCACTGGCCACCTGCAGCGCGACAGTGATCAGGTCCATGCCGTCTTCGGTGGCTAAAGGATGGCCATCTTCACTGTGAGGGGCCTTCCCCCACCCTCCTGAGACAACAGCGGACCGAACTGCCGGATCCAGCGGGTTGAGCCAAATCATGCCGCGCACCTCTCCATCGCAGAAAGCAAAGCGCCCTCCCCTCCAGAGAGGGGAGGGCGCTCAGCCAGTCGTGCACTATCAGGCTTCGCCTGCGGCCCACGCGCTGGAAGTCCAGTGCGCCTTGGTACCGTCCGCCACGTTGACGAACTGCCCCGTCGTCCACGCAGTGCTCGGGGAAGCCGTAACGCTGGACAGACCCGCGAGGTTCGCCGGGTTCGCCGCACCGCTGGGCAGGTAATGGCCGGGATCGCCAGCCACCGCACTGGTAGCGGTAATCGTGGTGCCAGGCTTGCGCCCATATTCCCACGAGTTCCCATCCCAATAGCTCTCACTGCCGTCTGCAAGAACAACGTACTGTCCCGTGGTCCACGCCGTGGTGTTGCCCAATGCCCCCAGATCGGTGAGCGCTCCCAGCGTGGCCGGTCGAGTGGCGTCCACCGGGGTGTAGGTGGCCGGGGAGCCAGCGGTGATCGCGGTGACCGGGATACCGAGGTTGGTGAAGCAGCCCCGCAGCCCGATCGGGCCGGTCATCGCCCGCGCGTACAGGTACGGACGCTCGGTGTAGGACGGGAAGCCCCAGTCGAACGCTCCGTCGGCCGGAGCCGGGGAGACGTCGGCCAGGTCCATGTTCGGACCGCGACCGAAGGCGGCGTTGCCGCCGCCGGTTCCGGCGAACACCGTTGCCAGCGCACCGTTCTCCACGACACGGTCGCCGTCGAGACGGAACTTCATGAACGGGAAGACGTAGTGCCAGTACGGGGCGGTGTTGGCCGCCTTGCCGCCGACGACCGCCTGCGCCCAGATTTCGATCGCCACACCGTAGGGGTTGGCTTCCACGCCGATGAACTCAGCGGCGTAGCCGGAGGCCACGGTGTCCCCGGACTCGGCACCGATCGGGGCCAGCGGGGAGTTGAACTCTGACTCCAGCACCGCACCGCCGACCAGCATCTGGGTCAGAATCGGGTCTGGATCACAGATCTCCAGGTTGGTGGTGACGTTCTTGAGCGTGTCCGGCAGCTTGTAGTAGACGCAGACCTCACCGGCGGCGTTCTTGACCTCGACCTCATCACCCTCGGAGTACTCAGGGGTGAAGCTGAAGTTGATGAACCCACCGGAAAGGTAGACGTCACACTCGGTGCCGACCACAGGAGCACCGTCCGCCCCGAGGCGCGTAGCGCGAAGCGCGACACCTCGGACCGATGCGGCGTTGTCCTGAATGTAAGCCATGATCCGATTCCTTTCCTACTGGTCAGTTTGTAAAGGAATCGGTCAGCCTGCGATCGGGCCCTGGGACTTGCCCGAGACGTCGATCGTGGACGTGATCCACATGGACTCGCAGCCGATGTTGACCACCGACTCGAAGGTCTCGCTGAACTGCATGTAGTCGTTGACCCGGATCAGCGAAGAATCCCGGACGATGCCGAGATCCAGCGAGCCACCGTCCAGATGCAGCCAGGTACCTTCCGGGAACAGCGCCCACTGCACCGACGTCGGCCAGGCCGGAATGGCCGTGGTGGCTGCGGTGTAGAAGCCGCCACCCAGGGCGGCCGGGGCGCTGGAGTCCAGGGCCCAGGTGACGTTGATATTCCGCTGGCTGAAGAAGGACTTGACCTCGTCCTCGGAGATTCCGAAGAACTCCGACGGGGTCCGCCCGGCGAACTCGCCCTTGACCAGATCGCCGCGCAGCACCTCGACCACCCAGGAAGGGATGATCGCGCGGAGCGGGACATTCTTGATCCGGTACCGGTCGCGGAAGTAGATCGCGGCGCGGCCGATGGTGTCGAGCAGGTCACGGACCGCTCCGAGCGGGGAGCCAGAGTCCGCGATGGCCAGCGAACCGGCCTTGATCTGTGCGAGCAGAGCGGAATCAGCCAAGCGGGCCTGGGCGACCAGGGCCAGCTTGTTGTTGGCGGTGACGGTCTCCGGGAAGATCCGGGACTGCAGTACGCCGAACGTCAGACACATCGTGATGGCCTGCAGTTCGGCGGTTTCCTCCGGCGGGCATTCGATCCGCGCGCACACCTTCCAGGTGGACGGGGTGTCGATGTCGGCGTCGGTGTCGTCCTGGCAGGTCCAGAACCCGAGCGCGCCCTGCAGGTCGGCCAGGGCCGGTCCACGGTAGAACCGGATCCCGCCACGGTCGGCGCGGAAGGAAGCCAGGGAGTCCCGGACCGGGCGGGAGGTGTCGCCGCCGCAGTCGAACAGGTCATATCGGGTGACCAGCGGGGCGCAGCAGCCACCGGCGGCGGTGATGGCGTCGGGGTCGGTGACGGCCTCGATCTTGTCCATGTTGGCGTACGGGTCATCCCGGGACAAGGTCCGCTCCGGGGCGACGTCATCGAGCTTGATGCTGGCAACCAGCACCTGCTCGCCGTCGCCGCCGTGGACCCGGCTCAGCGCGTGGATCCGCTTGGAGAAGGCTTCCGCAAGCTGCTGCTTGTCGGAGAACTCAGCTCCTACGTGGATGCCGGAGAGGTCAGCTCCGGCGTAGACCCGAGAGGCAGCAGCCGAAGCCACGACGGGCTCGGAGCCACGGGGGACGGCGACAGTTGCGCTTGCGGCCACTGGGGTTCCTTCCTGTGCAGTGACGGTGGTGGTTTCGGCAGCCTCCGCGACCGGGGCAACCTCTGCTGGTTCTGCGGGAGCTTCTGCCTCAACGACGGCCTCCTCGTCCGCTGCGGGCTGCTCGGTCTCGGTCTCTTCCGGGACGGGGGCCTCTGCGATGCGGCGGGAAACGTCGGCGCGGACGGCCTTGAGTTCCTTGGCGATGCGGATGATGTCGGCGTCGGCGTCGGCCTTGTCAGCGACATCGAAGTCAGAGATCAACTTCTCTTCGAGCGTGTGCAGCTCCGAGTTGGTCAGGGCTGCGAGTTCTTCGGGGGTCATGGGTCCTCCAGAGACAGTGGAACATTGCCTTCCAGAGGTACCGGCCTCATCTGGTGTGGTCACAGAGAGTGTCGAGCGCTCGAACGCGAAAGTACACCAATGCCAGAAATAAAGGAAGGCGGCCTCCGCGAGGAGACCGCCTTCACCCGTCCGAGCAGGACCCGGTCAAGGTACCAGCCGGATGAACCCGCCGTCCAGAGTGCGGGTGATCACGCCATCAACGATGTGTACCTCAATGTGAGAAGTTTCAGGCACCACGATCGCTCCCCCTGGTGAAACAACGTCAGGCCCGGCGAAAAGAGCTGTGAGATCACCGGTTTCGGTATCAATAGCCAGGTTGTGGAACGTACCGTTGCTTTCCAACTCCACGGTCGCGGTGGCAGCTCCGGTGAGTCCGGAGCTGCCCCACTTCACGTAGTCCCGGTCGGTGCGCTCGAAATCCACCCACCGGCCGGGGCCGCATTCACGCGCCACGATCACCAATCCTTGGGGATCAGGTTCGAGAGCTTGAGCTTGGCCGCTGCCGCTTTGATGCGCGACCGGTCAAAAGGCTTGGCGGACTTGATCGCTGCCTTGAGACTGGCCTCGTCCTTGATGGACGCTTCCTTCTCTTTGGCCTTGGCCAGGAACTGCGGAGGCAGCGCTGCGGTGACGCCATCCTCTCCATGCACTTCTCGGCGGATCCAATCCCGGCGGATAGCAGCGGCATCCTTGCGGGCCTGCGCCACCTCATCCGGATCCAGTTTGTCGGTGGGCTCCGGCTGCACTTCCTCTGGCGTGTTCTGTTCCGCCGCTGCGACAGCTTCCTCCACCTGCTCTTCGAGAACAGGTGCTTCCGCAACAGCGGTGCTGGCCGCAACCGGCTCCGGCTCTTCCACCACAACAGCTTCCGGCTCAGCCACCGGTTCCGGATCCACCGGGATGACAGTCTCCGGAACAACTTCCGGCGTTACCTCCGGAACGGTTTCCGTTACAACCGGCTCCGGCTCTGCCGCCACAGGAATCCGGGACTCCAGTGCATCCAACCGCTCCAGGATGATGGCGTCCGCTGTCAGAGCGGCCTGTCGTTGGGCCAACGGCCGGGCCCCCGCTGCCACGAGAGCGACGATGGCCCCACCTGCGGCCAGTGCCTGGGCGATAGGGAAGCCCGGCACGTTAACTGCGCATGCGGCAACGAGTTCGAGGTTTCCGCCGATGGGTCGCCAGTCCCCTGACAGAGGACTCGCCCGGAAGGTTCGGATCTGTTCCGGGGTGATGTTCGGGCGGAGGGATCCGGCTGCCCAGATGCCATATGCGTCTTCCCCTACCGTGACATCGGCTACGGCGCTGTTGGTGTCGTCGTAGTGCTTGACGGCGTCCTTGGCGGAGGCGTGGATCGGGGCGTGCCCACCCGCCAGGGTGAGCTGCCCGACGTTGACCGTCTTCCCGGACGCGGTCTTGAGCTGGCCAGTCTGGAAGTAGGCGTAGCCGGACTTGCTCTTTGGGGCGTGCACCGATCCGGCCATGCCGATGTGGGTGACGTCCCAGGTGGCGATGTGGCCGCGTACCCGGCCGTCGTCATCGACCTGCATCGGGGTCGGGCCCTCGAAGGCAGGATTGGTGTACCAGTCATCCGGCGGTGCGACAGGGAAACCCCCGGCCACCAACGTCCGGAGCAGTCCTGCGTCGTGATCGTCCACCTCGCAGTAGACCCCATCCGTGAGTTCGGGCATGTCGGAGTTCCTTTCCGGTTCACCGGACCATGATCCGGATTTCAGTGACGCTACAAGATTCTCTTCGAGAGAAGCACTGCCTCGACGCCCGATATTGCGCCGATCCCCTGGCCAGACACCGGTGTTCCTCTTGTGGAGGTTGGCGCAGTACCCCTTAGCTCGCAGACCTAGATACTTCCGGAGATGCTTGACGCACCGGTAGAAGTCTCCACTGCCGGGCGCGGTCCACCGAATCTTGGCTCCGCCACGTCCGGTGGACCAGTACCGCCGGAGCTTCTCGGCGCGGGGGTCGGGGCTGGTGTAGGCGACCAGGCCGGTGGCGATGATGGAGTCGAAAGTGTCCTGATCCAGAGGGATCGTCAGCAGGTCAGAGTCCGGCGTTTCCCACGGCTCCCACTGCCCATCGATCCATTCGGTCATCGACTCTTCACCGGCGCGGACAAGCTGCATCACCGCACCGGGATCATCGTCATCGACAACCGCGAAAAGGCCCGTCTCGGTGTGATCCGCGAGTGGGCTGGCGACTAGAGATTCTGCAGGTGGAAGGAACGCCAGGGGCTGACTGTATTTGCGAATGAGTCCCACAGCACCTGCAGTGATTGCAGCAGCCACATCTTCAGCAAGCTCAAGAGTGAGTAGCTCGGCTCCGTCATTGGATGCCTCCCATGGTTGCCAAATGCCGTCGGCCTGCAGGGATTCGTATTCCCCATCCCCTACCCGCCGAAGCAGTCCCACCACCATGTCCTCATTGCCGTCGGCCAGCAACCCGTAGAACCCGGTGTCTTCACAATCGGTGCAGCCGAGGACGTCCTGTGCTTCGGCTTCGATGGAGGCCAGCACACTGTTCAACGTGGTGGCCGCCCAGTCAGCAGTGTCTTCACGGTCCTGGAGCTTCATCAGGTCCCAGGCATCACAACGCCCGGCCGCCACCCGTGAGGTGAGTAGGTCGGAGTCCTCGACTTCGGACGCCTTGCGACGAAGACTGCGGGGCGGCTGGTAGGTGCGGTCGTGTCCGCTCATCAGTAGTTCGGTCATCACACACCCCAACCAGCAGGAACAGAAACACCCAGCGCACGGGCGCGCTTGGCGACGTACCAGCGGGAGTCAGGTACGGCTTCTCCGTACCGGAACCCAAGCGCCAGGTCCGACGCACAGGAGATCACCGGGATGGACAGGGCGGCAGTGAGATCCAGTACCGGCATCTTGCGTAGCGGTACGGATTCCTTTTCCCCTGCGATCCAGAACCCCACAGCATCAATCTGGATGCTTTCTGGCGGCTCGAACTCCTTGCCGGTGTAAGAAACCGTGAGATGAGGCAACCAAGATGGGAATTGCCGCTCTGCCAAACCCTGTGCTTCCTGCACGGCGGGAGACGCGAGCATGGCGTTCCGTAGTTCCACCAACTCGAAGGATTCCACCAGCACGACGGCGGCCTTGTCCGGTCCGAGTACAGCGGTTCCGGCAACGTCCGCACTGAACGGCCCAACTGTCTGAGACACCTGAGCCAGCACACTGTGCAGTTCATCTACCAGATCTTCCGGTAGATCCTCAGCTTCACCGAAGTAGGTCATGGTGCAGTGAGCGGAATCTTCTTCGGACAACTGGTGGAAGGGGTCGTCAGCAGCAGGTGTTGCCACAAACAGTGCGCCTGTGTTCGGCATCTGCTTACTTGATCCCTACCTGTTGAATCGCGACTCGTTGGGGGTCTTTCTCGGTGTCGTCCTTGACCGCAGCCAAGGGACGCGCGGTAGCCCTCTCCTGCGGAGCGGGCTCCGGATCCTCATCAACATCAACAAAGCCCTTGAACACTTTGGCCAGCACCTGAAGCTGCACAGCCTCCGGTAGCTCCGCCAGCTTGGAGAGGGCGATCTCCTCCAATGATGGCGCATCGGATTCGGCGTAGCCATGTTCCCGCCGCCAGGCCTTATGGGAAAGCAGATTCCGATCCACGCCCTGAGTGGCGGATTCGGAGCTGTTCGGGCGGGTGACAATCTCACTGGGGTCGTACCAGACCACGATCTCTTTGAGCTGCTCATCGGTAAAGCCAGCGGCTTTAAGCACTGGCCGGAGATAGACCGTGGTCAGGGAATCCGCAAGCACCAGTGCGAGGGGCTCGACGTTGGCCTTGTACAGATCCTCAGAAATCACCACTGCGTTGGAGTACTTCACCGCCTGCATGCCGGTGACGACTTCCTTGGGGATGTCGATGCCTTGCAGGATCCGGTCGAGCGCGATCTCCCCGCGCTTCACCAACCACTCGTCGGTGTTCCGCTCGAAGGACACATGCCGGATTCCCATGCCCTGGTCCGTGGGCCCGACCAGCACCAGGGGCACGACACCGGCGGCGCTGCCTTCATCACCGATCGGGGTGACCATGGCGTCCATCAACTGGTTGACCATGTCCCCGCGAGGGTCCTGCTGAGCCATGGCTGTGAGACCGGAGATGTCGTCGTCGGGTTCTTCGATGACGGCTTCAGCAGTGGCCCCGGTCCGGGCGGTGGTGATGCCATCCGGGATGAACAACACACCGGCGTTCATCCGGGAGCGGGCGGCTCCGCGTGTCAGTCGCTGGCAGAGGAGCAGCTCTTCGACGCTGTCCTGCACACCGATCATGGAGGAGTCTGCCTCCATGGTGTACTCCGGGGACTGCCGCCACATGCGGGCGACGTAGGTGTCCTTGGGGAGTTCCCGGCGTTGCCCGCCCCGAAGTGGGAGGTATTGGATGCTGTCCGTCCGGATCACCAGCTCGGACTTGGAACAGACGATCCAGGCCTTCTCGCCGCCCTCGACCGGCGGCATGTGCACCAGGTAGCACTCTCCCGGTACTGACATGTTGAGGCTGAACTTGCGGACGAAACTGGCGAAGTCTTTGAGGGTCAATTCGGCAATCGCGGCAGTGGCTGCTTCGGCTAGATTCTCCGAGATGCGATCGTCGTCTTCGAGCTGGGACAGGTCGCTGGGGGCCTCGTTGGACTCGTTCACCACGGCGGCGTAGATGCGGACGCGGGAGAGCAGGTTGGCCAGCAAACCGAAGCCGTAGTGGATTTCCCCGACGCGGTTGTAGCCGGTCCAGGCTGCGGTCTGCCACTCGGCCTGATTCTGCGTAACCTGCAGCATCAGCGGGTTTTTGAGGTTGATCTTTTCCGCTGAAGCGGTGATCGCGCGGTGCTGTCCCCAGCTCGCGCTGCGAGCGCGGCGACCGGCAACCGGGGGCACTTCTGCCGGTGAAACCTCGCGCGTGAACAGACCCATGGGCAAGAGCGTAGCTGGCAGTAACCCTTACGGGCGAGAGCGCGAGTATCTCCCGGATGGCAGACCGAAGTTCGCATCGTCTTTGACGGCGGCTGCGGCGACGTCCAGGCGGGGTGTCTGCTTCATCGTGACACCCGGCCAGGGCCGCCAATTCTTGATCGCTCCGGCTCCGCAGGTGGAGCATCCACTGTCCCGACCGACCTCGTATTCCCCGACCTGACCGCCCCGGAAAGTGACCTCAGCGGTCTCTTCTTTGGTCATCGGGATGTCGATGCGCTGCACTACTCCGGCGATGGACCAAGCGATGGTGAGGCATCGTTCGGTGACCACGACGCGCTTCTTGGCGACGTTGGAAGGTACGCCCGCAGGCAGTGGCTTGACGAACCCAGGGAACAGGTCGGCGTGCAGCTCGACTACATCGCCCTTGTAGTAGATCGGCTCGGTCATCAGTCCTCCAGTTTTTCCAGAACGGCTTTGATGCCTAACGCTGCGGCGCTGGCTGCGAGCACACGAATGAGGACTCTTCCGGGCGGTACTCGATCTGCCAGCAGGATGGCTGCACCGGCGTAGACACTGGCGCAAGCTCCGCAGTTGAGAGCGAAATCCACACGCTCCCGGAAGCTGTACTCCTCATGACCTGCGGCCCATCTACTGACTGCCTCACGTACCGGCCGAGTGATGTCATCCTCTACGACCAACTGTGTCAGGCGCTGGGTTGCCAGGGCCAGGACCACGGGATTCGACAAGGCGGACTCCTTCAAGGACAGCCAGGGAGAGCGCACAGATGGCCAGCGCGATGCAGGTTCCGATGCGGTCAGGATTGAGGATGGCCAGCAGGATCACAGCGAGGTTCATGCCCAGCACCAGGACCGGCAGCCAGCGGACTCGGCGGATGAAACTCACGCTCTGGAGTATAGACACAACGATCAACGAGAGGTCCGCAGCGTACATCTGCACCCGATGCGATTTGAGACCTCGGCCAATGGATCCCCCGGGTATCTCAGCGAGTCTCCATCGATCGTTGTGAATGCTTCCGCGAGCCGGATCTTCTGCCCCGCCAGCGCCCGATGCGTCTCCCTCACCTGCCGGTCTCCGATGCTTTCCCACGTCTTGTACCTCCATCCCGCAGCTTCCGCAGTAGCTTCCTGCGCCGCTGAAGCAACGGCTTGGGCGGTGACCATGGCAAGTTCCTCGGGCGGATCCGACTGTGTGGGAATCAGTCCATCCTCGTCCTTGGTAGGCACATCCTCGTGCTCGTCGGTCCAGATAAGCGCCTCGGCCACAGTCTGTAAACCGGCGTTCACTCCGGCCGCTACACCCTGTGGAACAGCGGTCCACAACTCATCAGCTCCCGCACCCAATCCTTCACGTTGGCGGGCCAGGGCGCGGGCCGCGATCATCGCCAACTGGTCTCCAATGAACGCCTGCAGACCGATTTGATCCACAACAGTTGTCCACGCTGTGGATACATTGCCCTGCGCGGCGCGGAATGCCAGGTAGTTGGTGTAGATCGCCAGCAGTGCCGGGATCAGGCTGCCCGCGTCTTCCTCTTGTGGAGTACTCACATCGCACCTCTTCGTGCAGGCAAGGCCACCTGGTGAGTCAGGGGGATCCGCTGATTGGCCACCGAGTGCAAGGTAGTACTTCCCGGTGCACCGTTGATCAATGCCTCGGGGAACATACCGGCAGCGCAGGCATGCACGAGTGCGTCCATCCGGTCCGGGGAGTAGCCACTTTCTCCCGGGACCCAGGTCCCGATCTGGTCTTCAAGTTCGGGCAGGAAATTAACGTGGTGGATGCGTCCACGGGCGTAGGCACCGCCGACAGGTTCGGACCGGACCGACTTGCTCTTGGAGGACCAGACTTCCCGGATCTGTGGGTTCTGCAGGTTGGCTGCGGCAGCGGATTGCCGCACCATCTGCTTGACCAGGTTGGCTCCCTGGTTGGTTTCGGCCACCACTGTTGCACCGTGTTCGTGCGCTGCTCGGACTACCACATCACCCCAGACGGTGGGGCTGGCTCGCAGGGACAGGTCCTCCACGATGAAGGCGTGTCGCTTGAGCACGGGGTAGGTGTTGGAGATGTAGACCACCACGATGCCGCACTCATCGTGCGGCTTTTCAGCGACTGAGGGGTCCACTCCGACGATCTTGATCCAAGGGATCCCGATCGGCAGGCCGGTGACGCGGTACTGCTCGATGATGGCTTCCGACGTCATGGCTCCGACGACGTCATCCAGCATCTCCCCTTCCAGCTCCTGCTTACCGAGCTGGGTGCCGCCGTACAGGCCGAACAGGGTATCCAGGTAGCCGGAGGAGAGCTTGACGTTGTCGGTGGTCTTGCCCCGTCGGAGAATGAACTTTTCCGGCTGATCGTGAGCTTCGGCCAGCAACGCTTTGAGTAGCGGGATCCGCTTGGGGGTGGTGGTGGCCAGGATCTGCGGGTGGGTTCCGAGCCGGACCGCGATCCGGAGGTTCTCCCAGGCGGTCAGGTTGCCTTCAGCCATGGACCGGACTTGTTTGTAGCTGGCGGTCTCATCTGACCACCCGATGTGAAAAGCGGGGCCACGCAACTGATCTGGCTCTTCCGCTGAGTTCACTAACCCTACCGCACCACCGGGGAGTTCAATTCTGCGGCGGGTAGGAGTCCAGATCACCTGGTCCTGCAATGAGGGCGGGTAGATGTTAAGCAGCCCGGAGGGGCCTTCCAGCATGACGTCACGGACGTCGGCGGCGGTACGCCCGAGTAGCGCGAACCGCATGTGTGCGGTATCCCACCGCAAGTGTGACCATTGCTGATCGAGCATGCGGATCCACTGAGACCCCATCAGGGTCTTACCGAATCCACGACCGGCCAGAGCGAGCGCCACCGTCCAACTAGCATCCGGCTCTACCGGCAGGAGCTGACTAGGTCTCCCGCCCCAGGTCCAGTCATATGGGAGCGCTTCCATGTCCAGGTCAGCCAGGATGGCTTCCTGCTGATCCTTGGGAAGTAGCGCAACCTGATGCTCCAGGGACAGATCAGCGGTCACGCTGCGAAGTACCGCCCATGAGCAGTGAAGTACCCACCGTTCATGACGGAGTACCCACCAGGGTTACTCGGCACGGTTGGAATGCTCAAACCGAGGATTCCGCCGGTAGATGCCCAGCCGGACATGTCAGAGCGGGCATTGTTGATGGGAAACTGGGGACGCATATTGGTGAACCCGGACTGCTGGTCGATCGCCCCATACCCCAGCCAGGTTCCGCCGGATGAGGGGGTCCACAGAATGCAGTTCACAACGTATTGCGTGGAGGAGTTCGCCGGGACAGGGAGTCCCACCATCAGCTCCCCGAGTCCACCACTGGTCCCGGACCCGAAAGTCAGCCGGGCAACGAAGTCCACAACCTTGTTCAGCATTCGGTAATGCCCGGAGCGGGTTGCTACACCGAAAGGGTTTCCGCCACTGGTGAGGCTGGTCCAGCTTGGGGTGTAAGTCTGGACGGTGGTGTTGGAGATGGTGTCGGAGACATCGTTCGCGAACTGCAGGAACGCATCGGGACCGTCCGCCACATCCGCGAGATCGGGAAGCTCCCAGCCGTACCGTGCTTCTGTTGCCATCTCCATCATCCTCTCGTTGACCGATCTGGCTATACTCGCGCCATGCCGGAGTCGCTCACCGATAGTGAACTACAGCAGATGATAGAGCGTGATCTGCGTAGCGCCGATGGCATCATCACCCCCGATCCGGATGTCTTCCATGATCGGCACCGGCTGCTTGAAGAAGTCCAGCGCCTGCGCGCCCTACCAGAACGGAACACATGACCGGCGTTGAAATCCCAATCCCTGCCCTCGCGATGTACGCGGCGATGAAGGTCAGCGGGTTGGACAGGACCGAGATGAACCAGTTCACCACTTACCTGGAGCGTCTGGACATCACAGACTCCCCCAAGGGATCCTTCCTGGAGATGGACGCCTGGTTCGCTTACCACATCAAACGGTTCCGGGCTTCGGGGAATCCGCTGTTCAAGAAGTAAGCTGCGGGCAACTTCTACGAAGGAGACCCTCATGGCTGGCACCCCTCTTGCTGTCGGAACCGTCCTCCCGGCCGGTTCGGACACGCCTCCCACCACCACCAGCAAGGCCCTCGCGGTCGCGATCTACAACGGCATCCTGGCGGCTCTGGCGGGCATCCCGGCACTGATCCCGGACCTGGATACGCAGGTGAAGAGCTATTTCGTCATCGGTGCCTTCGTGCTGTCCGCGATTGGCAGCCCGATCATCGCGCTGCTGCGGCCGAACCAGCTCGAACAGTCTGTCCAGGTGGTCGATGAGCCGGGAGCACACGCCGCACCGGAGGTCTAACTCTCCTCCACGATCACGGCGTCGTAGATGGTCTCAGCTTCTTGCTGCTGACGTTCAGCTTCAGCAGCGGTAGCCGCCGCCAGTTCGAGCAGGCGTTTACGGACGATTTCGCCCTGCGTCATGCCGCCCTCAGCCAGACCTTCTCCGGAGTACTCGGAAGGCACCACCCGCACGGTGACCTCCGGCTTCGCAGAGATTCCTACGCGGTCCAGGATCGCCATGGAGGCCTGGTTGCGGGCGGCTTCGCTTTCCCCGTCCCGAGAGATCTCGACCAGCGTGTTGGCGGCGACGGTGGCACCGTTGGCCAGAATCTTCCAGGCAGCCTGGATGTTCTCCACGGGGGAGTTCTTGCGCTCCAGGGACGTCATGGCGCAAGGATACGGTCAGTGACTGGCGAAGTGCCAGGATCCTTTGATGCGCTCTGCCTCATCATGAGGTGCGTCATCGACGTACCGAGGCTGCGGCCGAGCGAGCACCCACAGCTCGATCGAGTCATCCTTCATAGCTGTCACGAACGCGGGGCGGCACTGCCTACCTCGCTGCGCGGACTCACCTTGTACGTGCACGGTCTCCCCGAGGTAGGGCCTGCGGGTGGCAGCACTCATGAAACAGCTCCCTGGGACCAGTAACGATGCAACATGGGGTCTCGATCGGATCTCGTCAATGCAACCACATGCACAGGGACACCGACGGTGGATGCCTCCAGGATGTACTGCGTGCCGTCGATAACCCCGAGGAACAAGGCCACATGGCCTGGGAATCCAACGATGTCACCCGCCAGGCCTGCAGCATAGGCGACGCTGGTACCCCCACCGCGTTGAGCACCGGAGTTTCCTCCGGGACTAGGAAATCCACCTTGCACGAGAACGTAGGCAGTGAGACCGGAGCAGTCGAACCCGATCTCGGAGCCACAGGAGTTGAGCTGCCCACCACCCCGCGCGCAGCCGTTGTTCGGTCCTTCTCCGTCCCCACCCCCGCCCCAGACATACGGCTTGCCGAGGTGACTCAGTCCAGCGGCCAAGCCTTTGGCTATCCCGGCGTTCGGTGCGGTGACGGTCTTGCCTCTGACGGCTTCAGCGACGAACTGATTGTTCGGCAGGGTCACGCTGACGCCGTTGGCCACCACGCTGCCTGCAGCGCCAGCTACGCAGGTGATGGAGTCCGCGACCGCTGTCCCTTGCGCAAGGTTCCTGGCGAAGTTCGCCCCGCCCTGCCGGGAGCCCTGCACGGCCTCGGCGGCCATCTCTGGTGCCATGTTCTGCCATCCGGCTACGTCCAGCAGACCCTTCTGCCCAGCTTGCCCACCAGTGAAGAACATCTTGGCGCTCTTGTTGGGATCGAGCCGATCGACTATCGGCCCCCACTCCTGTTTCTGCTGGAAAGGCCCCCGTGACGTGGTGGGGACACCGTTGGAGGAGACGTCACCTTTGTTGAACTGACCGAAGGGCATACCCGCACCCAGGGTGCTCTCCGTGATAGCGACGGTGATAGCGATCTGTGCGGCCTTCTTGGCGTCGGTCTCGGATAATCCGACTTCGTAGGCGGCGCTGACAATCGCTTGAGCGGTCTGCAACTGCTCGGGACGCAGACCGGTGGGAGCACCGGTGCACGTCGCCGGACCGGACCCTCCAGTTGTGCCAGAGTCGGTGGGCACGAGAGTGCACCCGGCCAGTAGCAGCACAAGGACAGCGCACAGTGCTCGGACGATTCTCATTGGTTCCCCCTGCTCGGTGAGGCTAGTTGTGGAGCGAGAGCAGCCAGGCCCTCAGTTCTTCGGTGTCTATCACCCATCCACCGGGAAACTTGATGCCGGGCAACGGGTTCTCCTTCCGCTTGAGCCAGTTATTGACCGTTCTTCGGCGGACGCCCAACAGCGCAGCAAGATCAACAATGCTGAGTTTGGGCGGGCAATCCCGCAGGAGTTCATCAGGGTGCATTGGTAAATGATGCACTACTTGCACCCATCTGGCCAATGTGGCTATGCTTCGCTCCGTCAACAAGTTCCACCCACCGAGTAGGAGACACCATGCTCACCAAGCTCTACTACGACAGCCTCGCGGCGGTTCCTTTCGACCCGGGCAACCCGACCGCCCCCAGCGAAGGGATCAAAACCACCACAGGTGCCATCTGGGGCAACGTCGGCTGGATCGTCGCGGCGGTTGCCTGCTTCGCGCTCGCAGGCTGCGTCTTCCTGGCGTTCAAGAACGAACGCTCCGGAGGCAGCAACGAAGCGGTCGGCCACGCCGCCAAGATCATCGGCGCGATCCTCGGCTTCGGCGTCATCGTCGGGTTCGTCGGAACCGTCACCGGTACCTGATGGGCAAGGGCCGCCGTGTCACTGATTACAACGCGGTGGCACAGAACAACAGAGCTACCAGAACCGCACGCTGGTGGCTGGCACCGCAGGGTGTCAGTCAGAAGAGCAAAGTCATCTCGGCCACCTTCATCGGTGTCCTGCTGATCGCGCTGCTGGCGATGTACTTCCTGTCGCCGTCTGCACCGGAACCCACAGCGGTTCCGGCTGCAGCAAAACCCTCGGCGTCCGCCACTCTCGGGACTTCTGCAGCTCCGGAAGCAGCAGAACCTTCCCTGTGCAAGGAACAAAAGGCCGAAGAGGTCACACCAGAACAGGTGGTCAACGCCACCTATGAGACGGTGTGGGTCAGGGATGGGGACATGGTCCGGCCGACGTCTGCCACCGCCGGTCCGGACCTTGAAACCCCTTACCCGGCTTGCTTTTCCAGGACACCAGAAGGTGCGCTCTATGCCACAGCATCTTTTGCTACTGGCATCCTGACAGCCACCGCCGCCGGGCAGGCAACGGACTTCATCACCGCCCGCGCCTCGCACACAGGCAACTACGACGCCTTCCTGATGGAAGCCACCGGTGTGACGGTCGAAAACCGTCCCACCGTCAGGATCTCCGGTTACCGCTGGAACTCCTACTCGGCATCCCTGGCCAGCATCGAGATGCAGTACACCTTGGTCACCGGGGCGGACGCCGGACGCAACACCGCCCTGACCTACACCGTGTCCTGGGAGGACAACGACTGGCGCATGGTGATCCCGAGCAAGTCCGATCAGGTGGTCAACAACTCAACTGACCGCACATACATTCCATGGGGAGGGGCAGCCTGATGGCTCCCGGAGATTCCATCAACTGTGGGGAAGACACCGGCTGGTTCTCGTCGTGGACGATGCCCGGCTGCGAAGAACCGGACAGCATCGCCACGCAGGTCATCGAGAACTCGGTCATCGAACCATGGGTGCAGGACGCCAAACGAGGCGTCGCTGACTCCACCAAGACGATGTTCACCTTCTGGCAGGACGTTCCTGATCCTGCTGTCGTAGACCAGAACGGTGTCACAGCGGACGTCATCACGTTCCTGCAGAACCAGCTCCTCTGGATCGGCGCGGTGGTGATGTGCTTCATCATGGCGATCCAGGTCATCCGCATGATGATCGAAATGAACAACGGCCCGGTCAAACTGGTCGCGTCCATGGTCTTCACCTACATGGCAACCGTGGCCCTGGCTGTCCCGACCATCGCGTTCGGGCTGCTGGTCACCAACTACATCGCCAACACCATCCTGGAGAAGAGCACGGAGGGAACGAGTTTCGCTGACAACTTCTTCTCCCTGTTCGACAACGCCGCCGGAATCACCTCCGGGATCTTGATCTTCATACTGCTGTTCATCGGGATGCTGGTCGCCTGTTTCCAGGTGGTCCTCATGATGGGCCGCAGCGGCGCGCTGTTCATCATCACTGGTCTGCTGGTGTTCGGCGCAGCATCCTCCGGCACCGAAAGTGGCAAACAGGCGTTCAAGACGCAAATTGGCTGGATCGCAGGTCTGATCCTCTACAAGATGATCGCCGCCGCCATCTACGGCGTGGGGTTCCGGTTCCTCGGGACCGACACCTCCGCCGCTGGCAATGGCCTGCTGCAGATCATTTACGGGATCACCATCCTCGCGATGGCTGTACTGGCGCTGCCCGCCACCATGCGTCTCACCGCACCGGCCACCGCTCCCGCCTCCGGAGGCAGCGGGCCTGGCGGCATGGTCACCAGCGCCGCTCCGATGGTCGTCATGGCCGGAATCCGTAAGTAACCCGTTCCGAGCAAGGAGTACCGATGTCTTCTGCTGTTGCCGAATCCAAAGTCAAAACCTATGGCGGCTATCACCAACCCAAAGGCTGGGGGTTCTGGATCTTCGGCCCGGTCGGGACCATCCTGGCGGTGATCCTGTCCTTCATCGTGATCCTGCTGGTCCCCTCCGCAGGCATCGTCACTGCGATGATCGTGGCGGTGGTCGGTGCTGGCGTGCTGATTCTGCTGGTCCTGAAGGACCGCAATCAGCAATCGATCCTGGACAAGGTCGGTGCCCGGATGGGCTTCGCCGCATCCCGCCGGGAAGGGTCGAATCTGTTTTTCTCCGGCACCCTCACGCATTTCGGCAGCCACAAGCTCCCCGGGGTTCTGTCCGAGTCCACGCTGGAGGCCTGGGAAGACAAGAACGGACAGCCGTTCACGATTCTGCAATACCCGAAGGAACGGCTGTTCGTGGTGAACATCTCCGCCGACCCCGACGGATCCACCCTGGTGGACCCGGAAGACTTGGAGGCGCAGGTAGCCAAGTACGGAGAATGGTTGGCGGACTTGGCGTTCGAGTCCGTGTACCTGATGCAGGCGGCGGTGACGATCGAGACCACCCAGGACTCCGGTCCCGGCCTGACCCTGGAATTGACCAACAACACCTCTCCCAAGGCGTCCTCCCTGAGCAAGGAATGGGCGGCCGAGGTGATGGAGAACTACCCGCAGGGCTCCACTGCTGTCCGTGCTTACGTCACTTTGTCGTTCCGGGCCCCGAAACCGGAGACCGATGAGCACGGCAAGAAGATCAAAGGACAGGACCCTGCTCAGGTCATCGGCCGTCTGATCGCTGACCGCCTGCCCCAGTTGATGGACACCCTCCCGGAAACCGGTGCGGGCACCGTGGTCCCGATGTCCACCGATGACGTCATCGAAGCCGTGCGCTGCGCCTACAACCCGGAGGACCGCAAGGCCTATGACGAACTGGCGTCCAAGGGTGAACCACCACCGGTGACCTTGTGGGACAGCGTCGGTCCTTCTGGCGGGCAAGCGTTCTGGGACTACTACCAGCACTCGGATGCCATTTCCATGACCTGGGAGGTGGTGGGGTTCATCTCCAGCCGGGTGATCTCCAAGGTGCTGCGTCCGGTGCTGGAACCATCTCCGGATGTCGCGGTGTCCCGGCTGACGTTCCTGTACAAGCCGATCGACCCTGCAGCGGCGGGCACCATTGCTGAGCATGACCACCGGACGGCTGAAAGCCGGATGCGGAACTCGAAGAAACCCACCGCCCGGCAGGACCGGCAGGTCACCGAAGCGGATTCCGCCCGGCACCACGAGGCTCATGGTGCCGCGCTGGTGAACTTCGCGATCCTGCTCACCGCCACCGTGAAGGGCAAGGAGAACATCGCCAAAGCCCGTGCGGTGGTGGAACACCAGGGCCCGGCGGCCCGGCTGATCCTGCGCCCGATGAACGGGTCTCAGGATTCGGCGTTCGCTCAGGGGATTGGTCCTCTGGGTCTTGTTACCAGCCAGCACCTCAACATCCCGACCGCTCTCTCCGAAGGAATCTGACATGCCCACGCACACCGCTCAGTACCACTGGATCTCTTGCTCCGCGAAGACCAACAACCTGTTCCAGCCGACCTGCGCTCAGACGTCGGACGCCGACTTCGGGGAGCTGGACGCGGTCATCGCCACCGCCCTGCAGAACGGCTGGAGCCGCACCCCGAACGGCAAGGAGTTCCTCTGCCCGATGCACAAGGATTCGAGCCCGGCCCGGAAGGCCCGCAATGTTCCGGCCGCGCAGTAAGAGCAGCAGCCGGGGAGCGCGCGGGCCCGGTGGCGGTGCGTGGAAGTACCTGCAGAACCCGGTGTTTCACCGGGGCACCAGCAATGAGGTCGCTGGGCTGTTCCCGTTCGTGCTGGGCTCCAGTGCCCCCACCATCGGTGTCCCGATCGGGCGGGTGAAACGCAAGCAGTCCAAGGGCGCTGTCATCTGCTGTGATCCGGTGTCCTGGTTCGAGCGGGCTCAACTGATCTCCCAGCCGTCCGCATTCATCCTGGGTCTGCCCGCTCTGGGCAAGAGCACCCTGATCAAGCGCTGGATCATGGGTCTGGACCTGTTCGGGGTGAAGTCACTGGTCCTGGGGGACCTCAAGGGTGAGTACACCGAGCTGATCAAGGCACTCGGCGGGCAGGTGATCATGGTCGGCCGTGGCCGTGGGTACATCAACGTCCTGGACATGGGCGACGTGTACGAGGCCTGCGCCCGGTTGCGCAGCGCCGGGTTTCTTCCAGATGCTGAACAGTTGCTGGCAGAAGCCAAAGGCCGCCGTCAATCGGCCCTGGAGACGTTGCTGACCATTCACCGGGCCATCGCCCCGTCCTCCCGGGAATCCTCGATCCTGTCGGAGGCGCTGCGGATCCTGGACACCCGTTTCACCCGCCGGATGCCTATCCTGGCTGACCTGTTGAAGGTGGTGAAGAACCCGACGCCGGAGATGCTGAAGGTCGCGGTGGCACGGGGGTCGCTGGAGCGTTATCAGGAGATCACCGAGACGCTGGAAGCGGACCTGGAATCCCTGTCCCAGGGGCATGGGATTGGGGAGATCTTCTCCCGGCAGACCACCACGCAGATGCGGCGTGGTGAGCATGTGGCGTTCAACGTGTCCTCCATCGATGACACCGATCAGAAGCTGCAGGCCGCTGCCCTGATGTTGTGCTGGGGGATCGGCTTCGGGCAGATCTCGATCGGCAACTTCCTCGCGGACTGCGGTCTGGAGCCACAGCAGAACGTGCACGTCATCCTGGACGAGCTGTGGCGGGCGCTGCGGGCCGGAATGGGGTTGGTGGACCGTGCGGACGGCCTGACCCGTCTGAACCGTGACAAGGGCGTTGCGGTGACCTACGCCAGCCACGCCATGGAAGACCTGAACGCTTTGCCCACCGAGGAGGACCGCGCCAAAGCGGTCGGCATCGTGGAGCGCTGCGGAATGGTGGTGGCGTTCGGTCTCCCGGCTTCCCAGATGCCCCGGCTGTCCGGTGCGGTGAAGCTCTCGAACGTGGAGAAGGAAACCCTCAACTCCTGGACCACACCCCCAACTTTGTCGCAGAAGACGAAGAAGAAACGGCCACCGCCCGGCCGGGGCAAGTGCTTGATCAAGATCGCGAACCATCCTGGTATCGCGGTGGACATCGAGCTGGTGGACATGGAGAAGAAGTACAACCTGACCAGTAAGCGGTGGGCGGCATGAACGGCAAGACAAGGAACCGTCCGGCGGCTCCCGGCCAGGGAAACATCTACCTGGTCGGGGCCGCCGTAGGCGCAGTGCTGGTGCTGTACGGCTGGACGGAATTGACGTCGTTCCTGCGTACCGGCAACTGGGTCCCAGGGTTCCCTCCCACGGTCGCTACTGGGGAGATCCTCGGTGTTGTGCAGGGACGGATCCCTTGGACGGGGGAGCACTTGACCGCCGCCGTCCTGGTAGGAACGCTCACGATTCTGGTGCTGGGCCTGGCGCTGTACCTGTGGAAGCGCAAACCGAAACTCACCGACGCCGGTAAGGCGGCCCGCCACCTCGGTAAGGGGGAGGAACTGAGCCTGGAATCGGTCACCAAACGGTCCGACGCATCTCGGCTCACCACTGGTGATGTCAAGGGCGTGATGCTGGTCCGCACCATGACCGGGAAGAAAGACCGGTACACCGACTTCCGCAAGACCGGCACCATCATTATGGGACCGGAATCAGGCAAGACCACAGGCTTCGCCATACCCATGATCATGAACGCTCCTGGAGTGGTGTTCGCCACTACCAACAAGCGGGATCTGCCGGACGCTATCCGTGGTGCCCGCCCCGGAAAGAGGTGGGTATTCGACCCACAGCGGATCACCGGAAAGAACACGCCGGACTGGTGGCTGAATCTCAACGACTACGTCACCGACGAAGTCCGAGCCACCAAGCTGGCGAAAATCTGGATGGACGCCTCCGGCCCTACCGACGCCAAACGGGACGCCTACTTCGACAGCGCCGGACCGAACCTGCTGGCCGGTCTACTGCTGGCCTGCTCCATCTCCGACCAGCCGATCTCCCAGGTGTTCCGGTGGCTCACCAACTCCCGGGACAAGCGGCCGATCAAGATCCTGGAGGAGGCCGGGTACGTCCTCCCAGCGGCTGCCCTGGAAGGTGTGTACTTCGCCCCGGACGAGCAGAGGGCCGGTGTGTTCGGGACCGCTTCGGAGATGGTGTCGTTCCTGAACAATTCCCGGGTCCGGGAGTGGCTGGAGCCCAGAGACATCTTGGATAAGCGTCCGTGCTTCTCCCCGGAACAGTTCGTGCGCTCGGAGCGGGACACGATGATCGCGCTGTCCAAAGAGGGCATCGGATCCACTGGCCCACTCACGGCGGCGCTCACCATCTGGGTGCTCGACGCTGCGGAGGAGTTCGCGGACGAGAACCCCCACGGACGTCTCCCGATCCCGCTGATGGCGATCCTGGACGAGGTCGCCAACGTGTGCCGGTTGAAGGACCTGCCGGACCTGTACTCCCACTACGGCTCGCGTGGTATCTGCCCGTGGGCGATCCTGCAGAACTGGTCCCAGGGGTGCCGGGTGTGGTCCCGGGATGGGATGCAGCAGATGTGGGATGCCTCCAACATTCGCATCGTGGGGTCTGGTCAAGCCGATCCCACATTCCTCAAATCGATCAGTGATCTGGTGGGCCGCCACTACGTCACGGAGTACAGCACCTCCTCCAGCAAGGGCAAGAACGGGTACTCCCGGTCCAGCTCCCAGCGGCTGGAATCGGTGCTGGAACCTGATGACATCGCCGCGTTCGAGCTGGGCGAGTGCCTGGTGCATTTCTCCGGCGGCCGACCGTTCCTGGCGAACACCGTGCCATGGTTCAAACGCCCGGAGATGGAGCCCCTGGTGGCTGCATCCATTGAAGAGTTTGAGCCAGCATGACCGGCCCTCTTGCCATCACGCCGGAGCAGGATCCGGAACCCCTCTACTCCAACGAGGTGGAGTTCTTCGATCTACGGCTCGCTCCGCTGTTCGCCAGGCCGACCAGGCTCATCTGGTGCGTGAAATGGCAGGAACATGAGGAAGCCGCTGACACGGTGAAGCTGTTGTGGCAAACCTGGGAGCTGGCTTCGATGCGGCATTCCCCAGATGATCTGGTGGTGTGGAAACGGGACTTCGCCTACCCGCTGCTGTTCGACCGGCTATGTGTGGAAGGCGGAACCTTCGCCGGATGTGAGTGGCGAACCGGGCACCATGACCCTGGCGGAGTTATTCCTCTCGGCCGATTCCAGGCATAGAAAAGCCCCCGCCGCAGGCGGGGGCTTTTCCATGTCCCGTACTTACAGGCTACGCCCCTTCCCGGGACCGTTCTTAGCAGTCTGGACCGGCGTCAAACCAACCGCCAGCGCGTTCCGCTGTTCCATCTGCGTGCGGAACGCGGCGGCACCTTCCTTGGTCATCTTCTCCGCGTCCTCCGGGCTGAGTCCGGCCACGGAGGTGAGCCACTTGCGCTGCACCACCGTGGACGGCTCACTGGGCTGTGCCTGCTCGGGAATCTTGTCTCCGTGCTTGGCCTCCAGGTCAGCCATGAAGGCTTCCACCGCGTCAGATTCCTGCAGAGCCGTCTGCGGCAGCGCCACCTTTTCCGGCACGTAACCGGTGCTGTGCGCCTCCAGGGATTCGATGTAGGCAGCAGCCTCCTTCTCGGTGTAGCGGTCAATCCCGACCACCATCGCGGGCATCTCGAACTCATCGGCCAGCGCCTGAATCCGGTCAGCCTGAGCCTGGGTCATCCGCCCCGGAATGGGCCGGTGCGCAGCCCGCTGCGTGGCCTGGAGCCACTCGTTCTCGACCCGCATCTTCCGGATCGCCTTGGCGTCCCACGGCTCTAGAGCTTTTCTCTCATTCTTGGCACGGGCCTCCTTGGTCCGAGCATGGCGTTCCATCACCATGGCTCCAGCGGTCACACCGGCGGTGACGCCGATCTGAACCAGTTCCTCTTCGGGTGCTTCACTCATTCCAGGGATCCCTCCCTTAGCAGTTACCAGTCCGCGTTGGGCGTACTGGGCATCGAGTAGTGCACGGTAGGTGGCCATGAGCTGCTTCAGCATCACAGTTTTCCCTACCGGTCCTGCGGGGTCCATGCACTGCAGGAACAGCAGTCCAATGGATAGTGCCGGAGGCTTTGGTTTCTGCACATAGGTGCGGGTCTGAGCGAACTTTCCGGCGTGGTGTGAAGCTCTCGCCAATTCGCCCGGAGGGTCCTCGGTTGCCTGGGAGACCGCCGCCAGCGCACCGGCCATCTGGTGTGAGGCGTCAACGACCTGATCAAAGGAAGCGGTCGGCAGGCTCCGCTGCAATGAGACCAGCTCGTCCACCGCTTTGATGTGGCTGGGGGTGTTGCTGGTCTTGTCCTCCCATCCCAGACGCAGGCGTGGCAGAGACAAATCCCTCGCCAACTTGCCACCCGCCCACCAGTGCTCATTCCCCTTCGCCGTTGTGGTCTCAGGCAGGTTTACCGAATAACCCGTCAGTGTGCCGTTGTGGTCCTTCCGGCCCCGGAACCGCAGCCCTTGCTGTTCCAAGTTCTGCACGAACGACTCTTCCGAAGTGGACCCCACCGCAGCTACCCGGACCTTGCGTTCCAGCTCAATCCGGCGTGGCTCCTTCCCGCCGGTATTCACTGCCCGTTTGAGATCATTCATGCCATACCCACGAGCGGAAACACCCATGTACCTGGACGCCACCACCTTCAGGTCATACCGCTCTTCAAGCAGCATGGCCACCTTCTGGGAACGCGGCATGTCCATCCACACCTTGGCCTGGATGCCGTTCTCCCGGATCAAGTTGGCAGCGATGTGGACGTGATCGGATCCTGCTGAGTTCACCCCATGGTTGACTGCGAACCACCGCAACGGAACCTGCCCGCCACCGTTCAATCCCATCTCCGTCATGTAATCCTGAGCCAGCCGCTCCCATGTCTCCGAGTCAAGTTTTCCTTCCTCCGGCTGCAAAACGATCGCGGCATGCCAGATCTGATTTCCTTTCGGAAAGGTGTCAGGAAACTTCAACGTCGGAACCCGAAGATCGCCGGACAACGTAGCCACCATCCCGGGGTCCATCGGGCCGGTGTAACCCAGCGAACCGGTCACTACATAAGGGTCCGTGTGCTGGTTCCGACCCGGCTTCCTGGAGCTGTCTTGGGTGTCCGCAAGGTACCGGATGAGGCCACCTGGATCAGAACTCCGAGCACCGATCTTGATGATCACGGGTTCAACTTTCGAGACAAGGCGAGCACCAGCTCGTCTTCCCATTTACCCTGCTGCAACTGCCTTCTCAAGGCTTCAGCTTCATAGCTGAGGATCTGCTGTTCCACCGCGTGGTTGTCCTTCAAAGCGCTGGTCACCAGCAGCGCGGCGACCGTGATCCCTGCCTCCTTGGCCTTGGCCTGAAGGGCCTTCTGCTCTGATTCGGACAACCGGATTTGATACAGGATGGACCGGCCGCCGGGGTCGTTCTTCCGGCGGTGGCGCTTGGGATCGTTGTTGACCATTCGCAATAGTATAGAGGTTCGTCATCACAATCGGTATATCGCAGCTGTACCCCCTCGTAGTAACCTGGCCCGCACACCCCGAGGTTCGGTCCTCGGCCTGGCCGCGTGCGGCAGGAAGCAACCCCCGGAATGGCGTCCGGGGGTTGTGGTGTTTCTGGAGGGCATGGTGTTGCGGAAGAAAAGCAAGTATCAGCGCAAGATTCACCGCTACGCCCGGACGAAGACCTGGGCCGCCCGCAGCCGCGCTTTCCGGGAGTCCCGGGGTTGGATCTGCGCAGGATGCGGCAAGCAGGACCGCCGCAACCACGCGCATCACCTCTCATACGCGCAGGCGTTCCACGGCCGGGAACCGGACGCGGATCTGATGTGTTTGTGCTCGGATTGTCACCTGGCTGTGCACCGCTTCGCTCGCACGTTCCGGGGTACCCTTCGGCAAGCTACCTACCGTTGGCTGGGGGCAAGATGAAGAACCGTGACGCACTCATCACCTACCTGGTCCGGGCCCAGGCAAAGGCCCTCGTGGAAGCCGCTCAGATGGGCGAGCCGGAACCGGAACACTGGGCCGTGGCCGCTCTGCTCGATGAGCTGGAAGCGCTCGGACTGGTCCGCGTTCCGGCGCAGACGTAGAATCGGCGCATGCTAATTCTTGGCGTGATCATCGCGGTAGTTGCCATCATCCTGATCGCCTTCGGGGTGGCCGGAACCGCCGCTACGTGGTTGCTGTGGTTGGGCATCGTGCTCATCGTGGTCGCCGCTGTCCTGCTGGGCCTGCAGATCCTGAGAGGCCGTTCTACGCGCCTGTAGTTCGCCGCCTCCCGCACGCAAAAGGCCCCGCCGGTAGGCGGGGCCTTTGCTATTCCGGGAACGCTACCCGGTTGCAGGTAGGGCAGATCCGGTCATAGTCCGGGTTCAACTTCCCCGGCACATACACCGGTTCCGCTGCATCCGTGGGGAGGTTCCCTTCCGGTGTGTCTCCGCACAAATACGTGCCCGCCCAGTCCTGTGCTCGGGCCAGGTGCAGCACTCCGTACTGGTCAACCATCCGGAAGTAGGACAGGTACTTACTCGCCACTACCGAACCCGCTCCCACAAGCTGGACGCTGCCTTGAGTTCAAGCATCATCGCCTGCCGCTCCCCGGGGGACACAACCAGGTCCTTGAAGTAGGTTCTGGCCACTTCCGCGTACCGGACCGCCGCCGCTGCGCGCTCTGAGACGCCCTGGGCGGTGACGTCCGCATCGGAGAGTTCTTGCCTCGTGATGGCCAGCTCCCGCTCAATGTCCACGTCCTCCTCCAGGTCTGCAGGCTTGCCCTGCAACCTGCTCTCCAGGTATTCATGCCACACGCTGTGCTGTGCGTGGTCATACACCAGGACACCGTCCTGGCTGCAAAGCCAGGCCTCATCGATGTCGCTTGAGGTCATGCTCTGATACGTCACTGCTCGTCCTCCAGGGAGTAGATCGGCGGACAGAACTCAACGCTCCGCAACGCAGGGTCAAGGTGGATGCTCAGGTGTGCAAGAGCAGGGCCACACTGCAGCGTGAAGTGCACGGTCATGGTGCCGTCCTCCGGATCAAAACTGGCTAGGCGGCTGAGCAGTTGCACCGGGCTAGGCAATGAACCGCTCCACCGCTATCAGCTTGTGCGCGGGCACCCGCACCTCCTCCTCGTCGTCGGCGTGCGTGGTGCAACGCAGCAGGAACCTGACCTCGTTGTAAGTGCTGTTGGTGCGTTCCGGCGCGGTGAGCACCTGCCCGGAATGCACGTCCTGGGCGTCCTGCACGGACGGCAGCAGGTCCCCCGGCAGGATGGTCTGGGCTTCTCGGGACGTCAGCATCTTTCTCCTATCTGGACAATGAACGGTTGCCCGCAGTCATCGCAGACCGCGTCTACGGAAGTCTCGTGGTCATCGGTCACGGAGTGCGGTCCCTGGGCGCGGCACCAGGGGCATTCGGCGTCAATCACCGGCGAGCCTGCCCGCCGCGATGTTGCTGACGTACCGCGCAAACTGCTCCTGGTCTTTGGCGCTTCCCAGCTCCCACAGATACCGCAGTTCCCCGAGGAATCTGCGGACATCAGAGCGGATCCATCCCTGCTCGGGGTAGCCTGCCGCCGTCGTAAAAAGCACGACGTCGGTCTCCGGATCGTCCTCCAGCGCGGGCAGAGCTAAGGCCCGGTTCAACAGGTCCCGGTACTCAGGGAGCAGCATGATCCGTCCTCCATCCCTTAGGTCCCGTGGGTGCTCCCACGCGCTCTAGTTGCTCATTGCGGCGGCGCAACTCCACCGCCAGGTCCATGCCCGCGAAGATAAGAAGACCCAGGCTTGCCGCCGCCCACAACAGCGGGCTCAACGCGCCCAACACAAAGGACGCAAGCATGAGCGCGAGCATCAGCGGGATGTACCCGCCCTTCCCCAGACGGATGCGGTGCAACCGCCCGGAGACAACAACTACCGCGACGTAAACGGCCAGCAACAGCAGTGCGATCACCATGAGCAGTCCTTCCATCCGCCGCGCATCTCCGCGCGGGCCTTTGCTTGAATCTCCCGGTACTCGGGGGTCCGGGCTACCGGGTATTCCTCGTAGACCCGGGCGTACCCGTATCTGAGCAAGTATGCGGCGAGGTCTTCGCCGCTGTCCGTGGTTGTGTAGCGGAGCAGGCGTCCGTAGCGGTCCTTGTCTCCCTGCTCGGGATCCGGGGTGAGGATCACCATGGAGTCAGTAAGCAGGTCCCGCGCAGCGGCGGTCGCCTCCTGCCCGTAGCACTCCGCCGGGCCGGAGATCTCCGGGGTGTTGATCCCCAAAACACGGACGGGCCCCTCGGGGATGGTGAACGTATCGCCGTCGTGCACGTTCAAAACCGGAGCGGACTTCCCGGCCAGAGCGGCGGAGGTAGGCGTAGCGGGCGCGGGTTGTTCTTCCGCCAGCGGAGCACCGCACGCGGTGAGTGCTAGCAGCAGGAGCAGAGCAGCGCGCTTCACCGGGACACCCGCAAGTGAAACCGGGGGCACTTGGTGCACTGGATCACCTGAACATCGGTCACGGTGGGGTCCTTGGCTCGTGTATCTGCCGCAGCTACTTCCGCTGAAGCCCGGTCCGGATACCTGGTCTTAGCCCGGCACTGGGGTTTGCTGCTCACTGCATGTCCCGGTACTCAGGCAACTCCGGACCGTCCCCGTACACCGCTCCCTCGGTGTCCAGCGGCGCAACCCCGGACGGCATCAGGTCCAGCAACGCCGCGATGCACGCACCGGCATGCGCGAGCTGCGCCCGGCGTCCACCGTTACGGTGAATCCCGTTCCAGGAACTCGTCCCGAACGGGTACAAGTTGTACCCGCCGGTGAGCAAAGCAAGAGCTGCAGACTGCAACTTCTCCCGCCGCTCCCGGCGCTCCGTGAGACCGGTAGCGGTCTCCGGATGGTGAGTCATCTGGTACTCCCGCGCGGTGGAAATCTCCTGGACGCCGGGGCTGTCGCTACTGGCGGGTGCTTCCTTGAGCCAGGTTTGTATCCGGTCAAGCTGCTCCGCAGCATTACCGTCCGGGTACCTGCCCGCATGCTGCTGGCAGATCCCGGCGATCCTGCCCCGCAGCTCACTCCGCCCCGCTTCAGCACGCTCCGCCCGGCGGATCTGCCGCTGCGCAAGCGCGCGGGCGCTGGCGGTCTCGTTCTTCTGCGCGGCCAGCTCGGCGTCGAGCTGCCGGTGCCCGTCCGCTGCTTGCAGCAGATTCGTAATGAGCACCTGCAGCATGGCGAGAGAGTTGTCGGCCTTCATCCCGGCGGCCGGTTGATCCTCGGGGTACCCGAAATAGCTGTAGTACCCCTGGCGGATTCTGGTCTGCAGGTCCCGCAACTTCTCCAGCTCAGCGTTGTACCCGCTGAGCCGGATACGTCCCAACGCACCCCGGATCTCTTCGAGCTGCTGGCGCGGTTCGAGAATCGCGGTTCCGTTCGGGAACTGCTGGTTAAAGACGCTCCGAATGCCCGCCTCCAGCTCCTGCAGACTGCTCCGCACCTGAGCGTTTGCACCCGCAACCTGCTCGCTGGCGTATTCCCGGACGCGGGCCTGCAGCCACTGCACCTGCCCCGGTCCGTCGTTGATCGGCAAGATGCCGGGGTTGTTGCCCCCGATGTCGCTGTACAGATTCTTGATCGCGGCAAAGGTGCTGTCCAGCATCCGCGCAAAGGTCCGGTTCTGCTCGCGCTCAACTTCTACCGCACTCTGCAACGCAGACAACTGCTGCCCCGGGCCCCAGCCCTTGTACGCGGGCAGGACGGCTTCGGTGACCTCCCGCAGGGCCTGGCGCAGGGTGTCGTGCTTGCGCTGCGCGTCATACGCTGCGTTCAGCCGCCCGTTCTCCTGCAACGTCCGGATATGCGCTTCCTTTTCCTGCTGCAGCTTCTGCTCGACGGCGGCAAGCTGGCTGGCAAGGCGGGCACGTTCCGCCTGCTCCTGCTCTAACAGGTGGTTCGCCGTGCGGGCGTCCGTCCGGTGCTGCTCGGACTGGGAATGCAGGCCCCGGACAGCGGCGAGCAGGTCCCGCCAGCGGGGGATGAACGGGGCGGGAGTTGTATGGCGGAGAGCGGCGGCAAGCTCGGTCCGCATGGTCTGAGTCTTCTGCACCTGGCGACGGAGATCCTTGATGCCGTCAAGGCGGGCGAGGACGGCCTCCAGGTCATCGCGGGTAATCGGGTTCTGCCACCCGCACACTTTCTGTGCAAGAACACCTGCAGCATTCATCTCGTCTAGATAGGCGCGGATCCGCTTGGCGGCTTTCATGTGTTCTCCCTGGGGACTAGCTCTCGGGCGGGTAGTTGGATGGCGTGATGAGAGAAGGTGCGGGAATCGTTCATGGTCTCCCACGGACCGCCCTCTGCAGGGTCTGCGGAGTACCGCTGCCAGACCTGCCCGGTGCTGTCCTGCAGCACCGTGTACTCCGGGAGGTCGAAGACCTGCTCATGAGTGGTGATCTCGGCCGGTGTCTCGCGGACGCCTACCCCGGCGAGCAGATCCAGGATCTGCAGCACCACCTCCAGGTCCACCTCCCGCAACTCCACAAACCGGAGATGCTCCTCAGGGCTGGCCGGATCGGTCACAAACGCAACAACCGGTGCCGTTATCCCGCCGTTGCGGCGGGCCGTGAGGTAGGCGCGGATGTTCTCGGCGGCGGTCACCGCTGCTGCCTTTCGATTGTCAGGATCGTCACGGGCGTCAACTTGATCAACGTCCAGGAATGGAACTCCACGTCAGGATGTGCAGCACGCTCCTCCTCCTGGAGGCGTTCAAGTTGCGCGTCGGCCTCGGAAAGGTCAATGAACCCGGTGCTGGAGATAGCTCCCTGCCCGTCCGGCGGGAAGGTGTAGAAACCCTCCCACCGGTACCAGGTAGGTCCGGGAGCAATAGTCTCCATCCGCTGATCGGGACTCGTGCGGATGGCTTCGGAGATCGTGATCATCGCGGCCACCGGTAGGACCGTGAGACCCGTCCTTGGGGACTCTTGCGGAACAGCAGGACGTCCGGGCTCTCGGAGACGTGCTGCAACGCTTCGGTAAGGGAATACCCCCAGTGGATCCCCTCCCGCCGCTCCTTGGACAGGGGTTTGCCCGTCCAGTGATCGGTCAGGTCCCGGAAGTACAGGCCGTAGTCGGCGGCTTCGGTGGGCATGGTCAGAGACCTCGGGCTTTCTTTGAGGGGAGCAGCCGCTGCAGCAGCGTCTGGGAGCGCGGCGGCGGCGTAAGACCGTGCGCTGCGTGCGGGGACAGCCGGGGCGGCGGCTCCGCTATGTACCGGACAAGCTGCTGGGAGACAAGCCCTTGGAGCTGGGGCGGCAGGGCGTGCGGGATATCGCCTAGCAGGTACATGTCGGGGTCCTCGTAATGCCTGCCGGATGCGGTGTGTCCCTGCAGCCGGAAGGACGCGGGCTCGATGATGTCCTGGTGCTGGTCGATGGGGCTGGGTGGGGACCAGTACGGCGGGGTGATGGTGATCGTCGTGATTGTCTTGCCCCGGTTGAGTTTCCCGGGGGCCGGGAAACGCTCTGCGTGGGAGAGCTGGATGATCGTGGCCGGGTAGGGGGAGGTGTACGGGGTCTGGGAGATGGTGGGCATTAGTCGGAGAGCCTTTCTTGCTGGATCTTGCGGATGGAGTCGAAGAAGCCTTCGGCAAGGGCGGGGTGATACTGGCGGGCCCATATCTCTTCCGCCTTCAGAAGGTTCTGGGTGCGCAGCTCGTAAGCAACGGCCAGGACGGCCTGCAGCAGAGCTTCCTGGGGGTTGCTGGTGCTGCGGTTTGAGTGCTGGGCTTTGGCGGCGTGTGGGTTGGTGGAGGCGGGCATCAGAACTGCACCTCGGCTCTTGCGGAGATGGCCTTGGTGATCGCGAGGATCTGGTCCTTGGGCAGTGCATGCGTGGAGTGGGTGTTAGTCGCAAGCTGCAGCAGAGAAATCAGGTTGGCGGTTTCCTGGGCGTAGGCCAGCGCGCTGATCGCGTCCGCCGTGTCCTGAGCGGTGTAGGAGGGGTCTCCGGGGTAGGCGGGCAGGAATGGGTTCGGCATCAGGATTCCTTCAAACGGGCGGCGGCGTGGAGCGGGCACCGGTCCAGCACCGGCAGACGTGGGGTTTGCGCGGATGAGGTCCGCTGTCTCCAGCCCCTCTGATGCGCCCGGACTCGGGCATCGGCGGGGGTTTCGGTGGGCAGGATGAGGAAGATCTCCTCGCAGCGGTTGTTGCGCGGCCAGACAACGGCATTGCAACACAGCACAGCGGTCATAGGGGTTAGACGTCCGTTTCCGGTAGGCGGGTCTCGGCGGGAGAAGGAGCAGGCGGCGGCGGCGGCGGTGATGTGTCCTCCGGGGCCCGCACGGTAAAGGTTGCGGGAGCCAGGATCTGGTAGACGCGGGATCTGGACAGGTGCAGGATCTCGGCTATCTCGGTGGCCGTAAAGACCTTGGCCGCGTGGATGTTGCGGGCAACGCGGGTGAGGTCTTCCTGGGTTTGGGCGGCGAGCGTGGGCGTGCCGAGCGAGCTGCGGGCCAGCGCCAACTGGTCGCGGGCTACCTCCAGCTCGTAACGGGCCTGGTTGCGGATCGCCTGGACTTGGACGGTGAGTGGGTCTGTTTCCTGGGGTGTGGACATGTTGTCTAGTCTGACAGGTGCGCGGGTGTATTGCAAGCAGATCAACTGACGGATTTTTGGGTAGTGTGTCAAACGGATTTTGGCTGTGTATCTGACAGGACGCGGTGCAATAAGGATGCGCGCGTGCGCGCATTCGCTCGCGCGTGCCCGCGCCAGCGGGCACGCACTCGCACGGGTGCACCCGGGCGCGTGCACCCGGGTGCCCGTGCACGCGCACATGTGCGCGCGTGCAACGCGCGCATGGCGCGGCACACAGCACGATAGGACTTGCACACTGCCGAACCATGCGTTAGCTTGGACCTAGTCACCCGTTCACCACTAGCAAGGGAGCCGCCACCATGGCACGTAAGCCGGTCACCGCAGACACTCAGCAGGTTCGCCGCATCCTGAAGCATTACCGCTCCGCGTCACCCGCCACCCTTGCCGCAGGGTCAACGTGGTACGCGGCAGCACAGGATGCCGCCGCCGCGATATGGCCAGAACGGCCGGACATCGCGGCGGGCGTGATCGCTGCACTGTCACCCCGCTGCCAGTGGATCACTAACGTCCGTTGGGCGTATGCCGTAGTGCACGCGGCACGGTACGGGCAGGAATGCCCGGCGGTGCACACAACGACCATGCGTCGTATTGCGTGGGCAATCGCGACGGGTGAGCAGACTCCTGCCGATGCCCTTAAGGGACCGAAGATCGCGCGTTTCTACCGGAACATCTTGGGGGACATGTCATGCGCGACCGTCGATGTCTGGGCGGCACGCGCGGCAGAGGGTGCCAACGTCAAGCGTGACGCGAATGGCGTTGAGGTTGCGCCTTCTGGCAGGCGTTATGAAGCAATCGAGAACGCCTATATTCGCGCCGCTGAGATTGCGGGTACCTCCCCCAGCATGATGCAGGCAGTTACTTGGATTCAGGTCCGGGGACGCGCCAACTAGGGTTACCATGGATGCATGGCTGACACGTGGCAGATACTCAACCCTGACACCGAACGGGTATGGATTGCTGGCGATCGTGGCAGCACGAGGACAGGAGAGTCCTTACGGCACAAGCTGAACAGGCAAACACAGGTCACGCCCGATTGTCACCTATGGACAGGATCACGCAATGCCGGAGAGTACGGGACCATTAGCGTTGACCAGCGGTCACTACTGGTGTCGCGCGTGGTCTTCCGTCTCACACACGGCTACTGGCCGACCATCGTCCGCCACACGTGCGATAACCCACCCTGCGTCAATCCTAAGCACCTAATCGATGGCACGCGTAGGGATAACTCTAACGACCGAGATACGCGCGGCAGAAACGGTTACAGCCGCCGCACACACTGCCCGCAAGGGCACGAGTACACGCCAGAGAACACAGCCATCCGTACCCGGGGCAGCAATCGCCCGGGGCAAACCTATAGGGAGTGCAGACAATGCCGACGCAAGAAGACCTAGAACGCCAGGAGCACGCGCGCCGCGTGTTGGAAATGCTCGATGTGGCAGACCGCGACCCTGTTACCCACGCGGGCGATGCTTACGCCGCGACCCGAGAGGACAACCGGTGAACCGAACCATCATCACCACAGCCGCCCTCACGATCGCCGCGTGCGTTGCCATGGTGGCCACGCACCCGGCGGAACTGTCCGGCCGCGCATCCGTCACCGCGTGTCAGCTTGCCGCGCATCATGTGCACGCAACTCAGGACTACACGGGCAGCGCGCTGGAGAGGCTATGTCTGGGTGAGGAAGACGATCCGCGCGTCGGTCTGGCGCTTGACTACGGCTACACCCGGGAGGCCTACCGGGCGGCCGAGAAATACGGCCGGTAAGGCCTCTCACGGGCCCGCTCCCGGACGCACACCCGGCACGGGCCCGTTCCTACCGGATCCGGCACACGGGCCCGTACGGGCCCGCTGAGCCCTGGGAAAGCCTATAGACAGTCTGCCGCGTGATGCGGCACAATGAACGGACACCCGCCCCGCCCCGGGGCCCGAGCAAGGGAGAACACACCATGGCCATCGACAGGACCGCCACCACCGCTTACGCATCCCAGCGCTACGCACCCCGTCCCCACACGGGCCCGGTAGGTAAGGGCATGTCCGCCAAACAGCGTGACATGGTGGCCGCCATCGTGGCCCGCTCCCACGAGTATCAGGTCCGCATGTTGCGCACGGTTGAGCCGGTCGGCACGATCACCCGCGCGGACATTGACGCGGAAATCGCACGGCTGTCTGATCCGGCCGTGACGGTGGCCGCGATTCAGCAGGCATTGAACGAACGGGCCCCGGTACGGGCCACCATCGACGCGTGGCTGGCCTCTGACCGCGCGCTGCGTACCCGCACTCAGGAGTGCGAGCGTAAGGCCGCACAGCGCAACTCAGCCGCCCCTACGGGCACGCTGGACGTACAGGATGGCCAGACGTACCGCACCCCGGACGGGCGAGTCTTCCACGCCTACCGGACCCAGCGTGGCGTGTTGTGCGTCAAGCTGTGGGACGCCGACGCCGATGCGTTCGAGTACTACGGCGCAGCTACCCGGATGCCCGCCGGGGCTGTGCTGATGTCCCGCGAGGATGCCGCTGAGTTCGGCAAGGCGACCGGCACGTGCTGCGTCTGCATGCGGCATCTCACGGATGACGAGTCCGTCGCCCGGGGTATCGGTCCGGTCTGCGCTTCCAAGTTCTGACGCTCCCCCGCCCCGCAACGCCCCCGCCCACCCGGCGGGGGCGTTTTGCGTTCCGCCCCCGCGCGCAGGATGCCCGCAGCGCCGCCTGTACGCCTCTCTGCCGCCCGTAACCGGCTCCCGGGCCCGTTCCTGCCTCCCGAGCTCCCACGCCCGCCTACGGCCGCGCTAGGGCCCGCAAAATTGATCTGGGAATCTTCCCCGTACGTGTTGCACTCTGCCGCCCCGTACGGCAGTATGTAACTAGATCCACTCAACGCCCCGCCGGGGCCCAACCAAAGGAGCCGCCACCCATGGCCGCCATGATGAACACCCAGGCGCTGCGCGAGGCGCACGTTCGCCCACTCCCCGGCACCGGCCGCGCGTGCCCCTGCTGCACCCGGGCCGCGCACATCTCCTCCGCCCGCAAGCTCCGGCGCACGCAGCGCCGCCGCGAGGCGCAGGCGTTCCGCGCGGGCCGCGAGGACTAGACACCCCCGGCAAGGCCTCCCACGTCCACGCTCCGCCCCTGAAAGGACTCCTGCCATGCACGCACCTGCATCCCCGTCCCCGATCCCCACCGGCACGCTCAAGCTCAAGGGCAAGGCCGCCCGGCGCGTGTCGGTGCTGCCGCACCCGTTGGACGACCGGCTGTACCTGGTCACCTACCGGATCTCCACCCGCAACGGCGGTAGCCGGAACACCACCCACGCCGCGCATCGGTCCCTGGTCACGCTGGACGCCCGCCCGTAGTGCCCTCTCAGTTGCCCTGTACGCCCCTAGAAAGGATCCCGCCATGCTCACCCGCCGGACGCAACCGATTGCTCATCCCTCGCACAAGCTGGAGTGCTTCCACTGCACTCGCCGGGCCACCCTGGCGATTGTCACCAGCACCGAGGCCGGGACCCGTATCGGGTACCTGCCGATTTGCTCCGGTGACACGGCCGTGGATGTCCTGGCAAGTTTCTCCCGGTAGCGCTTGACACTCTGCCGCGCCATCCGTCATACTGATCAGACACACCCCGCCGAGCAAGGGAGCAGTAATGAACATCGAACCAGGGTTCCGTTTCAACCACCCGACGCAGGGGCTCTGCCGCGTGGTCAGCACCGGCAACGCGGACCGCGTCCGCTATGAGTTCGGCGCAGCGGACTGGCCGCCCCGGCACGCGGTGACCACCCGTTCCGCCATCCGCAACCTGGTGGCTGCTGGCGTCCTCGCCGCTGTCTGAACCCCGCCCCACGCCCCGGGGCAACCGCCCCGGGGCCCACCAGCACCGCCCACCAAAGGAGCGCACCATGTCCTACCCGCTGAGCACCTACGTAGCGCAGATCGCCGTGGCCGAGGACGGCAACCCGCAGATCTCCGTGCGGGTCCGCAACTCCGCGACCCTGCACCCCACGTTCCCCCGGATCGCCGTCCCGGCCAAGGACTTCCCCACCGCTCTGAGCGCCGAGGGCTACGCGGAGGCCCTGATCCGCACCGCAGGCATCCTCACGGACGCGCAGCCCAGCCTTGTGTGGGTCTCCTCCGGCCACACGCTGGTCGCGGGCCGCCGCTACGCCGCCCGTACCGCCGCTCTCGCTGACCCCGTCCCAACGCCTGCTGTCTAGGCCGCTTTACCCTCCCGGCACCCGCCGGGAGGGCCCCAGCACCACAGCCGTAAAGGAACCCACATGAACGCCGCCGAGATCCACGCCATCCTGTCCGAGCAGTACACCCTGGCCAGCACCTTGCACGCCGAGTCCATGCGCATCGCTGACGTGCACGGCGGGAGCTTCACCGACGACCCGCACTACCTGATGGTGTCGTCTGTCCAGGCTGGGGTGCACGCCACGATCACGGCGCTGAACCTGCTGCTGGTCGCCACCCCGGCCGAGGCCGCCGTCTAGGGAGGTGATCCCCATCTCCGCCGCCCTCAGAGCCCGCCTAAGCCTCTGAGGGCGCGCGGTGAGGGCATCACCCCCGCCCCCAGCCAAACACCCGCCAGCGGCCCGCTCAGGGCCCGTAGCAAAGGATTCCTCCCATGCCCGCCAACCCATGCCCGCAGAACTACTCCACCGCTGTCCGTGCGTTGCGCCAGACCCGGACCGATGCGCCCACGCGCACGGTGACCCTGACCTCTGCCGTGCACAAGCGGGACCACTCCGACCGGGAATACCCGGTGACCGGGCCGACCTCCCCCGGCTCTCTCCTGACCATCCAGGTGACGTCCGGTATCCCGTCCCTGCGGGTCTTGTCCGGCAATGTCAGGGTTGAGTTGTCCTCGCACTGGGGGAACGTCCTCACGGTTGACCCGGACGCCCGCGCCACCACGGATCTGCACATCCCATATTCCGGCACCAAAGTCACCGCAGAGGGTGTGGACCCCGCCCGCATTACCGGCAACACCGACCGCCTGCGCCTGCGCTGATCCCCCAGTCCCCTACCGCAAAGGAACCCCGCCATGTCCGTCCACACCGGCCGCATGTCCAACCGCGAGGCCTACAACACGCTGACCCAGCTCCGTGCCACCGCCCGCACCCTTGACCGCGCGGACCTGGCCAACCGCGCCCACGTCCTGCTGAATCTCCCGGTGGACGCTGAGCAGATCCGCGCGTTGCTGGCCGAGGTCAACGAGCTCGTCGCCGCCCGCCTGCGCAACTCCGCCACCATCCGGCCGCTGACATCCCCGGCCACGGTTGTCTACCTGTTCGGGCCGCAGTCCCCGGACGCTACCGGCGAGGCCGCCGAGGTTGCCGCCGTTGAACTCTCCACCGATTCCCACCTGCTCCGCCTGGTGGACGTGACCCCGGTGAGCACTGCCACCTGGACGGGTGCCCGGTACACGTTCCGTGTCCGTGCCGCCTGGGACCCCGCTCCTACGGTGCCCGCTACGGCCTCCCAGGCTGCGCCTGCCGCCCTGTAAGCCCCGGGCCGGTCCCGTTACCCTCCGGGACCGGCTGCGGTGCTCTCCGTGGCTCTCAGGGCCGCTAGCCGCCGTACCGCCTGGCCGTACCCCGGGGGAACTCCGGTCCACTCTCCGCCCAGCGCGCCGAAGACCTGCGCCAACTCCGGCCGCCTGCCTACCGCCCAGGCAAGCCAACCGGCACAGTCTGCCCGCCGACACTGCACCGCGTGCCGCCCGAGGCCGACGAGAAACTCCAGATCCACCGCCCCGGCCAGGCCCACTCTCCCGGCTACCCGCTCCAACTTTCCGGCGATACCCGCGACCCGTAGCCGCTCAGAGTCCCAGACCTGCAGCGCGTGTTGTCCGTCCCGTGATCCGAGAGCCGCAGCACGACCGGCCACCCGCCCACCGCGCCCGGGGAACCGGCCGACCCTGTCCCGGGCGACCATCTGAGCGGTCCTGCGGTCTCTCAACACCACCCGTTCAGCCTAACCGGCGCGAAGAGTGTCTGCCCCTTACTAGGAACGTCCGTTGAATATCTCCACGTTTCCGCAGGTCACGCACCTAGCTCCCCGTGCTGTTCTCGGAACCACCTGCACGACCAGCCAAGCCTCCGGCATATTCCACGGATGACAGTGTGACTCAATTTCTCTCTACTAGATGTGTTTCTAACTATCTATCTATCAATACACATCCAACGATAGTTTCATCCCTCAACCTGTCTACCCGGCGGGGTCCCCCCACGAACGGTGAAGCTACGGCCACGACCTGCACCGCAACCCCAGGGGGTCCGGAAGCGCTCACAAGAGCTGTCCGGCTGATCTGCGGCGCAAACGTTGGTTCCGATAGCGCTCCGCAGACCTTGTCCGCGATCCTCTGTTCAGTTGTCCAGCCCCAATATCTTACCCGTTCCCCCAGGTCAGGCACCATAGACCCAGCTACCAACACTGTGTAAACTATCAACCATGACCGCTGACCCGCTGCCCACGCCCGACGACGACGAACCGGACAAACCGCCCCAGGTCCTCAACTTCGAGACCGGGGAATGGGAGGACGACGAGCCCGAGCCCACGCACAACCTCAACAAAGTCCCGCTGACACCTGCGCAACTGATCCGCAAGGAACAGCGCCAGCGGGTGCACTTCGAGCGCCAATCCCTCTACCCCAAGGGCACCCGCCGACGCTCCCCGCGCCTGTCCGCCCCGAAGGTCCCACGCACCACCGCGACGTCCCTGCGGGTGTGCGTCGAGAATCCCCAGAAGACCCCGGCGTTTGCGTACCTGTACCAGATGAACACCACCGACGAAGGAGGCCGCAGAGTGTTCCGGTTCTACCTGCCGGGAGCGATCCCGATGCGGCAGACGTTCACCAGCATCTACGACGCCTGCGTGCACATGCACAAGGCCGGGTACCTGGACGCATCGTGGTGACCATCCAACTCACTCCCACCCAGCAGCAACGGCTGATCGAGCACGCTGCCGCAACCGGCCAGGGTCTGGAGGACACGCTGGACGAACTACTGGCGCAGCCACCGATCCCGGCCGCTGCCGACCGCAGACGGTGGACGCCCGAGGAACTGGAACTGTTACGCAACCCTAAGAACTCCCCGCGCAGCATTGCCCGCCGCACGGGCCGCAGCGTTGCCAGCGTGTCCGCGCGCCGGTATCAACTCAGCAAGAAGGACGCCACCGATGCCGCCGGAGCTTGAAGCGTGGCTAGGCGCGCTGCGCCGGGGTGATTACGTGGTGCTCTCCGACGTCACCGGGGAATTGTGGCGGTGGAACCGTTACCAGCCCGGCACCTGGCGGGCCGACATTTACCGGAACGGCAAACACCAGGTGTGTTACGACCTGCCGCGACTGATGAAGGTGACCACCGAGCACGCCGAGTACCGCGCGTCTCTGGCACCCCGGGAGACTTACTGCCCGATAGGGCCAGGCTCCAGTCCTATGAGGGAGCCACTGCCGCCCGAGCCGCCACCAGGGCCCCGCCTGGTGCTGGAAGCCCCGCCCGCTCCACCAGCGCCACGGTGGACGCCCGACCTGCCTCCGCGCCGCCGATTGCCGACCGCGCGCCGCACTGGCCGCGCAGCGGTGTACCGGTACTTCAACCACAAGCTGCTGCTGTACGTCGGCTTCACCTCCCGCGAGGATCTGGAGGGCCGACGCAAGGAGCACGCCAAGCACTCCGCGTGGTTCTCCGAGGCGACCCGTTCCACCACGGAATGGTTCGACTCCTGCGAAGCAGCCTCCGCTGCCGAGAAGGAAGCGATCTTGACCGAGGCTCCGCTCTACAACCGCCAGGGCATCGACCTGGACTACGTCACGCCCTGCTGGTGAACCAGACGGACCGCCCGCACCCCCGGCTTAGGGGCCAAGTCTCCGGCGTAGAGACCCTGCGGGCGTTCCCTCTGTTCTGTTCTTCCATCACTCTACCGCACCCTCCGCTACTACGCAACAGCTACGGCCAAGAATCTCCGACAAGTTTCTAGCCGCAACCTACTTGCACTCTACCGCCACCCCTGCTACTGTACTTCTAACACCCACCGAGCAAGGGAGCACACACGCCATGCACGAGATCACCGTCTCCACCACCGGCCCCGACTCCGCCCACGCCACCTACACGGTGCAGGCGTTTGAGCCCGGAGAACTCCGGGAGGGAGCGGTGGACCTGTACACCGAGGCCCGCACGCCGGACGGCGACTTCATCAACTCCGTGCGGTACATCCTGCCGTCCGCTGTCTCCGTTCTGCGCAACGGCTCCCACCGCCTCCACATCACCGAGGACCCGCAGTCCGATGCGATGAACCAGCTCGCCCGCAAGGTGCTCTCCGACATCCTGGCGGGCCACACCGTCTCCGCCCAGTCCACCAAGCGCTTCCACAAGGGCGAAGAGGTCCCGGCATGAGCACGACCACCGAACTCCAGGAGGTCCGCGACTACCCGCGCGACGAGGACCCGTTGCAGGTAGCGCTGTGGCGGGACCAGACCCTGCGCCTGGACGAACACCTCACCCTGCTGCACACCCCGTGGAACGATAGCAACGTACCGGCTGCGCAGTTGTCCGTCCGGAGGGCCGCCAAGGCTCTCCAGGACGCGCTGCAGACCTACAAGGACGCACTGCGTGACCTGGACCGCGTCCGTACCAACGCCGCCCGGTACGCCGGACCGGAGTACCTGCACAACCTGTAGACAGACTACCGCCCGGTCTGCTACACTCAATACAACACCCGCCCCGAGCAAAGGAAACGCCATGACGGAGACCACAACCACCCACTCCGGCCACGGGGACGACTTCACCGTGACCGCTACGTGCTCCTGCGGTGCGAGCCACACGGCCACGCTCGAAGATCACGGGGACTTCTCCCGTGCGTTCCGTGAGGCTGATGACTGGGACGCCGCGCACCAGTTGGCCCGGCACTGAGCAAGGGCCCCGGGAGTAGACAGACTACCGGGGCACCTGCTACACTCAACACAACAACCCCGCCACCCCGAGCAAAGGAACCCACAATGTCCGCAGGACTGCCCGTAGAACAGCTCACCCCCGGCATGGCGGTTGATCTGGAGGGCATCGACGCCGAGGACGCCAACGCCCCAATCTGGCTGACCGAGTACGCCGAGGTTGAATCCGTGTCCACCGCCGCGTCCCCGTCCGGCGGGTACCTCGACCACATCCTGAGCCAGTACCCGGACCGGGCCATCATCTACACCGGCAACGGCGCTGTGCCGTCTGTGGTGCCGCTGGACGTTGTTGTGCCGGTAGGCCCCTGATGCCCCGCCTCCGCTGGACACTGTTCTGGACCGAGCGGGACCTGTGGCCGGACCGGTTGCGCGGCCGGTTGATCTGCGGTCCGCTGGGCCACCGCTTCACGGTCTGGAAGATGACCGATCTCCTGTGTGACCGCTGCAGCATCGCCACCCCGCGTCCGGCCGAGCTGACCTACACCAGCGACGGGCAGAGCTACTGCGCTGAGTGCAACGCCAACACCAACCGCAAACACCCGCACGGCTGCCGCCTGCGCTATGCACAGCAGGCCCGCTGATGCCCCGCCGCAGCTACACCGCGTACACCCGCACCGGCACACCGACCACCGCCATGCACTTGTCCTTCCCCAACACCGCCCGCACCCTCTGCGGGCAAGCCATCCCGTCCACCGCCCAGGTGTGGCTGCCGGGTATTCCGGACCCGCTCCGCTTCCCGGTGTGCCGGGACTGCAAGGACTGGGCGTACCCCCAAGACCCGCACCGCAACCGCTGAGAGGACCGCCATGCCGAACCGCCCCGCACCCATCCAGGTCTCCCCGACGTGCCCGCATTGCGGCACCGTCCTCACCCCGGGCGGCTACGCCATTGTGTGCTCAGAGGCAGGCGGAGCCCGCCTGCCGTTGCCCGGCCACTGTGCGTCCCGTGAGTGCCGCACCAACAGAGACGAGGCAGCGATTGCCGACGCCATAGCCAAGGGTGTCATCCTGCCGTGAAGGGCGACTACCCACACCCCAACGCCTGCCTTGCCTGCGGCCACGCCAACCACACCGGCCTGCGCCGCTGGTTCTGGTGGAGCCGCCGAATCTGCAAATGCTTCCAGTACGAGGACTAGACACTCTCCCGCACTATCCGCTACAATCAATCCAACAGCCCACCGAGCAAAGGACCCCCGCCATGTACTTCAACTTCTCCGCCGCCCGCATCACCTGCGACTGCGCCCAGTTCCCCGGCGTGACCGAGAAAGAGGCCTGCGCCGAGTCCGTGATGTCTCACGGCGACTCAGCGCACAACGCCATGTACTTCACCCGGAATGAGGCCGAGTACCTGGGCTGGACGTTCCGCCCGTCCAACTCCCACCCGTCCTGGCCGAACCTGGCCTACGCCCCGGGCCACGTCATCGAGACCGAGACAGGCGAGCTTGTCCGGCCGG